TCATCCGTGAGAGAGTAATCTCCTATATCAAGTGTGTTTCTATATGGTTAATGTTATCTGCAGGTAACATCCATGCTGGGGAGTAATTAACCTCAGGAACTCGTAGTCTTCTAATGGTTAAGAAAGCCCCGCTATAAGGGGCGAATGCAAGTTTCGAAATCTTGCCTACAATGAGTTTGTCATATAAAAACATTCTTGACGGACAGTAACCGCAAAGGCGCGGCCAATGTTCGGTCTCCTGACAGAGGCGAAAGATTCTTTGTGTCAGCATTGAATTAATATTGAGAGTGTTTCTATATGCGGGTATGGTGCTAGTGGTAACACAAGACCTTGCCAAGGTTTAGTTGTGGGTTCGATTCCCACTACCCGCTCCAGATTTTATGTGGTTGTTAGTTTAGTGGTAAAACCGCGGGTTGTGATTCCGCTATCACGGGTTCGATTCCCGTACATCCACCCAACATATGCCTCGTTAACTCAGCGGTAGAGTAACTCCTTTACACGGAGAAGGTCGGCAGTTCGATCCTGTCACGAGGTACCAAATTATGCCCAAGTGACGAAATTGGCAAACGTGTCTCTCTCAAAAGGAGAATTTTGTGGGTTCGAATCCCATCTTGGGTACCATGCTCTCATAGTATAATGGCATTACACATCCTTGGTAAGGATGAAAACCAAGTTCAATTCTTGGTGGGAGCACCAATAAGCCTCTTAAGCTAATCTGGTGAAAGCACTGGACTGAAAATCCAGGGAGTCTGGTTCGAAACCAGAAAGAGGCACCAAACATGCGGATGTGATGGAATAGGTATACATATCAGACTTAAAATCTGAGTTCTGTGGGTTCAAGTCCCACCATCCGTACCAATATAAACTCTACAAATTTATCTGGCGTTCGTTCAATGGACAGGACAGCATTCTTCTAAAGTGCGAATGGGGGTTCGATTCCCTCACGCCAGGCCATCAATTTTTATTCTCTTTAATTTGCTCTTTTATCACCTTAGAGCAATTTGCACCTTTATGGAAGTGCGTATGAAATATTCTCTGTTTGCTTGCATTGTTGCAAGTGTATTCGCAAACCTTTATTTCATTTTCGATTTTCTGATTCGTTAAATTACAAGTAGCCGTTATCACTTGATACGGCTTTTCTTTTTTGGCCATCTGTGATTGAATGGTTATTGGTACATTCAAATTAATATTCACGGTGTCAGGAATCATAGGCGCAAGTATAGTGACTGCTGTACCAACTGCTATCAAAACTTTTTGATATTTGTTCATCTATAGTCTTTGGTATACCACCAAACAACCGCCAATACGCCAGCGGCTAGTATGATATAAAATAGATAGAGAACTAAAATAAATTTTCCAAAACCTACATTGTCAAATACCCATTCTAAAAATGTGTACTTATTTTTCTTCATTTGGTGTTATTAGTTTTTTGTTTTGTTCGTAATTTTTTTCATCAAGATATTTGATTGCTTCTAATATTTTTTCGGTTCTTAATTGCTTTTCTCTTTCCAACTCTTGTTGATATGTTTTTCGTTCCAATTCTGGCCATCTTTTCTTTTTATCAAAATGTATCCAAGTGAACAAAATGCCCATTACAACGAATACTAGTAATATTGAAGCAAATAAAGCAATTTCAAAACTTAATGTTTCCATTCTTTTTTTTCGTTTTGCGGCCTTGATTGCGTCTTCTTTTTCTTTTACCAATCTAGCAACTTTTTGTTCCTGGATAATTTGTCCACGCATTTCTTGAAATCGTGTCCACAAATCTTTTAGGTCTGCTGGTACGTGGTAAATCATTTGCTCACGCAATTCAACTTCCATCTGTTCAAGTCTGGAACGAATCAATACACGTTGCAATGCTCTACGGCTTAGTGATACATCACCAGTGTAAACTTCTTTGGACTTCTTTTCTTCTTCATAAAACAATTCTTCAATCTTGTCCATAGCATCAAAGAATGTTCCCAACTGGTCTCCAATGATGGATATAACATCATTAGGATCCTTCTCAATATTTGCTCTTACTTCTTTTTTCTTTTGTTCAAACTGCTGACGTTGTTCTTTGGTAGCCGGTTTGTTTTCGTGTTGCTTGTTGAATTGTTTGTCCAAATCATCAAGCACCCCTTTTACGTCACCGGCGGCACTTTTGATATCCTTGTATAGTTGACATCCTTTCTTTATGGCGGCAACTGCGCCATTGGCAAGGGCAAGGAGTGTTAGGGGATCCATTTTTTGTTATTGTTGTTTTTTTACTACATAACAAAAAAAGACTTGACATTATTACCTATTTATCGTATACTCTATCCATAGATTGAAAAAGGAACGAAAATGTCTTGGATTCTAGAAGGTCAAAAAGTTGCTGGTGAGTACCTCGGTACTCATTCTTTCTCCGGTGTTGTTGTTGAGAGCCGCGTTAAGTATGGCGGTAAAGTTTCTAATACTATTGTGTTAGATACACCAATTGTGGTGTTTGGCGATATCCGTGAGCGTGTCCTCATGGACACGGAAGACTTAATACTTTTGTGATACTTGACATTCCTGCCCATTGTGCTATACTGTACCCATAGATTGATTGAAAGAGTTAAGAAATGTCCAAAATGATTGAATACACCCTCGAAATTTACAAGACTGACAAGCGTACCAAAGAGGGTGTCCGCTTGGTTGAAAAACGTGACTTTGCACCTGTGACCAAAGATTACATTAATTCAGTTGCAAACCAATGGTCCGAACTCGGATTCATTGTTAAAGTTTTTGAAACCTATGTCACCCGCAAAAACCTGATGGCTGGTAAAGAATTCCAGGAACGATACGACACACCGTATTTTTGTTCTCCCTCCAGTGAATCTTACTGGTCAATGTAAAAATTTTATCAAAGGAGTTTCCAAATGGCTTATATGAACCAAGAACGTAAGGCAAAAATCAAAGCAAACCTTGATGCCGCATTGAAAGGCACTGGTGTTAAATTTTCGCTGAAATGTTCCAGTCTTTCCATTACTTGCACAATCAAGTCCGCACCGATTGACTTTATCGCAAATTCCAACGAGACCTGCGGCAAAGATTTTTATCAAGTGTCCAAAGGTTTCAAACCCAATACGACTGGCTACGAACAGGTTAATCCTTATTGGTACCAGGATCATTACTCCGGCAAAGCCAAAGAGTTGATGACCAAAATCGTGAAGGCTATGTACTCTGCCGATTACTACGACCGTTCGGATGCCCAAACTGATTATTTTGATACCGCATACTATGCACATGTCAACGTTGGTAGCTGGAACAAACCTTTTATCGTAAAATGAAAAAGTACGCCATAGTTCACGAAGGCAAGATTGTTGGAATTTTTAATATTCTTGCCTGTGCAAAAATTTATGCCGCTGGGTTAAAAAATGCTTGCATTCAACAGCTGGATCTGTTATAATTGTTTTTTAGGAATTTATTATGTTTGAAAAAAATGAATTTGAATCTTTGATGCTTGATTCTCCCGAAAGTCCTCCTGTAACCGATGAGGAAATTAATCGCATGGCCGAGTACTTTGGTTACGGTCTGGATCCAGGAAGTGAGTTTGATTAAAATGCCACAAGGTACTTACATACTAATAACAAGCGATGGTTACCGTGTAACGCCATTGAATGACTATGGCAGTTTATTTGACGGCTATATGCCAGACATGTCTAGATATTTAAATACTGATAAAGTAGTTGAAGCCTTTGGTGAATGTCATGTTTTTAAAACACAATCCGAAGCCATAGAAGTTGCACAATCGTTATCAAAAGCATTCCGAGAAACCGAAGATGGTATTCTTGTGATGACAGATTATAGAAAATATTCTTTTCAGGAGTTAAAAGATGGTAAAGCCAGCAAGAGTTCGGATTGATGATGAACCACGATTCTCTGAACCAATGTCTAAACTGGAATTGGTTCATACACTAAATTGGTATCATCAAAATAAAGAATCCAAGGACGCATTAAATTATATAAATTTATACACTAAGAAAAATAAAATTCAAGGTAAGATTGATACATCCAATGGTATTTTGACCGTTGGATGGTTGTGTCGTTTGGTGCTGAACGGGAATGATATCGGTGATACTGGTCGTGCTTATATCAAAAAGAATTTATTTTTTGTTGATGATACACCAGCGCCAGTTGTTGTCGTTGATAAAGGTCCGTCTATTCAAGACCGACTAAATGAAAAGATATCGGAGATTGCAGGCGACCTTGAAGCGGCAATTGATGAAGTTGTTACCAGTAAATTTAATACCATGCCATCGCCGTTTGCAATTATGCAAGACCGAGCAAAAGGAATGCATGCCAATAAATTGGTTGATATTTTCAAAAAACGCCGAAGTGAATTTGATGATGTTCTAAACACAAAAGACGCGGACGTGCGTGAGGGTTATTCCAACTTTACAAAGCCGCAGTTGAAAAAGATGGTTGCATATTGCGATACAATTATTACCGATGCGATGAAGATTGCTGGTGAGGCTAAAATAAATCGTAAGCCACGAAAACGCAAAGCAAAAACACCGGATCAACTTGTATCCAAAGTCCAGTATTGTGAAAAATTTGATGACTTGAAATTGGTATCAATCAAGCCGAAAGATATCATTGGTGCAATGCAGTTATGGGTGTTCAATACCAAAACAAGAAAACTTGGTGTATATCATGCCGATGATGCTGGTGGTTTTGGTGTTAAAGGCACATGCGTTACAAATTATACGGAATCCAAATCTATAAGTAAGACAGTACGAAAGCCAGGCGAAATGTTGCCAGAAGTATTGAAAGCTGGTAAAATAGCCTTGCGTAATGTATTGACTGGTATTGCAACAAAAGAATCTCCGTTAAATGGTAGAATCAATAAAGATATTGTCCTGTTGCGTGTCCTATGATTACCTACCTTTTCTAAAAACTTATGCTATAATGACCATATGATTATATTTGACTACAACCAAGTTGTTATTGCTAACTTGATGGAACAAATTGGTTCCTCAAAAACACCTGTTGAAGAATCTTTGGTTCGCCATATGGTTCTTAATACTATCCGTGCTAACGTGAAGAAATTCCGTGAGTATGGTGAAGTGATTATTGCTTGCGATAATCGCCATTACTGGCGCAGAGAAATATTTCCGCCATACAAAGGTCACCGAAAGAAAAATCGTGATGCATCTGGGCATGACTGGACTGCAATTTTTGATTGTATGTCAAAGATTCGCCAAGAGTTGAAAGACCATTCTCCGTACAAGGTGATTGACATTCATGGCGCCGAAGCTGATGATATTATTGGTGTATTGACACAGGCATATTCTAAGAATGAAGCCGTATTGATTTTATCATCCGATAAAGACTTTGTTCAATTGCAAATTTATCCGAATGTTAAACAATATTCACCAACAATGAAAAAGTTTATTCAAACGAATGATCCAATCAAACAATTGAATGAGTTGATTGTTACTGGCGATAAGGGTGATGGAATTCCAAACATCTTGTCACCTGATACTTGTATCATTGATGGCGTTCGGCAAAAATCTGTGACTAAGAAGTTTCTGGAAGAAGTTGCGGAAACTGGCACAAGTAAATTTAATGAAACGCAAATGCGGAATTGGTCGCGGAACAAACAGTTGATTGATTTGACTATGATTCCTGGACCAATCTCAAAAAACATTATAGATACATACATAGAAACAAAACCAGCAACCCGCCAGCAATTTATGAATTACATGATTGCGAATCGACTAAAGAATTTGCTGGAAGTAATTGATGAATTTTAAGGAAAATAAATGAACGATTTGATGTATCACGAAATCTTTGCTTTGTTTGAAAAAACAGAAAAGAGAGCGGATAAAATTAATGTTTTGCGACAACATGGCGATAAAAATCTCAAAGAGTTTTTGATTGCAGTTTTTAATCCGAATGTAATTTTTGATGTAGAGATTCCAGAATATAAACCAGCAAAAGAGCCAGAGGGACTAAACATTCTCTATCTCCACAATGAGATACCTAGATTGTACCGATTTATTGCTGGTCATCCACGTAGGGCACAAGGATTGACACCACAAAAACAAATGAGTTTGTTGATTCCTCTATTGGAAGCACTTCACAAAGATGAGGCTGATTTGCTTGTTAGGGCTATGAAGAAAGATTTGCGTATTCCTTTCCTTACCCCAAAACTAGTCAAAGAGGCTTTTCCAGATATTGATTTAGGAGATTGAAATGTCTGATGGTGGTAAAGGTAGTAGACCAAGACCATTTAGCGTTACCCAACAAGAATATGATACTCGGTGGGATGCAATTTTTGGTCGTGACTTAAAAAATGATGAACGTTTGATGGAAATGCCTGGTACGATTGGTGGTGCCAAGCTGATTTTTAAGGATGAAAATGAAAGTAGCGGTAATAACACCGACAATCGGAACCAAGTATCTCAGTAAGTGTATTGAATCCGTTGACCGTCAAACATATGATGATTTGACGCATTACGTTTTCATGGATGGTATTCAGTATTGGAAAGAAATTGATGATATCATTGAAGGTTCTGAAAAAGTCCGTGTAATAAAAATTGAAGAAAATGTAGGCAAAGGATGGTACGGCCATCGTGTTTACTCGGCGTGTTCATTTTTGGTAAATGCTGATGTAATCATTTACCTTGATGAAGATAATTGGATTGATCCGTGTCACGTTGAAAAACTTGTTAAGGTGATACAAAAAGGAAATGATTGGGCATATAGCCTTAGAAAGATTTATGATAAAGATGAAAATTTACTATGTGAAGACAATTGCGAAAGTCTTGGAAAGTGGCCTGTTTTCTTTGACGAGAAAGTTAACCATATTGATACTTCCAGCTTTGCTATTAAGCGTGATATTGCTGTTCGCATCGGTCATGCATGGTATGGGCAGTGGGGTGCTGATAGACAATTTTATCAAGCACTATCAACCCATTTTCCCAATTACGATTGCTCCAATGCACACACTCTATGCTATCGTTTAGATGGCAATCCGAATTCTGTAAAAGCAGATTTCTTTGAAAGCGGCAACGCTATCAATGCGACAAAATATAATGGAAGTTTCCCATGGAAAAAGAACAAGTTAATGCAAATAGAACCGCGCTCATTACCGGTGGGTCAGGTTATCTCGGTTCGCACTTAAGCAAAAAACTAAAGCAACAAGGATGGAAAGTCATCATCCTTGACATAAAAGAACCCACACATTCTTATGTGGATTCATTTTATTGTGGTGACATTCGGCGAAAGTATTTCCTAGAAAGTATTTTTCAAAATCATTTTGTGGATGTTGTATTCCATCTCGCTGGTCGGATTGAAGTTGGTGAATCAGTAAAAGATCCTACCGAATTTTGGGAAGTCAATGTTGGCGGAACAGTCTCAGTTTTAAATGCGATGAAAAGAAATGGCGTGAATACAATCATCTTTTCTTCAACTGCGGGTGTCTATTGGTCAGGTGCAATACAAATACCAGAAGATGAATGCACCACAAGCAACAATCCATACAGTAATAGTAAAATGTCCTGTGAATATGCTATTGAAGATTCTGGTATGAATTATGTAATTTTTAGGTATTTCAATCTGGCTGGTGCTGATCCTGACGGAGAAATGGGTGAAAGCCATGAGCCAGAAACGCATCTAATTCCCAGAATTCTACAAAATCTAAATACGGTTGAAGTGTATGGAAATGACTATGACACACCAGATGGAACATGCGTTAGAGATTATGTCCACGTTTGTGATGTTGTTGATGCACACTTAGAAGCGGTAAAATATCTAGACAATTATGGCGAATCTGGAGTTTTTAATCTAGGTTCAGGAGTTGGTTATAGTGTTCTTGATGTTATAAAAACAGTTGAAAAAGTAAGCAGTAAAAAAGTAAAATATAACATAGTGCCAAGGAGAGAAGGCGATCCAAGTCATTTGGTCGCTGATATCACCAAAGCAAAAACCATTTTGAATTTTAATCCAAAACATGATATATCATCCATCATCAAGTCGGCCTATGAGTGGGAAGAGATTAGGTCAAACACCTGAAGACATACCATTCAACGTTCAAGATAAGTTTGACAATGTATTCCTTGACAATCATATCTTTTTCTTAAGTGGTGAAATAAATGAAGAAAACATTCTCAAAGCAACACAATGGTTAGTCTATGAGAATGCATACAATGATCCAGAAAAACTTTTACAGTTGTATATCAATTCTACCGGCGGTGATTTGTATCAAGCACTTGGTTTAATTGATATGATGCGTATTAGTAAAAACAGAATCCGAACAATCGGCGTTGGTGCTGTTATGTCGGCTGCTTTTCTAATATTTGCATCTGGCGAAAAAGGCGAAAGATTAATTTCCAAAAATTGTAGTTTGATGTGTCACCAGTATTCTGACACCTACGAAGGAAAGCACCACGATTTAAAGTCATTCACAAAAGAGGCTGAATTGACTAATCAAAGAATGTTGAATATACTTCAAGAGGCTACGGGCATGAGCGCACGTAATGTTAAGTCCAAACTTTTATCACCTAGCGATGTTTGGTTGACAGCCGATGAAGTTATTAAACTGGGTGTAGCAGACCGCATTCTTTAACGGAGGTTAATCAAAAGAAAAAATGATTGGTGGCACTAAGGTAGAAAAAGTCTACAAAACTAAATTTCGGAAAAAAGATGATCCAGTATCCGACTGGAAACAACCCAAGCAAAAACACCACGATAAATCTTTTTATCGTTTGGCAAAGGAAGAAAGCAATGAGTATCACTCAAGTTATCCAAAAGCAAATAAAAGAAATTGAAGCTAGAATCAAAACAGATTCTGGCGATGTTGAGGAACTCAAGAGGGTATTATCTCGCTTGAAAATGCAGGAATTTGAGGAAGATATAAAAGAGTCCGACAACAGGCAACTATTACAAGGTTGATGTTGTAGGAAAACAACGAGCCACTTGACAAGATTATCCATTGTGCTATACTAAGCATTATGAATATTCCAACAGTCGGTTCAAAAGTTTCCATTACTGTCCGTTTTAAAACTAATTACTTATACGCTCCAGAGCCGTATGAGGATGTTGAATTAACGGGCACAGTTGTTAAAAGTCAACGATGGGTTGATGCGGATAGTTTTTCACTTGAAACTACCGACAAAGAATACCCGGTCAAAATAATTCCGTCCTCATGGTTACGGAATGTCAAAGTAATTTCTGGCTCGGTTCAGAGTACCAGAAAATTCAAGGTCGCAGGTAGCAAAGGCGAGTATACCGTAACGCAAAACGGCAAGCATTACTCCTGCACATGCATTGGTTTCAAGTATCATGGAAAATGCAAGCATATTACCGCTGTTGCAAAAATGTGACACTATGCTTGCAAAATAACCTTGCCTGTGTTATACTGACTTATGTTTGTTAATTAGGAGTGTATATGAACGAATGGGACCGTGATAATCTAAATTTTTTAATGAATTGTCCTCGTGTGACATTAAGTCAAATGGCCAAAGAAATGGACATTGAAGACTTAAATTATGCAATAAAATTACTTCGGATTGGTCGTTCCGAATTGATGGTTCAAGAAATGGAACAATGCTTGGACTATGTTGAAGACCTGACGGTAGCTAAAAATTTGTTGAATAAAATTAAGGGATAATATGGATCAGTTTACACTAATGGCAGAAACACTCACAAATTATAATTGTAAGTTTGTCCGAAATTACATTCTGGAAGATGAAGAAGCCACCAATGAATCGTTAGCATTGGTTGAGAGTATCTTACTTCACGGTTATACAATCACCGATTGTACCGAATATAAAACCACAATGAAGCGAGTGACCGAAAGGAAAAGTAATGCGTGAATTTTCTTTTTTCCTTGAAGCCTGGAAATTCTGTATTCAGAATAAAATTCCTACAACGACAATCCAAAGAAAAAGCTGGAAGACTTGGACAGTTAACGTAAATTCAGGATTTGAATTAGCATGATGTTCTATGTTAACTTGGGCAAGAGCAAGCGCAAAAACAAAACCAAAAAAGAATTGGCCGAGTATGATGCTTGGCTAAAAAGTGTCAACAGCATGACTACCAATTTTTCATCTAAGAAAGCAAAAGTGATACAAGAAAATAAATTTCCCAAGTTGGCTATTCCTGCGGATCGTGATTCTAAAAAGTATCCCAGCAAAGTGACTCCCGGCGGTTCTGCAACAAAGCCAATTCATGGTAAAGTTTACACTGGTACCGAAATGAAAGGTATCGGCACTTTACATAAGAGTAATGCGGTGCCAATTTTCTCAGCCGAGGAAGCAATTGACCAAGCAAACATGAGGCGATAAGATGGAAGTATTCATTTCCACAAGTAGTATATTTGTTTTAGGATTATTCTTCGGCGCACTATTAGGCCGACTTGTAACCTTTAGTATTCTAGCCGCTGGCTGTGTGGTAATGTTAATACTTAGGTACTAATGTTGTATTTCTGCGACAACCCCAAAAAATGCTTGACAATCTTTACCATCCTGTTATACTATATTCATAGATTGATAGAAAGAGGTTGAAAATGAAATTGCTCTCCACCGGTAATCCAAAAGTACTCAAAGGTATGTCTCAAGGATATAACACTTATATCTTACACTTGGCGCCTGCTGATTTGTCGGGTTATGAAACATGTGCAAAGCGCACCGCTGGTTGTACCGCGGCTTGTCTCAATACCGCTGGTCGTGGTGGCATGTTCAAGCGTGGCGAGAATACCAACGTTATTCAACAAGCCCGCATCCGCAAAACAAAAATGTTTTTTGAGAACCGTGTAGAATTTATGGCTACACTGGTTAAAGATATTGAGTTGGCTATCAAGCAAAGCAAAAAAATGGAATTGGTGCCTGTGTTCCGCTTGAATGGCACTTCCGACTTAGCGTGGGAAAAATACGAAGTTGTTCGCAACGGTCAATTATTCCGTAACATCTTCACCGCTTTTCCAGAAGTCCAATTTTACGACTACACCAAAATCCTTGGTCGTAAAATCAAAGAGTATTCAAATTATCAATTGACGTTTTCAGCCGCGGACGGTAATGATTCCGATGTGTTGAAAGCCTTGAATGAGGGTTTGAATGTTGCGGTAGTCTTCGGTATCAAAAAAACATTGCCGATGCCTGTTGATTACCTCTCTCGCCCAGTCTTTAACGGCGATGAATCCGACTTGCGTTTCCTTGACCCAAAGGGTGTGATTGTCGGTCTCTATGCTAAAGGCAAAGCAAAAAAAGATACTACCGGGTTCGTTAAGTATCCTACCATCATGTTGCAAAAAGCCGCATGATTACCAGCCATCTGGTTGACAGATGGCAATTTTTATTGTATAATGTATTTTCTTAAATTAAATGGAGTTTATTATGACTAAAGCTAAAAATGTTAAACCAGCTAAAGCCGTTCGTTTAAAGGCATGGGAGCCAATCTTCCAATTGCTTATGACTGGTAATGCGGTTAAAAAAGATGTGTTTGAGAATTTGCTTGGCGATGCCTTGAAATACAAATTGTCGGCTCACATTCTTGAAATTAAAATTCGGAGTGAAGCCGTTATCCGTGTTGTGAAAGATGGTCGTAAAGTTGTATCATACCAACTTATGAATCCAACATCCGACGGTGTTGTTAAATATTGGCGTGACCGCGGTATCGTTCTTGATACTGTGAAGAACCTTAAAGATTTGCAAGCAAAGCCTGCAAAAGAAACCGAAGTCCTTACTGTGACTGAGGTTACCGAGCCAACCGCTACGGCTTAAGTTAAAAACTTTTAGAGTTTAGCCTGGGTGCAATGCCCAGGTTTTTTTCTATGGAGAATCGGAATGTGGAAATTATGGGCTAAAGCATTAGGTGAAAAAGCTGGAGAGAATGATAAAGAGGCTGATAAAGTTGCTTGCATTCGGACGGCGATTGTGTTATCATACATCATCACTAACCTTTTTATTGTTGCTGGCGTAATTCGCCATTGGTAAACTATGCAGACATTCTTAACTACTCACACATATAATACGGTGCCTGTTGTGCAGGTAAATACTGCTGGTCCTACAATGACTTTTCCTGAACCAATCAGTTATGAATTTCAAGTTGTTGAATATATTGATGATGATGAAAAAATAACTAGAGTTGCTTTGCAAGTGAAAAAAAATGTCCATGACCAATTTGGAAATATTAAACTAGCTGGCTATTGGGAAGAAGTACCACGAATAAAGATGAAACTATGAATATTTTTTACCTTGACCACGATGTTTCTAATTGTGCTATGATGCACAACGACAAGCATTGTGTTAAAATGATCCTTGAATATGCTCAATTACTTTCTACTGCCCATCGTTATCTTGATGGCGCTGTCTTTGTTGGCCTCTCTAAAACTGGTCGCAAACAAACTAGATATGTTCTTCCTGACGGGCGTGAATCTGTGTTGTATTCTGCTACTCATATCAATCATCCTTCAGCCGTATGGGTAAGACAATCTGATGCCAACTATGCTTGGTTGTACAGACTGTTTGGCGCACTGATGGACGAATATACGCATCGTTATGGTAAAATTCATTCATGTGAACGACTTTCACAAGCACTGAGTTATAGACCCAAAAATATTCCCGTTGGTCCATTTACTGAACCAACTCCTGCTATGCCTGATGAAGTGAAAATTCCCGGTGATTCTATTGCATCATACAGAAATTACTACATAAACAACAAAAATCATCTTGCAAACTGGAAGAAAAGAAATATTCCTTCCTGGTTCTGTGCTATATAAGAGTGTAACATGCCTACATATAACTTCCTGAATATTGAAACTGGTGAAGAATTTGAAGCGTTTATGAAATTTTCTGAACGTGAAGAATATCTAAAAACCAATCCACAGATTCAAACTGTGATGACTGCACCTGCGATTGTGTCGGGCGTGTCTACATCAAAACAAAACCGTGTTCCCGATGGGTTCAAAGAGGTTCTTTCAAAAATCTCTGAGGCTCATCCTGCTAGTGCAGTTGCGGATAAGCACGGAAGAAAATCAATCAAACAAGCCAGAACCGAACAGGTGATTAAAAAACACACAAAGGGATAATGGCATTACCAATAGAGGGTCTTCATGGCAAGAAAAGCAAATACAAAAATTAGACTTGTTGATGAATCTGATGTGCAAACAAAACCAACGAATGCACTAAAAATCAGAATAGATGATTTAAAGACTTTTGACCCACTAACAAACAATCAAAAATTATTTTTTGATGCATATAAGAGAGGCGATTATTTTGTAGCATTACACGGTGTAGCAGGAACAGGTAAAACATTTTGTGCGTTATACAAAGCACTAGAAGAAGTTTTAGATAAGAGTAATCCATTTCATAAAATTATTATTGTGCGTTCGGCGGTACAATCAAGAGAGATGGGTCATTTGCCTGGTGACGTTGCAGAGAAGATGGAAATCTATCAGCAACCATATCAACAAATTTGCCACACTTTGTTTGGTCGCAAAGATGCGTATCAAAGACTTGAAGAACAAGGATACATTGAATTTATTTCAACATCATTCATCCGTGGTATGTCATTTGATGATGCAATTATTATCGTTGATGAAATGCAAAATTTGACGTTTGAAGAAATTGATACCGTTATGACCCGTGTTGGTTATCGCTCAAAAATTGTATGGTGTGGTGATTATCGCCAAACAGACTTGAACAAAAAGAAAAATGATATGAGTGGTATTTTAAAATTCTTTGATATTGCAATGCACATGAATGCATTCACTAGAATTGAATTTACCGCAGATGACATTGTTCGGTCATCACTTGTGAAAGATTACATCCTTGCTAAAATGCAACATGAGGATTCAACAAATTAAATTATGTTTACGTATTGCCCACCCAAGAAACTAGAAGACTTAAAATCAGAAACACTAGAGAATGGAAGATTTTATGTAACGCCAGATGGTAAAAGATTACCATCGGTAACAACCGTCTTGGGTGCAATGGGCAAGAAAGCTATCTATGAATGGCGACAACGTGTTGGTGCAGAGGAAGCAAATCGTATTTCACGGATTGCTTCTGGTCGTGGTACACGTATGCATACGCTATGCGAAAAGTATTTGAACAATCAAGAGTTGGGCAAACCAATGCCTGATGCGCTGGAATTATTTAAAAAGGTACAACCATATCTAAATAAAATCAACAACATTCAGTATCAAGAATGTGCATTGTGGTCAACAAAACTTGGCATGGCTGGGCGTGTAGATTGTATTGCGGAATATGATGGTGTTCTTTCTGTCATTGATTTTAAAACATCCAGCAGAGTGAAAACTGCGGAAGATATTCCTGCATATTTTGCTCAATGTACCGCTTATGCATTGATGTATGAAGAATTGATTGGTGTAAGAATTGACCAAATAGTTGTTATCATGGCTGTACAGGAAGATAACCCAATCATCTTTATTGAACCAATGAGAAAACATATAAATACTTTACTAGAGTACATTAGTTTTTATCGTGAAAAAAACAATTATTACCTGACAAACTAGTTTTGTTGTGTTATAATTAGTGTTATTGCTGTATGAAGCAAAGAGAAAAGTGTTCTGGACGGGGGTGCGAATCCCCCCACCTCCACCAGAAGTGCATGTATTAGATGAAAGAAACCATTTTATGGGCTCTAATGGGTGTGCTTCTGATGGGGGTGACCTAGATTCGACAGGGCAACAAGTACATGCGTGGACAGCACGGTAGGCGATGACCGTAAATCAAGCAAAAAAGTAAACGCAAACGACTCACGTTTCGAATTGGCAGCCTAAACGCTGACTAGGGTTTCGGTAGGTTTCCTCGTAACAGAATAACCTACCAATTTATTAACAAGGAGTTTTATTTTGAAGAAAATAGCAATCGCAAGTTTAATTGCAATCGCAACTGCCGCGCAAGCCGGTGGTTTTGTTTCGTATGGTGTTGACCAAGTTACTGACCGTGTAAGTAACAAACAGAGTATCGCACAGTATGTCCGTGCTGGTACTTCATTAGGTGGTTTGAATCTTGGATTACAAAATCGTAATGCTCGTACCAATGACAACCAATCTATGTTCAATAGTTTGGAACTTACCGCAGGTAAAACAGTTTTTGGTATCAACCCATTCGTTGGCGTTGGTTTTGATAATGGCGGTGATGGCGCAAAGCCATATGAGTATGGTCTAGTTGGCGCAAACGCTGGTGTTAAAGTAGGTCCTGGTTATGCCATGGCTGGTGTTAAGACCCGTGTAAATTGGAACAGCGCAAATCCAAAACAATCTGTAGCCTTTGTTAGCTATGACATGCCAGTCATCAGCAAAGTATCTGTTGGTTTGGGTGTTAGCCAAAGCTATCAAGACATTCAGGATCGTGCAGTTGGACTTACAGTTTCTGTAGGATTCTAATATTGGAGTTTGTTAGTTCTCAATAAAAACTAACTAAATATTCCATAAATTACTTAAAGAATAAAACATGGCATTACAAAGCTCCGGTGCAATATCATTTAACAACATTAACGTTGAACTTGGTGTAGCTGGAACTACACAAGCAAGTTTGAACCAGTCATCATATAGAACATTGGCTGGTGTGGCGAGTGGTGCAATCTCTATGTCTAATTTCTACGGTAAGAGTGCTGGCACTCCCGTCAGTATTACTTATACTAGTATGTATTATTCTGACAGAGAAGGAGGTTCAACGCAATTCCTCGTATTTGACAATTTGAATGAAGCAGTATCACGACCTCTGTTCGGTGCAAATATTATATATGTACAACTCACATGGGATAACCCCCGTCAAGAAATAAGCCATTTTGAATTCGGTGTAAGAGGAGTCCGTGCTCAAAACTTCTTTAATTCAGTCAGCGGAAATGGTAGGACTCTTTATACAAATTCGCTATCTTATTTCAACTCCCAAGCCTCAGGATATTATGGTGCTTTAAGTGCTTGGGTTTGGAATTACTATGTTGGTCCAAGTCCATTGCCATTTACACTCACTGTAAATGAGACACTAACTAATACCTTAACATTTGCATAAAAATTATGAATACAGTTTTAGAAAATCTTAGACAGCAATTGTCTTTACTTGATGATATTAATAATTACAAAGTCAAATTTTGTCTTAATAATCAATGGACTCGTCTTCCAGCCTCAAGAATACTTTCCAATTCTGAATGGGCAAATCAATTATCCTCCCTCAATGAATTACTAATTCAAATTGTAGATGTTCGAGATATTGATGATGAAGAACAATTATGTGGTCTGAGTGCAGAAGCGAAAAGTATTGATAGCGATACTGATCTTAATCAAATTTTTAGGTCATTGGTAATGCTATCTTGTCGCGGCACCTTGATCCCAGAATTGATAGATCGTTCTGGTATATTTTTAACTGGTTCAACCATCACCATCCCACAGAACATTCATACTGCTAAAACTTATAACACAATTATGGATGAAACAGCACTGTCTTACGCTAATTTGAATCCTGTTGTTATGTGGAGTGGTGGCGTGGATTCGACAGCAATTTTAGCAGCCTTTGTTAAAAACAATATTAGTTTTAGCGTAGCATTAGATAGTAATACACAATCTGAATCTCCTATCATGTATGATTACGTCCGAGCAAATTTTGATTGTTTACCACTTAATAACTATGATATTGGTTATTCCACCCATCTTAGTATGTTGAAACAGCAGGTAACTGATAGAACGATTGTGACTGGTGACTGCAACGATCAAATATTTCCAGTACTACAGCATCATTTAGCTATTGGCAAAAAGTTTTTTAAGTTTCATGTTAGAGATGTTGGTACTGAAGCAATTAATAGTTTTTATAAATTGCCCGTAGAAGACAGCGTTAAATATATGTCTGCTAGGGACTACTTTGTGAATAATCATTCCAGGATACATGGTTGTGAAACTTCTCAAAGTGGTGCTTTATACGATTCTGTAATTGCACCTAAACTAAGTCAGTTTCCTATATCTACAGAATATGCATATCAGTTAGTTAGTTACTTTAGATTTATATTTAAGTATCAAATGCATCTGAATAAAATTCAAAGATTAAATACAACAAACACATTAAATAACACATACAAAGCATTTTACCACACTGATGACTTTCAAAGATGGTCAATAACAAATTTTGAAAATAATTATGAAACGCAATCTACAACATACTTAACTATGAAGTCTATGGTTAAACAGTATAGTTATGACGTTTTTGGAATAAACGAAATTCTTGAACAACATAAACGTGCATCCGATCTTGCCACAATGAGTATGCCTGATTAAAATATGATGAAAAAACTTTTAGTAACCTTATTAACTGCAACTGCTATGGCTGTTCAAGCCTGGACTCCCACGAAGCCTATTGTAGTTGTTTTGCCTAATTCACCTGGTGCAGGTAATGAAATTGCATTTAGAATTTTGGCTAAACAAGTGGAAGAAAAAACTGGCGCAAACTTTGTTTTTGATTATCGCCCAGGTGCTGATGGTACAGTGGCTATGAATCACTTTAATACACTACAAGCGGATGGTCACCACGTGGCTGTTCCTGGTTGTCAAAGTACATATGTAACGTCTGAGATATGGTATGCACACAATACAAAATTCAATGCTATGGATTTTGTACCAGTCACTAACATAGGCAAAAGTCCTTTAGGTTTTTATGCAAGAGCATCATCTAATATTGATACACCAGAAAAACTAATTGCTGAAATTAAGTCTGGACAAAAACAAATGAACTTTGCTGTAGGCGGCGCAGGGCACAAATTAGCTGTGGAGTATATGATATCTACAATTCAACCTGCAATCAATAATGTGCAATCTATAATGTATAAAGGTCCAGCGCAAGCTATGAATGATGTTGTGTCTGGGCATGTTGAGTTTGGCGTATTTCCTATAGCTGTGGGTGCGCCATTGATAAAGTCTGGCAAAATCAAATTGATTGGAATTGCTGGAGAACAATCTATGCCCGGTCTAGAAAAAGCCAAGCTGATGAAAGATTATGTTCGTAATTTAAATGTGTATGCTTGTTGGAACTTAATTTTGCCAAAAAACACTCCACAAGATATTCAAGACTGGTATCGTAATGCATTTATTCCTGCTTTAAATTCAAAAGAAACAAAATCATCCTATGATGAACAATTTATCTTCATCAGTAAAAATGAACAAACTCCACAAGGAGTACATGCGACTATGCATAGACTGCGTGAACAATGGCAACCATTCGCAAGAAAAAACTAACTAAATATTTCATAAATTATTTAAAGAATAAAACATGGCTTTAGTATCTTCTGGTGAAATTGCGCTTGCTGGTAGCACATCTGGACGTTCCGTTGCGTTGGAACTTGGAAGAAGTGCGACAGCAACAACAAGTCTTAATGAAACACCCGTTCGTTCTCTTGCTGGTGTAGCTAGTGGTACTATTGCACTATCAAATTTCTATGGAAGATCAAATAGAGCATCGCTCTCATACACTTACTCAACAAATCAAACTTCAGCCGTAGCTTTTCAGGCTTCTGGGTTAGCAGGTTATGTTGCTGGAGGTACGGATATTACAATTACAGTCAATTCTGGCGTTTATTTATCATCAGACAGTATTGTTGATCCCGCTATACGCATATATGGCGCAACATCTGGAGATACTATTACTCTAGTTAATAACGGCTACATCATGGGTCGTGGAGGAAATGGAGCAACACATCCAAGCCGAGGTCAAGATGGCGGTCCAGCTATATCTATTGAATTCCCCATTACTATTAATAATACTAATGGCAGCGCATACATTGGTGGCGGCGGCGGCGGTGGCGGGGCAGGTGGCGGTGGTACAACCGGCGGTGGTGGAGGTGCAGGAGGAGGAGCTGGCGGAAACAATAATGCAGGACTTTCGGGAGGCGGTGGAGGATCAATCGGTAATCCAGGCAGTAATGGAACAAACGCGGGCATTCCTGTTTTATATTACGGCTTTGGCGGTGGTGCTGGTGGTGCTGGTGGCTCTTATCAGTCACCAGCTAAAGGACCTGCCCTTGCTGGCACTGGCGGCGGTGGCGGAAGAATATTTCCAGGCACGGGCGGTGAAGTATACACACCAGTTACTAATGCCGGGGGAGTTGGAGGAGGAGGCAACTCCGCAGGCTCCAGCTCTGGCGGTGGGCTTAGCGCAGGAGGCGGTGGCGGTTGGGGAGCAACCGGTGGGCGCGGCGGTGGTGGTGGGTACGATTCGCTTGATTCAGGCGTAGGCGGTAAAGCTGTAGCTTTAAATGGCTATTCAGTAACATGGGTAAGTGGTGATACAACAAGAGTTTACGGGAGCGTTTCATGAATACAAAAGTAAATGAGCATGGTGAAGTTTTAATGACCAAAGAATTGTGTTTGCATCTTGGTTCTTGCGGATTAAGTTTAGATAGACCTGAATTAGAGCCTTTTTCTTTAGAACATGATAATGACAATCATTATTATACTGTAGGTCAAATGTGGGGAAAAACAGAGGCAGAGTGTGTGACTTTTTGCTTTAGAAATAAAATTTTTAAAGATATGTACTGGTATATCGCTCAAAGAGAGACAGAAAAATTCGTTCGTTATATAGGAGAAACAATTACAATGACTAATAAATATCAAGTTTTTAATCCAATCAGTGGATCGCATATTTCTTGTGAGTCTGAAGCCGAGGCAAAACAAAAAATTGCCGAGATTTCACTACAAATTCTTTCACATAACAAAATAACAGTGTGTAGAGAAATGTCTAATGAGTTTGGCCATACTACTTGGGTTGCCGAAGAAATAGAAAATCCTATTACTCTAACAGCAAACGTACCAAGCTAAACAATGAGAGATTCTTCTTTTCTTTATAATAAAGGAAAACCAATAGAGTGGCAAAAATCCACATCTTTTGGAACAGCTTTCATGGATGCACTTTCTATGAGTTTTCCAGCAGGCGAAAAGTTTTTTATTGATTCTGTGGAAGCTGGCTACAAAGCCTTGCCGGAAAACAAAAAACAAAAATTTTTAGCCGATGTGGAAAATTTTTGCAGAGAAGAAGAAAATCACAGTAAAGCACACATTGCATACAATAATAAAATTATCAATAAATTTAATATTGTGAATCATTGGAAATCACGGTCACTTAAACGCATTGAAGCAATGTCGAAATATAATGTTAGGCATCATTTAGCATCTACGGCAGCAGTTGAGCATATAACAACTGTTATGGGTTGTTGGTTACTACTCAATAAACATATTCTAGACACCGCTTCACCAGATTTTAAAACTATGTGGATTTGGCATGTTAAAGAAGAATTACTTCATAGAAAAGTTGCAATAGATTTGTATCGTGAATTGGGCGGCTCAGAAAAAGTTAGACTTTGGTGGATGAAAACCATGTATATTTTAACTTTGACTGATATAGTCCGACAAACTATACATCACATTTGGAAAATGGGTGGTTTTTTTAAATTCATGACTTGGTACAATGCATATCATTTTTTATTTTCAAAAAACGGTCTTTTTCGCTGGACATATCCTCTTTTCAAAGCCTATGGACAATTAAACTATCATCCTTCACAAGATGATGATTTAGTTAATTTAGCATTAAAATAAATTAACAAATATTCTTAGTTTGTTAATGTGAACGGATTACTATCCGTTTTTTCTAAAATCCTAATTGAAAGGAAATAGATGCGAAGTAAACCTATACTTCTAAGCATATTCTTCTCGGCAATAATTTTGTTATTATCATTTGTGAATGTTGACACACATAACATTCTACCAATGAAGTCAACATTCAATGCACTCACTATGGATGCAAAGAAACAGGTAACTTGCCTAGCTGAAAATATTTATTTTGAAGCCGCGCATGAACCAGAAGAAGGTAAAAAAGCGGTAGCATTCGTAACCTTTAACAGAGTGCAGTCCGGATATGCAACTGACATATGCGGAGTTGTAAAGCAAAAGACTGGTAAAACTTGCCAATTTTCTTGGTATTGTGACACAACATTTACCAGCAAACTCTTGACAATCAAGAACACTCTGTTGTATAATGAGATTTTAGAGTTATCAACGAATCTATTTTTGAACTTTGAAAGAATGACCGATGTAACAAACGGTGCAACTTATTACCATGCTGATTATGTGAATCCAGGTTGGACAAAACTAAAAAGGGAGAAACAAATTGGCAGGCATATTTTCTACAAGAGTAAAGGCGACAAAATTGACAGAAACAAAGGAATCATTTAAAATGAACAATAACTTAATTACGGTATGCATCTCAGCAACAATAGTTTGTTGTACGTTTATTGTAAGTATTTTCATGTATAATATAAACGATAGAAACAATATGGCAAAAAACATTGAAGCGGCTATTGCCAAAGGTGTTGATCCAGTTTCTGTTAAGTGTGCATATGAAACAAATATGAATGCAATCTGTATAACTTACGCAGCCACAACTAAAAAATGACAAGTGAAGTAGATAGAATTTTTAGAGAATTGAAACAATCCGCATCGCAAATTGGTGGTGATGCCCCAGTAAAATACCGTGTTTCACGGAGACGCGGTAGAAAGAAACGCAGTTTAAACTCTTGGACTTATGACGCAATGGATATGAATATGAATGAAATGAAAAGCGGTGCGAACGATAAATTTTTTGTCGGAGCATCAGATTACGCTGACTGGTTGCACTTGCAATTACTTGATTCGCGGACAGAAAAGAAAATGTCCACTTTCAATTCTGATTTGAAGATGCACGGCAATCGTAAAAAATGGCAAGACTTTATCAATGAAGAATTTGATGGTGACTACATCATTCAATATACAGATTCTTCTGGACTTATTGTTACAGAAGGTTTGAATTTCATTCGTTATGATGTGAATTCCAATTCTGTCTCAACACATACCTATGGTGATAAAATCTTTATTGAAAATGTTGAAGATATTTTTCTAAAGCATTTTGATGAAGTTACCTCATACATTGAGTGGGTGTACGGTGCAAATGGTGATAGCGTGAATGTTCCTTTGAATGCCGAGCGTTTGCCTGTTGATGAAATGTATCCGTTCCTCAAAGAACCATTGACTGACTATTATGACCGTTATCTGGAATCTAACGCAAACATTCTTTTGTTGATTGGACCACCAGGCACTGGCAAGACTACTTTCATTCGTGGTCTCCTTGCACACAGTAACTCCTCAGCGATTGTGACATATGATGCCGCAATTTTGGAGAAAGACTATTTGTTTGCACGTTTCATTGAAGATGAAACTGGCGTGATGGTACTTGAAGATTCCGACAACTTCCTGAAAGCACGGAGTGATGGTAACACCATGATGCATCGTTTTCTAAACGTTGGCGATGGTCTTGTTACCACAAAAGGTAAGAAGTTGATTTTCTCAACTAACTTGCCAAGTATCCGCGACATTGATCCTGCGTTGATTCGCCCAGGTCGTTGTTTTGATATTGTTTCTTTTGATACATTGAAACAAAAAGAAGCCGAAGCATTGGCTAAGAAAATCGGTGTTAAGTTGGATGGTAAGCGTGAAAGCTGGACTATCGCAGAAGTGTTCAACAAACAAATTGAAGAAAAGAATACCCGCTCTGTGGGTAGCAAAATGGGTTTCGTTTAAGGAGTATATTATGGCTGTAAAACAATTTAGTATTAATCAAATCTCTAGTGAAGCTGACCGCAAGAAATTGCTTGATGTTATGCGAGAGTGTTCCAATTCTATGATTCGCATGGAAGGCGAAAAAGACTTTATCAAAGAGGCCGTAAAGGATATTTGTGAAGACTTGAAGTTGCCAAAGCGAATTGTGAATCGTCTAGTTAAAGTTTATCATAAACAAAACTATGATGAAGAAGTTGCTGTGCATGAACAATTTGAACAATTGTACGAAACGATTGTAAAATAATGCCGACAAAAGATGAAATGTTTAAGTTCCAGGAAGAGATTGAAAAACTCGTAGCTGGAACCGACTACAACTACATGGAAGCAATCATTGAGTATTGTAATCAAACTGGTATGGAGATTGAATTAGCATCCAGTTTGGTAAACAAAGACTTGAAGTCAAAAGTGGAAATTGATGCACAAGAACTCAATATGTTACCGAAAACACGTAGACTTCCTATTTGATTTGTGATATAATTATAGCATGACTGGTTATGAAGCATTCACTCTCTATCACGTACTAAAATTGCATTTCACCTCTGAATATGACTTTTTTAAGTACAGGGGTAAAACAAATATCACCATAGAGACATTTGAGAAAAGAAAAGACAAGTACCATTTCTACAAGTTATCCCGCAAGTTTAACAATCGTAAAAATGACTACGTTGATTTTGTTATCTCAAATTTTCTACACAATGATAATTGTTGGGCAGGCACTTTGCTTGAAGATGGATCCGATGAAGTCAATATAAAGAGACTTGCAATCATTCAAGCATTGAGTTATAACTTTCAAAATGATTGTTCGGTGATTGGCGAGAGTGGTAGCATAAACGATTTATTAAAAACTGATGGTGAGTATCCAGAGTTATTGACGATGACTTTACAAAAAGTTATTCAGACTGAAACTTTGTGCATACTGAATTCAATGATGAATTTTCTTCCTATGTGGCAAAGAAAAATCTCAGATGACATTCGCTGGCCATCACTACATAGAAAATGGATAAAATATTCTCCGTTTTTGAGTTTTGATAAAAACAAGTTTCGTGAAATAGCATTGAAAGAATTGAAATGATTGAGAAAATTTATTTGGATATGGATGGTGTTCTTTGTAACTTTGAGCGCCGATACTTTGAGTTATACAAAGAACTACCTGGTTCAATGCGTGACCGAAAAGAATTTAATGTACACTGGCATGACTTCATAGCAACAAAGCAATTTGAAACGCTAGATTGGTATCCTGGTGGTAAAGAATTGGTTGCATTTTGCTTTGAAGCTGATGTACCGATTGAGTTGTTGACTTCTTCTGGTGGTAACAAATACTATGATGAAGTTGCACGACAAAAAATTGTTTGGTTAGCGAACAATGGTCTTGGCAAACTAAAGGCGAACGTTGTTCCCGGTCGTAAGCACAAGGCTGAGTATGCTACACCAAACACTATTCTTATTGATGATACACAAGATATTATCCAGTCGTTTAACGCCGCTGGTGGTATTGGTATTCTTCATAAAGAAATTGGTAATACTTTAATGATGCTTGAAAAGCTACTTGAAGTTGAACTAAATACATGATACAATGAATCATGTGGATAATTTTATACAACGCATACAATTTATACAAAGGAAAATAATATGTCTTTCGCTAATCTAAAACGCAACCGCGACAGCCTTGATAAACTCACTAAGGCTATTGAGATCACCACACAAACTGCTGAGGCTGGCTCAAAAGATGACACCCGATTCTGGGCTCCAACTGTAGATAAATCTGGTAACGGCATGGCTGTTATTCGTTTTCTACCAGCACCTTCTATTGATGGTGATGATGGACTTCCATGGGTACGCCGTTTTGACCACGGCTTTCAAGGACCAGGCGGTTGGTTCATTGATAACTGTTTGACTACAGTTGGTGATAAGTGTCCCGTTTGTGAACACAACTCTACATTGTGGAATTCTGGTGTTGAAGCAAACAAAGAAATCGTTCGTAAACAAAAGCGCCGCTTGAGTTACGTTGCGAATATCTATGTTATTTCTGATCCAAGCAATCCCGAAAATGAAGGTACTGTTCGCTTATATAAATTCGGAAAGAAAATCTTTGATAAGATTTCCGAAGTGATGAATCCTGAGTTTCCCGATGAAACGCCTTTGAACCCATTTGACCTATGGGAAGGTGCTAACTTCAAATTGAAGATTCGTAATGTTGAGGGATATCGCAACTACGACAAATCAGAATTTGCTGATAAGTCTGCATTGCTTGATGGTGATGATGATAAATTGGAAGCAATTTATACCAAAGAACATTCTTTGAAAGATTTTACGGACAAGAAACATTTCAAACCATATGAACAACTTAAGGCTCGCCTTGACAAAGTTCTTGGTTTTGAAGGTGACGCTGTTCCTAATATTCGTGCAGAAGATGTTGAATTGCCAGCAACAGTTACAAGAGCAAAAGCTCCTGTGTTTACTACTGTAGATGATGATTTGGATTACTTCAAGTCGTTAGCTGAACAATAAACTAAAGCTCCTTTCTCAGAACTTAGTTTGCCCCGCCTAGTGCGGGGTTTTTATATTGATCTTACGCCTGCGGCTGCTTGAAAGAACAATTCTAAGGCATCAATATTTGTAGCAGCCGCAACTGTTTGTGGTGCCGCACTTGATCCGCTATTATTGATTGTTTGTGGCGCACTAAATGCAATAACAGGAGGCTGTGAAGACGATTCTCTCATTGCGGAAGCCATTGCTGTACTTGCTTGTTCCAATGCACTACCAGGTAATGCTGGTTGTATTTGCGCTGTTGAAATAGATGCTTTATTATCTCCTACTCCAGCATAATAAGATTTTCCCGTGTAAGGATTAGCAATAGATGCGAATTCTTGTGATAGCGCATATTGTTGTTTTATAGGATCTAATCCGCCTTGCTTCAATCTTTTATCAATCAATGTTTGAGCCAATTTATCTTGTGCAGTTTTATCAAACACATCATTCAAAGTAAGTCCAGTATTTCCATATGCGCCACTCATTAAACCAGCAAGTGTCTTTGGAATTATTTGATATCTTCCTGCGGCAAAAAGTTTTCTTTCACCTTGCAATTGCATAACTTCACCAATTTTCATGTTAGATAGACCGGGCATTCCTTCTGGTGTATCTCCCGCCTTTCCTTTATTGGCGGCATCATAACCCATTTTTCCGGCTTCACCGCCGGCAATAATATCCAATAGATTTGCTTTAGATGGAGAACTGCTTGAATTGCCACTTGCTTGTGCCGCATCTGCCATCATACTTAATCTCACTTGTTCATCACTCTTAACTGGAGTTGGAGATTTTGATTCAGTAACATCTTCTCTCATTACTTCATCATAAAGACCACCTTCGCCAAAAATAAGTTGATATATTTCAACTAAATCTTTTATAGCCCATATTGCACCACCCACGGCAAATATTAGACTAAGACCGAAAGTCATCGGTGCGGCTGCAATCGATGTTCCTATTGCAACTATTCTTAGCATAGCCGCTTCACCAACTCTCTTTAATAATTTTGATTTGAATACATTCATCAATTTTGGGTTGTTGGCAAGTTTTGTGAAAAATGATTTAACCTTTTCATACATGGTTTTATTTTTTACCATTTCTCTTTTTTCACCAACGCTTCCAAAAGATGTTAATGGTTTACCTTCAGGAATTTTTGTCATAGGAGAAGGTGCTGTTGGCACAGGCGCTTTATACATTCCTGCAATTCCCTTAGCACCACGATATGCGACAGCCGCGGCGGCTGCGCCTGTAACTGCTGTTGCTCCTACTTTGTTGCCAATATCAATACCTCCTGCTCTAGGAGCATCTGGATCAACATTACTTCCAGAAGGATTTGGAACCCCAGCATTTTTTAATTGTTCATTAATAAATGCTCCTATTTCATCTTTGAAGTAATATGCTAAACCTAAAAGTCCGGCTGCGCCACCCATCATCAATAAGTTTTTTCCTTTTGGACTTGGTGGTTTAATACCTCCAGAAGGACCACCGCCACCTCCTCCGAGCAAACCTTTTCCTAGCAAAGCGCCTTTCAATACATTACCTAAAGTTTCAAGGGCTGATCTAATTACTGCACCAAGTTCCGTTACCAGTTTTGTTCCTAGTGTCAGTATTGCTACAGATATTGCTCCGACAGCCTTTACCAACGTGGACAATAATCCGCCACTGTCTTCTTTCTTTGGGACAGCACTTATTGCAACAGGAGAAACGCTTTTACTACCACCACTTTTTCCAAATTGACTTTCATATGCAGATTCTCTTGCGGCGGCATCTTTGAAGAACATATCTGCTCCTCTTGATGCTTTTCCACCACTTATCGTTACCAGCTTCATAATGTTTTGGCGCATAACATTCATATCTCTGGCCATTGCATTACTATTCATTGTATTTTTTGCAATGATAGAAAGTTGTGCTTCTTGATTTTTGCTGGAAATAATTAGCGCATTTAATGCCTGTGATTGCATTCCGCTATCACCAAGCAATTTGCCGGAAGATGATTTATTTAATGCGGAATATCCTTTACCGAATATTTTTTGACCAATAGCAGAAGTTATGCCTGAGCCGCCAAATAGAATGTTTCTCGGATCAAGACGTTCCTTTGACCGCTTAAACATGGTAGAACCTAAAGAAGATAAAACTCCTTTGCTTTTTAGTTCTTGTTTATAAACATCCGTAAAAGTTGCCATTTTTTATCTTTTCTTATTCTGCATTTGCTGTTTTATTTTTTCATTTTCTTCTTCAATGTATCGCATCAACATAGTAACATATAAACTCTTTTCCCAAGGCATCAAAGATTCTATGTCACTTAAGGAATATTTATGATGTTGCATCAAAGCAAAGTTTGTCTGGTAATGATTGGATAGACTATCATGCCTAAATGTCACACGAAAAAACTTTGTACTCCCTCCAACACCACTTCTTCCTGATACTCACACTTATTGCATTTGAAGTTGAGTGTCTTTTTCATTTTAGGAATAGTTTCAAAGAAATCTTGTATTTTTTGGAATTGGTCTCTAGTCAAACTATCCACAAAATCTATTAATTCTGTTTCGGAAACATCTTTAGCATAATATAAAGTTTCTTCATCGTAGATGTAATCTATACAGTTGGTGACCATTTTTTGTATGGCTTCTGTTTCAGACTGCGTATCCATTTTTTCCATGGTTTTGAAATCTGGATATTTCATAACAACACCAAGTTTTGAAGTTAGTTGAATTTTTTGTGAATGATTTTCATTCTCTTCCGGTTCAACTTCTAGTGCATTGAAACTCAATTTAATGATGTTGTTGCACTTCTTTTCGTTTCCTTCATTATCTTTAACATCGTTATTGCATTTGTATTGCAAATCAATTATCTCACCAATAGACCTTGCTCTCAATTGCAAGAACATATATTCCAAGTCTAGTATGGGCAAATCATCAACGTTGATATTTTCCACACAGCAGTTTGTCACAATCTGCTTAATCGCTAAAAGAATGGATTTTTCATCCTCAGATTCCATAGCCATCAAAAGAATTTTTTCTTCTTTAACTAAGAATGGTCTAATCTTTACTTTCTTTTTTAATAATGGCAAAGTAATTTCATATAAAGGCACATCAATTTTAGGTAACATATAATCTCCAAATAATTAAAATATTCTTCTCACAGCTTCGGCCGTTCCTCTAATTTGTGATTGTAGGATTTGAGAGACTGGTACTCCTGCAACAGAAGAACCAAGAAGTGCGGCTGCGGTTGCACCAAGGTCATAGTCGCCTTCATAAATTGTTTTAAATTTTTGATAAGCAAAATTGACAGTCAATCTATGAAAGCCGTCATCTGACCAAGCTAATGGTTGCGCTGAGATTCCAATGGGAAAAGCATCAAATAATTCTACTGCATAAATCTGTTTGATAAAGTCATCGTACTGAACAATCTTAATGTTTGTCATGTAGTATGTTTCTTTGCCCTTAGGAAATCTAGCATTGTTTGTGTCGTTAGGTACGATTGCTTCTAGCCAACGGTCAAATAGCTTTCTCTCATAGAATTCGTTTGTGCAAATCCAAGTCAATTGTATTCCGTCATCATATTGTGCTTTATATGGAACTTTGAAACTTGGACCATAAATTTCAACGTCATTGGTGTTTAATGTTTTTCCAGGCAATGACGCACTTTCACATTGAAGTGCTAGATATCTGGAAATAGATGAATTGTATGATTGAGTTTGTTCACCGCCAAGCACTCTTGCGGTAACATCAGAGAAAATTGAGTTTGGCAGATTTAAGATTTGCTCAAGCAAACCATTCTCAACAAACTTGCCAATGTATTGTGGTATCGGTAATATAACTTGAAAACGACTTGGACGGGCTAAGCCTTCTTTAGCTTTTATGTTAGCTAAAAATAATTGGGGTAAAAATGACATTAGAATTTTTTCCTAGAATCGGCCCAGACTTTGTGTTTTGTTGCCTTTTCAAATTGTTCAACCGGCAATAGGGCGGCAATGTCCCATTCATCAGCTGGAATTTCAACAAATCTAGATTGCACATGAGAACCTAGATATCGCTTAATACAAGGTGTTGCTTCATACGCTTTTGAGAATGCCGCCAGCATTTGATAGTTTAATCTTAGCTTAGTTTGTGCATCAAAGCGATTATCGGTGGCATGTTCGCTCAATTTATCCAAAAGAATGATACGTTGCTTTGGGTGAATGTAATGTAAATTCAGCCCTAGAAAACCGTCTGGGTATAGTTGTATTGGTAGAACCAATGGGAACTTGTCGTAATATGGCAACTTATCCTTCGTTTTTGGGTCATAATAAAAATAGTACATGTGACCGATAAAATGTGAAGTTGTCTGTCTCTCACGGTCCTGCATTAATTTTTGGGGCGTTGGTTTTAAATCGCCAATCTTTGAACGCAACCAATCACGGGCTTGTCTGCTACGAGCCGTATAACCAGTCTTTTGCAACTGCTGATTGATTCTATCCATTAAGTAAGCCATAATTGTATTTATTACGAATTAAATGCCTAAATCTTTTTCCGTAATTATTTTGAACTCCCAGCCGTGTGTGTGACAGAACTCATCGGCTGCTTTCCACTTCATTTGATTGACAACATAAGTAATGGATTCTTTTATGTACTGCTTTGTCTTACGCTTTTGTGTTGGTTTTTTGGTCTGTGCTTCTGGTTTCACCTCAACTACATAAGTCATAATGGTATCATCTTTTCGTTTGACTTTGATGATGAAATCTGGAAAGTAACGATGCATTCGCTTGTCAACTGGACTGTAGTAAGGAATAGCCAATTCTTCCGATGACCACCAGATGATGTTCGGATTATCGTCAAACCACTTCATACAACGCAATTCCCAAGATGACCTATAGATTATGTTATCTGGATTGCCGTTATATTTTTGGGGGTTTTGTGGGGTAAACTTACCTTTGTAAGAATTAGTTCCATAAGACATATAAATATGTAGTAAAACTTCAGGATCAACATGGCACTTTTCACCTTATCCGACATAACTTATAAAGAGCAAGCCGCTAGAACAATCGGACCTTTGCCTAGAGAAGCATTTGGTCAAAATATATTGAGATATCCTATTGATATTGGATCGGTAGATAAAGGGCATTATATGGTTATTCATATCAATGTTCAGGATAAAACTGAGTATCCAGCAAATTTTGCTAGTGATCCTCGTTCAAATATACAACGCAATAGAGAAGGTCTTTTTGGCCAAACAAATTCAACGAATGCTGGTGGTACACTTAATTCTGTTGTTGGTGCAGTAAAAACAATTGGAGAAGAAGCCGGCAAACTCGTACAAGATGCGTTGGGTGGTGAAGTGGCCAATAAAGTAAATGTTGTTACGACTGCTGCCAACGAAACATTGACTTTTGTACAACGAGGTCTTTCTTCATTTGGTGTTAATGTTTCGGATGGTGTTAACATTCTTAAAGGCGCAACTCAAGGCGCCGGCGAAAGTTTGGGCTCTCTAAATGCGGTTAATTTTTTGAGAACAACAAAAAGGACTACCGATAGTATCGCATTGTATATGCCGAATACTTTAAATTTTACTCACACTCAAGGATATTCTGATTTAGATTTGGGTTCAGAAACGGCAGCTTTGTTAGGAGCTGTTGGAAAAGTTGGCTTAGAGGGCGGTGTAGATCCAACACAGAAAGGAAGAAATTTATCTCCTTTCGTTCTGCAAAAACTTGCATCAGGACTTTTAGCTAATAGATTAATAGATTCACCAAAAGCGGCTACAGCCGCATTTGTTGGTGCTACAGGACTAACGCAAAATCCACAATTAGAATTAATTTATACAACTCCAAGTTTTAGAGATTTTAGATTTTCTTTTATGTTTTATCCAAGAAGTGAGCAAGAAGCACTTGAGATACAAAAATTAATTAAACGATTAAAATTTCATCAAGCCCCGGAAGTTAAAACGGGAACTGCTGGTTATTTTTTGGTTCCGCCATCAGAATTTGACATTGAATTTTATTACAACGGCCAAATCAATCCAAATATACCAACAATTTCAACTTGCGTTTTAATGTCAATAGATATGGATTATGCACCAAATGGATTTCATACTTTTGAAACACCAGGAGACAACTCTCCTCAACTCGGTGCCACTGGTATGCCAACAGCAATTAGAATGGATTTAACATTCAAAGAAACTGAAATTATGACAAAATTTAATTTTCAAGACGAAGCTGGCTTAATCACAAAACAAAGACAATTTGAAAAAGATAGATCCTTCTAAATGGCAAAATACTTTAGATACTTTCCCAAAACCGTCTATAATTTAGAGGGTTCAAATTCTCTTGACACAGTTACAAATTTAACTGCTAGTTTTTCGTTTGATGAAAGTCTTACGGAAAATTCTATCGCATACTATCAGTACACCGTACCTGATGGCGAAACACCAGAAATTGTAGCCAATAAATTTTATGGTGGACCAGAAAAACACTGGATCATTTTGAAGATGAATAACATTTTTGATGTTAAGACAGATTGGCCAGTTGAACAAAGAGTTTTGGATGAAGTTGTTCGGTCAAAATATGCAGACAGTTGGATAACAGAAACTTTTGAAATGGCTGATGAAGAAGGCAATCTTTTTGTTACTGAAGCAATTTCTACAATTACATCATTGAATGTTGTTAACGATGGTTCAGGATATGCTAACGGAAACATTATTCAAGTTCAAGGCGGAACAGTATTTGGTACCAAAGCAAATGCAACAGTAACCACCGATGGAAAAGGTAATGTTGTTTCATTGAGTATCGCCACAGCAAATGTTGGTTCTTATTTAATTCTACCATCTGGTACAGTTGCTACATCAAATATCACTGGAGCAGGCACAGGATTGACAGTTTCCGTCAACGCATCGGTAACTAATGATGAGCAATTAATTTTTGAAACGGGCAAAGAGAGGGATGGATTACAATGGGCTATAATTAACAATCATTCCTTTTATAAAATTGAGACAAGATTATTTCCCGTTACTGGAGAAAAAACGGTAGACAAGATACAAATAACAGAAGAAGACTACAATAATCTTGTGGAAGAAAGTGCAAACTATACTTTATCGGATGGAAATACTTTAACTATATCAATTACAAAAACCAGAATGTCTTTCTACGATTATGAAGTTGAGCAAAATGACGCTAAAAGAGATATAAAAATTCTTAAGAGTGAATATGTTGCTGTAGTGGATCAAGAATTTGTTGGGGTAATTAGTAATGTCTGATGTAAGCATTTTACAATCAACACAATATACTGTTAAAAAAGATGGTCTATCATTAGTAACCAAAATTGGTATTATTGATTTGACTGGTATGTTTGAAGAATTGAATATCTTTGATAGTATTTTTAATCCATGCATGACAGGAACTATTTTAATAAGAGATGCAAAAGGACTGTCAAACAAATTATCTTTTGATGGATCAGAAATTCTTTTGATTGAGATGGGGAAAACGGAAAATCAAGCAATAATTAAAAAATCATTTAGAGTTTATAAACAAAGTTCCAGAACAACGGTAAATATAAGCACTGAACTTTATGTTCTTCATTTTGTTTCGGACGAATTTATTTTATCCCAACAAAAGAAAATATCAAAGTCATATCGTGATACTTATGATAATATTGTTCGTGATATTCTAAAAAATTATTTGTCTGTAAATTCTCAAGGAGTAGGTCTTATTGAGACAACAAAAGGAGTAAGAACTGTTGTTTTGCCCAGTAAAACTCCTTTTGAATGTTTAGATTGGTGTTCAAAAAAAGCAGTTAACGATGATTTATCACCAACATTTTTATTCTTTGAAAACAAGATAGGATATAACTTTATAACTATCTCAAATATGTTAGGACAAAAAGCGATACATGATATAAACTATCAACCAAAAAATTTAGCATTGCCAGATACTGAAAAAAATGAAATGCTGGGGGCTAGATATCTTGAAGTTGTCTCTCAATTTGATTTGAATAAAAATATCAAGCATGGAGTTTATGCTGGCACTTTTATTGGATTTGATATTATGTCCAGAAAAGTTGCAATAAGAAATGTAAACTTTGATGACGTTTATTCGACCGGCAAACACGCAAACAAAACTCCAAATATTGGTGTTGTTAAAAATAAAGATGGTATTAAAAATACGGAGATGTTTGATTCAAGAAAAGTTTTTTTTCCAACAGGAATTTTTAAAGCAAAGAATGAGTATGTAAAAGAAAATGATGCGAATTCTATTGATGCGGATGATGATACATATAACTATGTGATACAAAGAGAATCTTCTATTCGCAATTTGATGAATCAAAGATTAAAAATTGTTATGCCAGGAAACTTTGATTTGATTTCTGGCACAAATGTGAACGTAACAGTTCCAACAATTAGTGAGCAATCTTCGGAAAAAAATCAAGATAACATGGATAAATCAAAAAGTGGTAAATATTTGATTGTGGCCGCAAGACAGATGATTACTTATGACAAACATGAAACTATTCTGGAAGTGGCCACAGATTCTTCAAACCGGGATAGAGTTTATTTGAGTACACAGCAACAAAATGATTTGGCGGATTTTTATGGATAATAATTTTTCTGGAAAAAATGGTTTCATTTGGTGGGTCGGCATAGTTGAAAACAGACTAGATCCATTGGCAATGGGAAGGTGTCAAGTTAGAATATTAGGTTGGCATAATACAGATAAAGCGCAACTTCCAACTGAAGGCTTGCCTTGGGCGCATCCAATGTATGCAATCAACACTTCAAAAATGTTTTCTTCTCCCAAATTAAATGATTGGATTGTTGGATTCTTCTTAGATGGTGAAACTGCACAACAACCAGTGATGATTGGTTTCTTGCCTGGAATGATATCAAAATGAGTCAAAGTTTAATTGATTTACATATTTTGACAGCGAAGGCAGCCATATCGCATGAGAAATATATTGCTGGAATAATTACGACTGAAGAATTCTTAAAAGAAATAGAATCTATAGATTGTCATTGTCATACTGATATTAAACTAGAAGAAGCCCATTCGGAACTTGATTGTTGCTATAGAGACATAATGGATGGAATTCTGCGACTATATCACCAAGAGAATAAAAAATGAGCGCACAAACATTTAAACCAATCTTAGCAACCACTGTTGAAGAAGCATCGTTATCCAATTACACATTACTGTATAACACAGGAGATTTTGGAGAAGAAGGCACACCAACAACATCAATTTGGGCTATGGGAAAAATTGCAGGAACAAGCATTGATGTAACAAATAATAAGTTGGTGCATAGTTGTGATTTCTCAAATGACTTGAAAAAAAATATTGGGTTAAAGAAATTCTTAAAAGGAATTGCAAAATGGATTAGAGAAGGAATTAGATCCATTATGAGATTGCTAGGTTTTAGTGATCCATCTGGTTCTTTTTCATCAGTTATCAATATGCTAAAGTCTGTGGCTGAGTATATTAATTATATCAATCGGGAATATATTCAACCAATTATAGAATTTGAAAAATATGTTCTTGCTGTATTGGTTAAGATCCGAGCAATCATTCAATGGATTCTTAGTTTGCCAAAAAAATATTTAGAAATGTTGAGAGACTGTCTAAATAAATTATTATCATCTTTAGGAAGTATTTTTAGTGAAGTATGGACTGAATCTGCACCAACTAGTCCAACATGGACAGTAGGAACACAAGAATTTGAGGATGGGTCTTCTATACAAACATTTGAAGATGGTTCCCAATTAATTACCGATACTGATGGAAATGTATCTTCAATTGATGCACCAGAAGATACATATATTTCTCCATCGGATACCGGAAAAAGTTATACAGAATTGGCAGGAGCAATAAAAGACGTTGCCTCAGCGACTAAAGATGCGCTAAAAGCATCTGCTACCGTTGCAGGTTTAGCCGTAGGAATTGCAGCCTCATCAACAGTTGGTTTATTTGTACCAACCACTCAAGATGAAGTTACCAAAGCTAATGCGACAATCACATCATACACTGGCTCTGTGCCACCTGGATTACAAGTTCCAACTGCACCAAGTCAAAAATCAAAAACACCTTAAAAAATTATGGCAACAAATAGCGACTATACTAAATCATATGAACAGGTGGTTGGAGCACTTAGTTCCAATCCATCAAATAATTTATTTCAAGAACCGCCATCTCCAGCATCGGTTGACAATCCACCATTATATCCATATAATCAAACGTGGGATAGTGAGGGAGCACATTCAATCCAATTAGATGATACTCCAGGAAGAGAGCGGGTACGCATACAACATGGAAAATCTAGAAACTTTATTGAAATGCATCCAAACGGAAATCAAGTTATAAAAGTTTTTGGTGAAGGATTTGATATTACAATCGGTAAGAAAAACATTTATGTTAGCGGTGCATGTAACATCGTTGTTAAAGGCGATTGTAATATGCAAGTGGATGGAGATTTAAATCAAGAAGTTGGCGGAGATTATAATCTTGCAGTAAAAGGAAAAATGAATGTCCTGAGTGCTGGAAATCTTTCACTTTCTGGTAATAAAGATGTTAGCATTAGTGCAAGTGAAAAATTTGGTGGTTCTTTGAGTTTGTCATCAGCACAAAGTTTGAATTTAGGATCAGATTTGTTTATTCATGGTTCAATTACTTGCGACACACTTACTGCGGAATCAAGAGTGAATGCAAAAATGGGTGTTTTTGCTGGTCCATATGGATTCACATCTTCTCTCGGGGGATTATCATTAGGCTTGCCAACTCCATTAACACCAGTTGCAACTCCAGGATCCATTACTACCGTTGGACCAATCACATCATTAGTGTCCGTAAATGCTCCAATAGGAAATTTCTTTGTCGGTAATATTGGATATGCAAGTATTGGTATTTCATCAGCAGTTTTCATGTTTGACACAATCAATTCTTTGATTTATAATACACACAGTCATCCAAAAGCTGGACCCGTAATAGGTAAATTTTTAAGTGCTTGATAAGGAAAAAAATACTATGGCTAAATTATTTCAAAAATTAGGATACAATTATACAGACACCAGAGGTGATATACCAGATTTGTCTGTGGAAGCAAAAGAACATTTGAATAGTGTTCCAACCATAATTACTGATTGGCAATCGGGGGATATTGCGAATAGTTCTGTTAGTGGTTACTTTAAAAATCCAACTTCGGTTTCGGTAGCTAACATTTTAAATTCTGCAAATACATTACGAGATACAATACTTACAATTACAAGTTGCACAAATGTGGGTGTACAAGATAAATTAAACATGACAGTTAACATTCTTGAATCTAATGTATCTTCAAATTTATACAGCAATTCTGCCAATTTTGTGGCACACACAAATAGAATTTCCGGCGTTACAAATTATATAACTGATGCTACAAATAATCCAGATGTTGCTCAAGCAAAACCGTATTACGATAATGCAATGGCTGTAGCAAAAGGATTAATGTATATAATTTATCAGACTGATGGAATTCAAAATACTGCTCCAATTTTTGGCAGTTTTACTAGCGTTTTTATTGATCCAGAATTGTCTCAAGCAAACACAAACATCATTGCAAATACGGTAATACTATCAACTAGCATTTCTGGCGGAGGATCTTGCAGTTTGACATTACCACAAGCTAATACAATTTATAATAATTTAGCAAATGTTATAAGTCTCATGGACACAAGAAAATTGCATGATGAAAATTTTTATACAAACAGTAGGACATTGATGGATGATTTTGCAAAAGTTCGGCAATTTTCTTCAATGGGTCAGTCTCAAACTGCTTTAATAGAAAATTATATAGGAACAGATAAACTTATTACTAGAATTACTTCATAAATAAAAGATGGCCACAGTAGTAAGCGCAACAACTAGAAAATACAAAGACTTGGACTTGTCTTTCACAGCCCATCCTATAAAGAAGGATGTGAATAAGCACGTTGACGAGATGGCGGTAATCAATTCCGTTAAGAATTTGATCTCAACTTCTCGGTACGAAAGACCTTTTCAGCCTCAGTTGGGCTCCGGTGTACGCAACTTGTTATTTGAAAACATGGATTCCATTACATCTTCCGCACTAAAGCGTGAGATTATACAGACGTTGGAAAACTTTGAGCCAAGAGTTATCGTAAAAAGCGTTGCTGTTTCGCCAAATTATGAAGGCAATTCTTACAGTATCGGCATGACATTTTTGATAGTCAATAGAACAGACCCAATAACAATAAACTTCTTCTTACAACGAGACAGATAAGATGGCGGACCGTTTAAATGTAACCGAATTAGATTTTGATTCAATCAAAACTAATCTTAGAAATTTCCTAAGACAACAAACCGAATTTCAAGACTATGATTTTGAAGGTTCTGGCTTAAGTGTTCTATTGGACATTCTAGCATACAATACACATTACAATGCATATTACTTAAATATGATTGCCAACGAAGCATTCTTAGATAGTGCTTCTCTTAGAAACTCAGTTGTTTCACATGCGAAACGAGTTGGTTATACACCACGTTCAGCTAGAGCGCCAAGAGCAATTGTTAATGTAACAATTCAAACAACAAATGCTACACCAGGTTCATTAACTCTGCCTAGAGGTTATGCATTTTCATCTTCACAATTAGATGGCGTATCATACAAGTTTGTTACCGTAGAATCTACAACAGTTTCTAAAACAGCAAACAATTTTGTTTTCACAAACGTGCCAATCTATCAGGGACAACTAGTTTCATACTCTTATACCAACAGCTTCTTTTCTAATCCAAAACAACTGTTTACAATACCAGATGCAAACATTGATACGACAACTTTGAGAGTTTCGGTCAAACAGTCTGCTTCAAATACAGAAACTGTGGTTTATGATTTATCTACGAATGCACTTACTGTAAATTCAACATCGGAAGTTTATTATCTACAAGAAGGTAAAAATGGTCAGTATGAAGTTTATTTCGGCGATAACATCCTAGGGAAAAAGATACCGGATGGTGGTGTAATCACTCTAGAATATTTGATTACCAGTGCGGATGCATCAAACAAAGCAAACAGTTTTGTTTCTTCCTCAACAGTTGGTGGATTTAGTTTAATTTCCGTAAATTCAATTTCTGCGGCTGCTGGTGGTGTCACCAGAGAATCAGTAGATTCAATTAAGTTTGCGGCACCTCTTGCTTTGCTATCACAAAATCGTGCTGTAACAAAGAACGACTACATCAAGTTAATTCAACAAAACTATCCAGCTTTTGAAGCAGTCAACGTATGGGGTGGAGAAGAAAATGATCCACCAGTTTTTGGTAAAGTATTCGTGTCAGCAAAGCCAAAATTGGGTTTTGAAGTTTCGGATACGGAAAAAGATTTTGTAAAAAATACCATATTGAAGCCAATCAGTATGTTGACAATTACACCAGAAATTGTTGATATTGATTACAATTATCTAAAAGTTCAATCAAACGTTTTCTATGATAAATCAAAATTGTTGTTAAATGATTCCGAATTGAAAAGTGCAATAACAAATTTAATTAAAAATTATGCTTCTACGAATTTGAATCAATTTAATACTTATTTTAGATTTTCGGGTCTTGAAACTGCGATTGATAATTTTGATAGATCAATTGTTTCTAATGAAATAAATTTGTTTGTTGCTAAAAAATTCAGACCAGATTTAATTAATGCGGATAATTATATTTTGGATTTTGGTTTTGAATTGGGCAGAGGAACAACAAACGATAACTTCTACTCAACACCAGATTTCACAATGACAGATGAAATTGGTGTTTCTCGTCAGTGTTTCTTTGAAGAAGTTCCATCATCGTTTTCTGGACTAGAATCAGTAACGGTAAGTAATCCAGGTTTCAATTACACATCAACACCAAAAGTTACCATTGTCGGTGACGGTGAAGGTGCATTAGCAGTTGCTGAAATAGTGAATGGAAAATTGAACAAAATTACTGTCACAAATCCAGGCATTGGATATACCACAGCAGCCGTTCAAATCACTGGCGGCGGTGGATCTTTAGGTGCTGGATTGGCGGTGCTTGAAGGTCGGTATGGACAAATCAGAATTTCATACTTTAAGCCAGATGAAATTAGCAGTCAAAGCACTAAAGTAATTTTAAACAAAAGCAAAAACAATGGTGTAACTGGTGTCATTGATTACACATTAGGTAAAATAACGATCAGTAATTTTAATCCAACAGCAGTTAACAACGACTTTGGCGATATCATGGTTCATATTAAGCCAAAGATTAATATCATTCAATCAAAATTAAATAAGATGCTTGTTCTGGATGCAGATGATCCTACCAGCGTTACTGTTAAGACTACTACAATTTAATGGAAAATGTTCGCACATCAAACCTGGTATCTTCACAATTACCAGATTTCGTAAGAAGTGACTATCCAAAGTTTGTTACTTTCTTAGAAAAATACTATGAGTGGCTGGAAACTACAAATAGCGTTTCCTATGAAATTGATGCATTACGTAATGCAAATGATATTGATAATTCAGATGATTATTATATTCAGCAATTAAAGAAGGACTTGGCTCCTTATTTTCCTCAAGAAATAGTAACAGACAAAAGATTGTTTCTAAAACTAGTCACCCAATTTTATAGATCAAGTGGCACACAAGAATCTGTTAAGTTCCTTTTCAGAGCATTGTACAATGAAAATATTGAAATCTATTATCCAAAAGAAGATATTCTAAAAGCGTCTGATGGTAAATGGGTATTGCCTTTAGCACTTAGAGTTGATACTGATGACAACAATATTTTCAACATTGCAAAAACTTTAATTACCGGCGAAACCTCAAAAGCTACAGCACTTGTTGAAAAAGTAATTCAATCAGTTGACCGACAACTCGGCATTACGTACACCGAAATTTATGTTTCAAATGTTCAAAGATTGTTTACAACGGGCGAAAGAATAACAGCCACTTATGTTGATGAAGCTACTGATCTAAATGTTACTGTTAGTGGTCGTTTGATTGGCGCACTATCCGAAATAAAAATTAATCCGCTAAACAGAGGTCTTTTTTATAATGGATACGATCTTGATGCCATCCCCTCTTATCCTGGAGATCCAGTCAGTATTGTTGGTGGTTTAAATCCTATTGCTAACACGCCAATTGGTGCGGTTGCTTATGTTGGAGTAACTACAAAAGGCGGCATCACGGATATCATTGTTGAAAAAGGTGGTTTTGGTTTCAGAGATCCAGCAATAAATTTAAATTCATCAATTATTGATTTTAAAGGTGGATTTGATGGTGTAGCATTTGGTACTGAAGCTAAAGCAACCATCAATTTGTTGGATACTTCAATATCAAGAAAAATAAATGTATCCAATATGGCTGTTGATACTTTAGATGGTTATTTTTCTAAAATTTCAAGAGTACTAACTAGCGTTTCTATTGTGGGATCAAATGGTTATTTCTCAACAACAACTTCATACTCGGGAAATCTTACGGTTGGAAATGCAGTAACTTCTTATGGAACATTGACAGGAACTGGAACAATTACCGACTATTCATCAACAACTTTAACTGGTGTTGTAATTGAAGGATCAAATGGTTATTTTTCAACCACATCATCGCCATCAACAATTACCGTTGGTGATCCAGTTAGCATCTCAGGAACTTTAACTGGAACCGGAACAATTTATAATTATTCATCGGGAACAACATATTACATTAAGACAAAAAATTCTAATTATTTTTCCTTATCCGAATCTATTGGTGGGGCTGCAATCACATCACTCAATGGAACAACAACAGGTTTAACTTTTCAAACAGGAAAATTATATTACGTAAAAACGCAAGCCGGTGGTCCAGGAGCAAATTTCTTTTCTTTATCAGCAACTGTTGGTGGGGCTGCAATCAGTACCACATCAGGTACAACTACTGGTCTCACTATTACGGCAAATAAAGAAACACAAACAATTTCAAGTTTATCTACATTTGATGAATTTCCAGTTTTTCCAATTTCATTTGTTGCTGTTGATGGTTCAGGTGGTGGATATCGCCAAAAGCCATCCGTAGAAACTTATAGTTTTTATAATGAAGATTATCCTGATAGTGAGGTATGTACTGCACGAACAATCGTAAAAGGAACATCATTAATAAACGATAGTTCGCAAAATTTAACAAATTCTTTTGAACCCGGAGATTATGTTAGACTATTCATTAAAAATAAATTTGAAGCCATTCGTGAAGTGTTGTATGTTGACACAAATAATTTATATTTTGCCGAAGCATTTCGGAATGATTTAACAAACGTATCGGTTTATAAAATTCTAAGAAACGATTTGTATAAAATTGGATCACTTGGTAGAATAACAGTTAACAATGGTGGCACTGGTTATGCTAATGGCGATATTCTAATTTTTACTGGTGGTTCTGGATATGGTGCAAATGGATATGTAAATGTTTCTTCTGGTGTAATTACTTCAGTCACCATTAACAATCATTCTTCAAATGCTTTTGTTATTGGCGGAGAAGGATATACAAGAGATTCATTGCCATCAATTAATGTTCAATCAGTTTCTGGTACAAGTGCTAATTTGACGGTTGCACAAATAACGGGTGATGGTGAACAATACGGATTAACAACCTCGAGAATTGGTGCCATAACATCATTAAGAATTGAAAGTTTTGGTTATGATTATGTTGAGGCTCCAACAGTATCTTTAAGAAATGCAGATATAGTTTTAAGAGATGTAACCCTTGGACAATTATTTGTAGCAAATACATCAGTGTATCAAGGCACATCAAATAGTAGTTCAACATTTAGTGCAACAGTAGATTCTTATAATCCTGGAACTACAACGCTTAGAATATTTAATTATCGTGGCGTTTTTGATGAAACTAAAACTATCAAGTCGGATGATGGAACAGTTACTGCAAATGTAACATCATTCTTGTTCTATGGTGATGGTAACGCCAAAGCTACAGCAAAATTTGAAAACGGTTTGATTCGTTATCCTGGAATTTATTTAAATACTGATGGACAAATTAGCGCAGACAAGAAATTACAGGACGGTGAAAAGTATCACAACTTCTCATATATTATTAAATCTCAAACGGACTATTCTAAGTTTAAGAAGCCACTAAACGATATTGTTCATCCAATTGGAACAAAAACTTTCATTACAAAAATTGATGACAATGATGAAATGATAACTGATGTTAATACGTCAACATTTATAACGATTACTTCTCTTGCGGATACATACAATATTGCCAATGGTTCTAATAAAATTATTACTACAAACGCCAGCGCAAACCTCCAATCTACTGTTAATGTTGGTGATTTAATTCTTCTATCAAATGTTCATAGAAGATTACAGAACACGGTTAATGTTGTTACAGGATCAAATGTTTTGTTTGGATCATCTAATAGCGTCAACTTCATAAATGACTTACAGGACGGAGATACAATATATCTTTCTACCGGAAATACAGTAATAATTAAAGAAGTTACCAATTCGTCTTTTGCTATTCTTGATACCATAATTAATGTGACCTCAACTTCGGCGACTGTTAACTTGGTTTATACTGCTACTGTCAGGGCTAATTCCAGAAATGCAAATACTATTTTTGCGAGTAGCATATTTACATCAAACGGCAGCAATTTGAGCGCAACCATTCAAAAAGTTAGATAAATAGAAACATGTCAGCACTCTTAACTAAAAATTTCAAAATATTGATGGCCCAGCAAGTTTATAACTTGTTGGACTTGGGCGCAAACGCATATTTGCCAGCCGAAAGAAAATCATATCTGTATGCATTTTTCGGTAGACACTTACCTTGGAATTCTGGTGTAGAAGTGGAGGGAACTCCATCTGAAACCGAAGAAGCTATAAACAACTACTATAAACGTGGTGTTTTAGCTAAACAATTATCATATGATAACGCATCTCTTGTTGTTCCTAGAATTAACTGGACTGCCGGAACAGTATACAACACGTATGATGCAAATGCAAATTTTTATATTTTAAATTCAAAAGATCAAGTTTTTAAGTGTTTATCAAATGTGTCAACTGGCACAGTATCCACACAAGAACCAGAGTTGACACTTTCTACAACATCCTTAGAAGAGCCATATGTAGAGACTTCCGACTTTTACAAGTGGAAATATATGTATACACTAACATCTTTACAAAAACAAAAGTTTTTGACTGATGATTGGATGCCAGTTTCTACAAACAAATTTGTACGAGCAGCCGCTGAACCCGGCTCAATTGATATTGTGACAGTAACTAATACGGGTAATAATTACACCAGCGGTCCCGTGCAGAATATTATTACAATTGAAGGAAATGGAACTGGCGCAATATTAAAAGCAAATGTGTCTGATGGAAAAGTAAGAAATGTAATTATACAAAATCGTGGAAATTATTACACTTACGCCAATTTAACTTTTACTGATGTTAGTGGCGGCATAGGAACTTTGGCGACTGCTACAGTTTCAATTGCTCCACACGATGGTCATGGATATTCACCAGTTCATGAATTAGGCGCATCTACTATTTTATTTAATGTAGAATTTGAACAAACCGAAGGTGGAGCATTACCAGTCGATAATGATTTCCGAGAAGTAGTGTTATTAAGAAATCCATATGTATACAACACTACAACATTAGCAACCGCAAAAACTTATACCTTATACACTCTCGTTAAAGTTTCACCGGGTGTTGGTGACTTCAATAACGATGAAGTTGTTTATCAAGGAGCAACATACGGCGATGCAACATTTACCGCTGATGTTATTTCTTTTGGTGAAACATCAAACTTATTATACCTAAATAATGTTCGCGGAACATTACAAACAAATCAGGCGATTAGAGGCTTACAAACAGGCGCTATTCGTATCGTAAATTCCATAACAAATCCAACTCTTGATTTGTACTCTGGAAAGATATTATACATATCAGATAAACTGCCAATTACAAGAGACCCAGCCCAAACCGAACGAATTCGTTTCATTTTGAGTTTCTAAACGAGGAATAAATGACTGCTACTTTTAACTACGATCCATACTATGATGATTTTGATGAAGATAAAAACTTCATGCGTGTTTTGTTTCGTCCTGGATATTCGGTTCAAGCCCGTGAATTGACGCAATTACAAACTATATTAGCAAATCAAATTGAAAAATTTGGCAACCACATTTTTAAGAGTGGTAGTCCAATTGTCGGTGGTAAAGTTTCATTAGACAACAAAGCAAATTATATTGTTTTATCGGCTCAATATAATAGCTTAGACGTTGATGCTACACAATTTTTAAACAAGACTGTTGTTTCATATAACTCATCAAAAATAATTAGAGCAAGAGTTATTGCAATTGACACATCAACAGCAAATCCCATTCTTATTCTAAAGTATCTAAGCGGCGAAAGATTTTCGGAATCAGATGAAATTCGTGTTTATGGCCAAGAAATTTATGCACAATTAAGATCCACCGCGGCTGTTGGTGGTTCTTTCGTTGCTAAATTACAAGAAGGTATATACTACTTTAAAGGACAATTTGTAAAAGTAGTTCCTCAATATTTGGTTATTGAAATTTTTTATCGCATAGGATATAATACAACAACAATTAATGCAAATCCATCATATAAAATTGGTATTGAATTTACAGAAACTATTGTTGATGAAGTTGACGATACTTCTTTATTGGATCCAGCTCAAGGCGCATTTAACTATCAAGCACCAGGAGCCGAGCGTTTTGCAATTCAAACTTCACTGTCAAAGAGAACATTAGATTCTGCTGATATTTCAACATTCTTTGAAATTGTTCGTCTTGTTAATGGTATAAAAACAAAAGAAATTGAATATCCAATTTATAGCGAAATTGAAAAAACTTTAGCTCGCCGAACACATGATGAATCTGGAAACTATACCGTAGATCCATTTGTTATTTCTCTTGAAGAAGGAGATACAGCTAATGGTAAGTTTAGCGTAGTCTTGGATCCGGGTAAAGCATATGTAAGTGGATACGAATTTGAAACTATTGCTCCAACAATTATTTCAGTTGATAGAGCAAGAGATGTTTCAAATGTTTCAAGTTTTGATTTACCAACAAACTATGAAAGTAGTTTGGTTCTAGCAAACGTTCGTGGCACACTTGATATTACATCATTCCCATCTTTGGATATTCATTCCGTTCCACTGACAAACATAAGTTTGTCCACAACCGCAACATATAATTCTACCAAAATTGGTACCATTTATGCAAACATGATTCGCTACAATGATTCAACACTTTCATCAAATGGAAATAGTCACAGTCATATAGTGAATACGTTTGGAGCAAACACTACTCCCATCACAGGAACATTGGCCGCATCAGGTTCATCTGCTACTACAATTGCAATTCCTGCCGCATTCAATGCTGGTTTGCCATTGAATGCTTATGCAAACATGTATTTTCAAATTACCAATGGTGCTGGCGCTTCATTGTCGCCAATTCTAATTACTAGTTCAAATACCGTAACTCTCAATTTAGCATCATCATTGAATTTTATTCCAGGTTCAAACACATTCACTATTCAGTCCGATATTAAAAATGCAGAATCGTTAGTTCAAAATGGTGGATCATATATTCAATTTGGTGGTAATATTGATGTAGATTCAAAAAATCCAACTACAGGATTTGTATCTATCAGTGAACCAGCAAGAACAAGTCTTGTTTTTGAAACTCCATATGAAGCTATTAAAGCTAATACAATTAGCAATATGGACTTTCAAGTTAGAAAACTATATCAGGGAACAACGGTAGGCTCTAGCGGTGTATTTACTGTGACCGCTTCTGGCACAGATACGTTCTCGTTCTCATCTGGAGTAGATCCACTTAGCAATTCGCAGATTCAAGACAATATAATTTGTTTTGTTCGTTCTGATAGTGCAAGTAATACTCAGTATGGTATTCAACCTAATACAGTTATTAGTTTATCACAATCTGGTTTTGCTGTTACTCCGATATCAGCATCTCAGTTTTCAATTAATTTGAAAGCTACTCAAACAATCAAAGTTGATTTGCTTATAAAAACAAAAATTAATAACGCCGAAGATGGTACAAACGGTGTTACCAAGCGTAAACAATTAATACCAATTACGGGCGGAACAGATTTACACTCATTGATTCCTTATGAAATGAATACTGCTGGAACTCAAGGAACAACTGTTCTATATTCAGCAAGTACATCTGGCGAAGTAACATATTTTGCTGGTGGTGCGGTATTCAAAAGTATCGGCGCAACCAACTTTGATAACGGTACAGTATTAACAGATTTGAGGACACCAGGAAAAGCAGTTAGCTTGCAAGTTCCGGATGTATATGAAATCATTGGCATTTATGATTCTAAAAATACAGGATCAAACGTTACCTCTGCTATGTTGACAACCGCAACGAATGATATTACATCATACTATGAGTTTGACAATGGTCAACGCAAAACACATTATGACCATGCAACAATTAAATTGAAACGTGGTTATTCTGCACCAGTTGGAAAAGTATTTGTGCAATATAGGTACTTCAAAAGTTTGTCTGGATTTGCCGGACTATTTGATGTTGATTCATACTCAAAAGGCTCAAACATCTCTTATGATGAAATATCTAAGTTTGATAATAAAGAAGATAAAAAACTTATTCCTCTAAGAGGCGCATTTGACTTTAGACCTTACAGAGCAATTGGTGGAACATCATTATCTGGAGCATTGAATCCAGAACCACTAGAAAACATCACGATGAATTATGATTACTACTTGCCAAGAATTGACCAAGTGGTAGTTAAATCTTCTAGAGAAATTGGAGTGTTGAAGGGACAATCAGCCGTTGTTCCAGTTCCACCTCCAGTTGATAAAAAAGATATGTTGATTTATACTTTGTATATTCCAGCATATACCGAAAGTGTTAAAGATATCCGCGCAGACTTTAAGAATCATCGCAGATATACGATGAGTGACATTCAGGCGTTTGAGGATAGAATTCGTGGACTAGAGTACTATGTTGCATTGACAACATTGGAAAAGGATGCAGCCTCAACAAAAATTCTGGACAACAATGGTCTTGAACGCTCAAAATATGGTATTCTTGTTGATAACTTCACATCAAAAGATTCACAAGCAACATTCTCAGATGCAGATTATGATAACAGAAACTTGATTGATGCTGGAAGATTGTATCCAGCTTCTCTAATGAGAACTGTTGCATTGGAAGCAAATACATCATTAAGCACCGGTGCAACAAAAGTTGTTGGAACTGGTACCAAAAAAGCATTGATGCTTTCATACACAACTTCTGAATTTGCAAAGCAACCTTATGCAACAAAATCTTTAGCGATTGCTGATGCAACATTTGCTAACTTTAAAGGTAAAACAAAACTGTTCCCAGAATTTACTGGAGATGTTGATACTGGTTCTACAGCGAGAGTTACACTAAATTCAACTCAGGGCATTGATAATGCTTTCAACTTTATCAATGATGCATTTAAGTATGTTGCTGACAATAATAAACAATGGGCTGATGATAGAAATAGTCCCTTTGCTCAAATTGCTGATAGTAAATGGTATAAAACTTTAAGAGAAACAGATTATACTAAACAAACAACCATACATTTAGGCGGAAGAACTTTCGGTCAATATGCAGCCGTTAATGACAACACTTATTTGACTAAGGGCGCAGAACTAAATCAGAAACAAATTTCCACATCAACTTCACAAGTGGACGTTGGAACTTTTGTTACAGATTTGGCTATTCAACCATACATGAAGTCAAAGCAAATTCTTTTTGCTACCGAAGGCATGAGACCTTCAACAGTAATGTATTCTTTCTTTGACGAAACTGATGTTAACAAATATATTGTAGTGCCAAACAAAGTTACTTTGAATGCTAATACAACTTTGATTTCTGGCGAATCAGTTCTTACAGCAAACACTATTGCAGACTTGACCGCAAACTTAGTAAGTCTATTATCTGGTGGAAATTCTTTTGATGCTGGATTTGTTGTTGTAAGTGAGATTGGATCTGCTAATGTCTCTATTATTAATGAAACAGGTAAACCTCTTTCAGGTAAATATGTTTATGGACTAGACAGCGGTAAATATTACACAGTAAGTTCCGTAAATGACCATCGTTCCGGTGTAACAAGAGGCGTTAGTGCTTCAACGATTACTCTTGCTTCCGATGCGCCAGCTTACAGCATAGTTGGAAACACGATTACTCTTATTCGTTCAACTTCATCGTTTGAAGGAGTGGGAGCACAATTTACAGTAACATCGTATGATACTAGCACAAAGGTTGCTACCGTAAGTGGAGCAAGTGCATATGCTGGTGGAACATATGTCTATAGTTTTGGAACAAATAGAACGAACACTTTGGGACAAGTTGGCGGTGCATTCTATATGCCAAAAGCAACGTTTCGTTCGGGTGAAAGAAACTTCCGCGTTACTGAATCTTTTAATAATACATATGACGCAGATTCAATTTCGTTCTCAGATAAAACATACAACGCAACTGGTCTAACAGTAAGCAAAACAACTCTTGTTGATACTGTATTGAATGTTGATGTTGATAGAAAAATTGTTGGCACACAAACTTCCGACAGATTGATTGGTTCTGTAGCATCTGGCCAAGAATTTTTATATGCGTGGTCTACTACCGATCCACTTGCACAAACATTCTTTGTTGATCCTGTAGTATATCCACAAGGTTTGTTCTTAAGTAGTGTTGATTTATTCTTTAAAGCAAAAGATGATGGCAATTTGCCAGTGACAATGCAAATTCGTCCAACGGTAAATGGATTCCCATCTTCTGATTACTGGTATCCAGAATCTGTTGTCACCAAGTATCCTTCTCAAATCAATGTTTCTGAAACGCCGAGTGTTGCTGATTCAAGCACATCTACTAATTTTGAATTTAGTTTCCCTGTCTATTTAAAGCCGGGTCTATACGCATTAATTGTTTTGGCTGATACTCAAGATTATATTGTTTGGGAAGCTGAAAAGGGTAGTTCAACTACCAACAATGAATATGTGGATAAACAACCATATATGGGAACTTTATATAAATCACAAAATACCGCTGAATGGACTCCTTTTATTAATGAAGATTTGATGTTTAGGTTAAATCGTTGCGTTTTTACAACGAACACTAATGCAACATATTACCTAAGAAATCAAGCACTACCTACTAGCACAAACTATGACAAAATAAGATTGATTACAAATTCAATTGTACCAGATGCAAAGGTTACATCGTTGACGCATAGCATCGCAACGACTACGATTTCGGGCGCAAAAGAATCTTCATTTAGAACATTGTCTCCAGGACAAACATATGATTTTTCCGCTGATGATTTGTATCAAGTTGGTTATCGCAGAAAGAAAATGTTCAATGCAAATGATTTTACATTGAAACTTGATATGACAACAACAAGTGATGCTGTGTCGCCAATCTTCTCATTAGAATCTGCTTATGTTAACATGTGGGAAAACTATATTGACAATGCAGAAATTAATTCTGAAGACTTCACTATCACTGCTCCCGGCAGAGGATACAATAACGCAAACTCAATTATTATCACAAGTTCATCTGGTACAGGAGCAAATGCAAACGTAACTGTTGATGGTAATGGTAATGTTATTGCAATTTATGTTACATCGCCAGGATCAGGCTATTTGGATGACTTTACTATTTCATATCCAGATACCGGCAATTCAACCACAGTTACATCTAATGCAGTTATTGAATTGAATAGTGAATATGATTCTTCGGGTGGTCCATGTCTAGCACGGTACATCACTAAGCCAGTTAAGTTAGCTGATGGATATGATGCTGGTGATTTGCGTGTATTCCTTGGCGCAAACAAACCCGGATCTTCGGAAGTTTCTGTATTCTACAAAGTATTGTCCGACAGCGATGCAACACCATTTAAAGATAGACCATATCAAAAAATGGTTTGTATTAATCCTACTGTAACATCATCGCCCGATAATGAAACCTTCCGCGATTATGAGTTTCGCCCATCGGCTACAACAAATGCAATCACATACGCTGGAACAAATGGAGTAACATATAATTCATTTAAAACTTTTGCTATTAAAATTGTATTGACTTCTAGTGATCCAGCGATTGTTCCAAGTGTTAAAGACTTGCGTATCATCGCAACTCCAGCCGAGTAATCATGTTTGTGAAAGTTGAAGGTACCAATTTTATTAAAGATACTGGCACAAACGCCCTGTTGATGACTGGGCGGAATGCCTTGGCTGAAAATGAAGCGAGGAAAAAACTTGCTGATAGGATGAATGGCAAAAATAATGAGATAAATAACTTGAAGAATCAGGTAGAAGAACTATCTTCTGATATGAAGGAAATCAAGTCCCTACTAAACGCATTGCTGAAACAGAGTAAAGAATAATGGCACTCAATAACATTACAAGAACAAATACAATTGATGAATGGCGCATTCAGACTAATTTGGCAGCCAATGCGCTTAATCAAATTGAGACTGGTAATTACAATAAAACTAACGGAACATTCACCATTTCTTCAAATGGTGCATTGTCTATTATCGCACAAGGAACTGCATTATCTGTTGCCAACGGTGCATTGTTTCAGAGTAATGTTTCTATTGGTAAAGAAATTGTTTTGGGTTCTGAAGTATCACAAACCGGCAATTTATTGGTTGGTAATGCAGTTTACATTTATGGTCAAGCAACCGCTCTTTATGTTGCGAATAATATAATTTCTAATGGTAGTATTGTTGTTCAAAATACAATTAAAACAAACAATATAACAGCAAATTCAAATGTAGTTGTTGTTGGTACAGCAAACGTAGGATATCTAGGTGTAGCAAATAGTGGTTATGTTGGCACAACTTTAACTGTTGTTGGTAACACAGCAGTGGGTAATTTGACAACAGCAAATTCTGTCTTTGCTGATAATGCTAGAATTACAACAAACATTGCTTTTGGTAGTTTACTACAGTCATATGCTAACGCTAATGCCTATGTGTCAAACACAGGTTCCGTTGTTGCTAACAATGCTAGATTCATTGCTAACACTTCTATTGGAGAAGAATTAACAACCATTACGGTGAATGCAACAAATGTTAGGGTAACAGCAAATGCTAATGCCGCACATTTCACAGCTTCACAATCGGTTGTTGCAGACACTGCTAGATTTGCAACGAATGTTGCTTTTGGTAGTTCGCTACAATCATATGCTAATGGAACTTCTTTTGTCGCAAATGGTGGATCTGTTGTTGCCAACACCGCTACAATTAATGCCAACACTTCCGTCGGTGGGCATATTGTTGTAACAAACTCGGTTGTTTCGGACACTGCTAGATTTATAACTAATGTTGCTTTTGGCAGTTCACTAGAATCATATGCTAATGGAACTTCTTTTGTCGCAAATGGTGGATCTGTTGTTGCCAACACCGCTACAATTAATGCCAACACCAGTGTTGGTGGACATATTGTTGTAACAAACTCGGTTGTTTCGGACACTGCTAGATTTGCAACGAATGTTGCTTTTGGCAGTTCTTTACAATCATATGCTAATGGAACTTCTTTTGTCGCAAATGGTGGATCTGTTGTTGCTAATAATGCTAGAATTAACGTCAACACTTCTGTTGGTCAAGAATTAACTACAGTTACGGTTAACGCAACAAACTCAAGAGTTTCTGGAAATGCTAATGCCGCACATTTTACTACTAGTGCTGGTGGTTCTGTTGTTGCAGATAGTTTAAGAATAACAAGCGCAACTCAATCTGCCAATATCAGCGGTAATGTTATTGCCGGAAATGTAAATACGCAGGGTATGGTATACGCTGGATCTATAGTATCCACTGGTATGTTAAAATCCTTTGATATGGAAGTAGATCAGGATCTTACTGTTAATCGTAATCTAACCGTAGATGGAAATTTTGTTCTGTCTGGTGATATTGTTTATGATACAGATAATTTTACCATTAGCACAGTAACTCCAGTAACAACTACAGGTGCTGGTTATTTTGGTGTTTTTAGGGGAAATACAATTGGTGGTGTTTTTGGTCATAACGGCCTGGTAAATACTGACGCTAATGCATATATTCGTTGGAGTGCATCTGCTAACAACTGGCAAATTCGTGATGTATTCAACCCTAGTATATCAACGTCATATTCTAAAATACTTACTGCAAATTTAATTACTGTAAGCACTTCATCCGTAAGTAATAATGATTTTGCATCTTCATGGTTAATGAAAAACTATGTTGATAATGCAAATACAAATTTACAGAATTATATTGATGTTGCTAACACCAGCATGAAAAGTTATGTTGACACAGCAAATACCAATTTAAAGAGTTATGTTGATACTGCAAATACAAATGTTGTTAGATATGTTAATACACAAGTTACATCCAATGTTCTGAATTCTGGTGCCGCAGTTGTTGTCGCACAAAACTTTGCTACTGCGGTTGATGATTCTGATCCGGGCAATGGTAACTTTAAATTTAATAATGCAACGATTGCATCAGCAACTTTTGCATACATGGACAACTTGGACACATATGCACAAACAATTACTGGAATATTGTCCACATATGGCGATTCAACCAATGCAGTAAAAGGACATTTGAGATTCTCTGTCTTTGGTTCATCAACTACAAAATTTGCAGTTTTTGCTATTACATCATCAACAGCAGCCTCTGGTTACTATAAAGTTGGTCTGACTTATGTTTCTGGCGCAGGAACATTTAGCGGTGGCGATCTCGTTATGGTTCAATATTCTAGAGCGGGCAATTTGGGCGCACAGGGACCAACAGGAGCACAGGGACCAACAGGAGCACAAGGACCACAGGGACCTCAAGGACCACAGGGACCTCAAGGAACAAATGGTACAATAGGTGTTAATGGTGCACCGGGCGGACCTGGACCAACAGGACCGCAAGGACCAACAGGAGCGCAAGGTGCTCAAGGTGCTCAAGGCGCTCAAGGACCAACAGGACCTCAAGGACCAACAGGAGCGCAAGGGCCACTTGGACCAACAGGACCTACAGGACCACTTGGACCAACAGGACCGCAAGGACCACTTGGACCTACAGGACCAACAGGACCACTTGGACCTACAGGACCACTTGGACCGACAGGACCAACAGGACCAACAGGACCACAAGGTCCAACTGGTGCCCAAGGTCCGACTGGTGCCCAAGGAGCCCAAGGCGCACAGGGACCATCAGGAACAATTACTAATACATCTTATCAAATGACTTCTCTTGGTGTTGGTACAGCAGCCTCGGGAACAACTGGTGAAATTCGTGCTACTGGTGCTATAACTGCTGGTTATTCTGACGATAGATTGAAAACAAGACTGGGTAATATTGAAAATTCTCTTATTAAAATTGCAGCCATTTCTGGATTCTATTATGAGCCTAATGAAATAGCTCAAGATTTAGGATATGAATTAAAAAGAGAAATTGGTGTATCCGCTCAAGAAATTCAAGCAGTTCTTCCAGAAGTTGTCGTTTCTGCTCCAGTAGACGATCAATATTTAACTGTTCATTATGAAAAACTTGTTCCTTTATTAATTGAAGCTATTAAAGAATTGATTAAAGGATTCAAAGATTTGAAAGATGAAGTTGACGAATTAAAGAAGAAATAAGATGGCCGCATTTTCAGAAATCGTTATAGAGCAAGGCGCAACATTCAACACTACAATTAATGTTGAAGATACCGCTGGTGCCGCAATTAACCTTTTTGGTTATACAGCAAACTCCATGATGCGTAAATCATACTATTCATCAAGTGCAACAACAATTACATCTACAGTAACAGGTACAGCAAATGGTGAAGTAACCCTTCGTGTAACTGCGGCTAATACTGCGGCATTAACACCAGGAAGATATGTGTATGATGTTATTATTACATCTCCAACATCTGTGGTAACAAGAGTTGTTGAAGGGATTGTTACCGTCTTACCTTCAGTTACGAGGTAATTATGGTTACAGCTAGAATCAATACTCCAGGAGTGATTGGTAAAGTTGCTGTTCGCCCAAATCAAAGAACAACAATCGCAGATCCAAAGTTTACTCCTAAACCTAATGTTGGTTTAGTTGAATTGTTTGATACCGCTATTGACCAAGCAGAGGAAGGCGACATTATTACATATGTCGCCAGCTCAGGAAAGTTTGAGAATCAGCAACTTGGAAATGTAAGTGTACAAGTTCCCAGAATAAATGGTGGGTTTTTTTGATTTACCAAATTCATAAATAGAATAATAAGAAGATTCCACAACTAAGGAACCATAATGGCAAATACAGTAATTCAGTTAAAATATTCTACCGCAACCAATAAACCGCCTACACTTAACGTAGCGGAACCAGCATATTCTAACGTATCAAGTACTCTTTGGATTGATGATGGAACGGGTGTTGTAGCAATTGGTGGTAAAGCATATACCGATAAAATTGATGCCGCTGCCTCAGCCGCGACTGCTAACGTTCTTGTTAAGAGAGATACCACAGGTAACGCATCGTTCAATTACATTACTGCTAACATTGTTGGTAGTATTTTCGGTAACGCTACAAGCGCAGATAAGTGGTTTACTCCTAGAAACATTGGTGTTTCTGGTGATGCAACAGGTATTATTTCCGTTGATGGTACAGCAAACGCTAACATTCCATTAGTTCTTTCCAACTCTGGCGTGGCTGCTGGAAATTATGGCGGTGCAACAAATGCCGCAGTAATTTCTGTAGATACAAAGGGTCGTGTAACATACGCGGCTAACGTTCCTATTTCTTCTACACTAAACTTCTCGGGTGATGTTGGTGCGGCTCCAGGAACATTATCTCTAATCTCTGATACCCTAACAATCAAGGGTAGTTTAAACGGAGGTATTAGCACCAATGCTGTTGATGCAAACAATACGGTACTTGTTAATGTTGATAATACAGTTCTTAGAAATTCTGGAAATCAATTTATTACAGGCGACTTGTCACTAACAGGAAGTTTGTTTATTGCTGGTAATACCACAACAGTAGATACTACAACAATATCAACCTCAGACTCTTTAATTAGACTAGCCGCAAACAACAATAGTGATCTTTTAGATATCGGTTTCTATGGCGTAGCTAATTCGAATACAAATGTAACAGGTAGCACAGTATATCACGGTCTTGTTCGTAGAGCCCAAGCCAATGAGTTCTTCTTGTTCAAAGGACTAACGACAGATCCAACCTCAAATGTTTTACCAACGGGTTCAATAAGAGGATCTAATACAGCAACACTGATTGCGAACTTAACTGCCGGTATGATTTCTGGTCTTGCTAACACTATTGGTGTTGTTGACGGCGGTACTGGAGTAGGCACATTTGCAGTTGGTAGCATTCTAGTTGGCGATGGAACAAATTCATTAAAAATACTCGCTAATACAGGTACTGCAGGAGCATATGGTTCAGCATCTAATACATTAATTGTCACTACGGATACTTATGGTCGTGTATCAGCTATTACAAATAGTGCAATTCAAATTAATGCATCTAATATTGTATCTGGCAACTTAGCAATTAATAGAGGCGGTACAAACAACGATTCTTACACAACTGGTGCCGCAGTATTCTATGATGGTACTGCAATCAAGACATTAGCAAATACTGGTACAGCGAACACTTATGGTTCAGCATCTTATGTTCCTGTTATTACAACTGATGCATTAGGTCGTGTTTCTGGTGTAAGCAACACCGCAATCAATATTGATACAAGCGCAGTCGTTTCCGGCACACTAGGTATCGCAAGAGGCGGTTCAGGAGCATCTTCATTCTCAATTAAGGGTGTTATTGTTTCTGATGCGGCATCAACAACTGGTGCATTGTCTGCATTGACTTCACCAACCGAAGGTCATCTATTACAAATTAACTCATCTGGAGCACCAACTTTTGCACACCTAAATGGTGGAACATTCTAAATTATAATGAAAGGATTTTATTATGGATGTGAGATTACAAAATGCTTATGTAGAGGTTTTGCTTGGCAATTTTATGGAAGTTGTCAAGCAGAATTTAATGTTTCAAGCACAAATTGAAGTAAATAAGAATAGTTTACAAGAAGCAGAAGATTCAGTAAGAAGATTAAAAGAAGTTTCGGACGCAAATATTAATTATCAAACTCAACTTGTTGAAAAAGATAAACTCATAAACGAGTTAACAACAGAAAGAAATAATTTAAAAAGCTCTTCAGGAAATAATGATTCTTTGAAACAAGAAAAAGATAGATTGCAAAGTGCAGTTAATGACTACATGAGGCAATTAAAATCTGCACAACAAGATGTGTTGACCGCTAAGAGTGAATCCCAAAATGTTTTAATGCAAAACAATAATCGGATTGAAGAACTCACTAAATATGTTGCAAGATTGGAAACTGTAGTTCCAGCAAACAAACTTAAAAAAGTTAAACTTGGTGAAGTTGTTCAACCTGATGCTCCAGAAATTACAGTTGAAGAACCTGTTCTTCCAATTGATGATGATACTGTAAAATCTGGCGGAACATTCTAAGATTCGGTAAATGGCAAATACAGTAATTCAATTAAAAAATTCGGGCGCATCAGGTAATACACCAGGTACTTTGCAACCGGGTGAATTGGCTATTAACTATGCCGATGGTAAACTGTATTATGGAAATCAAGCAAATACGCCAGTTTTATTTGATGTTATAACTGAGCCTGGCGGTCTAAATCAAGAAATTCAATTTAATGATTCTGGTGCATTTGGCGCATCAGCAAATCTAAAATTTGACAAGACAACAAAAACATTAACTACGAATAAAATTGTTTCGGCTAATATTGAAGTTTCATCAAACTTAGTCGCAGAAAATGTAATCGCACATACAGCATTGTATGTTGGCATTGCAGACATTTCTCATACACCTCTAGCGAACTCATTAGGTTACTTTACAGGAAATTCTTCTCCATACGTTCAAGTAAACCTTGAAAATATTAATCCTAATGGTTCGGCTGATTGGGTTGCTACTGCTGACGTTGGTAGTGATTCAACATTCTACACTGACTTAGGTATTCAAAACTCTGCACACACTGATGGAACAATTAAACCACTAGATGGTTATTTGTTAGTGCAAGGTAACACAGGTCAAATTGGTGGTAATCTAATAATTGGTACCATTTCTGGAACACCAGGGCAAGAAATCCGTGTAGTTGTTGATGGCAATCAAGATGCGAATGTAGTCTTAAAAATTAATTCTTCTGGTTTGCAGATGGTCAGAGGTGATATCACAAGTAATATCACTACAAGAATTAGTAACGTTTCAAACTCAGCATTTGCACAAGCTAACTTAGCATACAACGCAGCCAATTCCGCGGTAACATCAGGACAAGCTAACGTTGGTGCAGGTTTAATTGTTGTTACGGGAAGAACAAATTCAGCATTTGGACAAGCTAATTTGGCTTTTGATAAAGCAAACTCAGCTAGTGGTTTAGCACAAGCCGCATATGATTATGCTAATACCGTTTCTGTTGGAGGAGGAACTTCTTCATCAGATTATTTTCCAACTGCGCCTTATGGTTTTGTTACTGAAAGTTTGGTTGCTCTCGTTTCAGATAATACATTCATACAAGGAGAACTGGCTGGACCAGTTTATGATTGTTCAGATAATCCAATAACACCCGAAGGCTTTTATTTGGAAAAAGACCTTGGCTATTTAACCTAACATAAATAGATTGATAATTTAAGGATATTAAATGCCAACGCAATTACAGTTAAGAAGAGGAAATACAGCCCAAACTGCAACATTTACTGGAGCAGTGGCTGAGATTACCGTTGACACAGATAAGAAAACAGTTGTTGTCCACGATGGCACAACAGCTGGTGGTTTCGCTCTCGCTTTAGAATCAGCGCAGTTAGACCAATTTGCATTCACAAAAGCAAACTTAGCGTTTGATAGAGCAAACTCGGCATTCGCTCAAGCAAATGCAGCCTATAGTACAGCTAATACAAAATTCAATTCTGCTGGTGGTACAATTTCTGGTAATGTAATTGTAACTGGTAATGTAACTCCAACAACGGATAATATTTATAGTTTAGGTTCGTCATCTAATCGTTGGAAAGATTTGTTTGTTGGACCAGGTTCAATTAACATTGATGGCATTGTTATTGGAAATAATGGTGGGCAGATTGTAATCTCTGGCGCATCTGATTTTGTTTTTCAATCAACAACTGGTGCACCTTCCGTATCATCATCGGCTAGTGCTAACATTGCGCTTAATGCTTTCAATCAAGCCAATCTAGCATTCAATCAAGCAAATACTTCTTACGGTTCTTTTGCACAAGCTAACTTAGCATACACACAAGCAAACTCTGGTGTTGGTATTGCTGTTTCTGCATTTGCTCAAGCCAACTTAGCGTTTACGGCTGCAAATAATGCCGTATCTACAGGACAAGCAAACGTTGGTGCTGGATTAATTACAGTTACTAGTGCTTATCAAGTAAACGTTGGTGCTGGCTTAATTGGCGTTACCTCGGCGTATGGAGCAAACGTTGGAGCGGCTAGAATTGCAGATGTTGCTTCTGGTCAGGCTAATGTTGGCGCAAGTGTAATTACATTAAACAATAATATTGGCAATGCATTCAATCAAGCAAATTTAGCATTTACGGCTGCAAATAATGCAGTTGACACTTGGGTTAGAAATCAAGCTAATGCCGCATATAATGCCGCAAACACAGCAGTAACAACTGGTCAAGCAAACGTAGGTGCTGGACTTATTAGTGTAACATCAGCATATCAAGCAAACGTTGGTGCTGGATTAATTAGTACCAAATCTGCATATGAAGCCAATGTAGGCGTTGCTATTGCATCAGGACAAGCAAACGTAGGTAATGCAATTACTACTGTAACATCTGCTTATCAAGCAAACGTTGGTGCAAGTATAATTACAACTACTAATGCATACCAAGCAAACGCTGGTGCTGGTTTAATTACTGAAGTAGCCGCACGGCAAGCAAACGTTGGTGCAAGTGTTATTACTTTGTCTAATAACATAACTAATGTATTTAATCAGGCTAATCTAGCATTTACGGCTGCAAACAATGCTGTAGATACTTGGGTTAGAAATCAAGCTAACTCCGCGTATGATAGAGCAAATTCATCATTTGCACAGGCTAACTTAGCATACACCACAGCAAATGCCGCATTACCTAAAACTGGTGGTACAATTACTGGCGACTTGACAGTTTCGGGTAACTTATTTATTTCTGGTAATACAACAACACTTAACGTTACCTCATTGAGTGTCTCGGATACTCTTATTCATTTAGGTAATGAAAATGAATCAGATTCGTTGGATATTGGTTTTATTGGTCACTATGCTAATACGCCAAACAATCACACAGGTTTGATTCGTAAATTTACCGATGGTAGATATTACTTGTTTGATAACCTACTAACAAATGTTGAACCAACTAATATTGTTGATATTGCAAACACAAGAGTTGCAACATTAAGCGCAAATCTAATCACGAATGTAATCACATTGCGCGGACTTGATCCATTAGATTACTCAAATACAATTTACAGTAATGCACAAGCAAATACTGGTGCCGCAGTTATTTCATTAACTTCTGCATATCAAGCAAATACTGGTGCAGCCGCTTTAGCTGGTCAAGCAAACGTAGGTGCAGGATTAATATCTGTAACATCAGCATATCAAGCAAATGTGGGTGCCGCTAGAATTGATGCGAATACGGCTAATACAACTTTAGCGGCTAGTATTGCTTCGGGTAGACTTGCGGATAACGCTAACGTTGGTGCAAGTATAATTACAGTTACAAATGCATATCAAGCAAACGTTGGTGCTGGTAGAATTGCTGATGTTGCGTCAGGACAAGCAAACGTAGGTGCTGGTTTAATTGCTGTAACATCTGCTTATCAAGCTAACGTTGGTTCAGCTAGAATTGATGCGAATACGGCTAATACAACTTTAGCCGCTAGTATTGTTTCTGGTAGACAAGCTGATAATGCTAATCTTGGTGCTACTATAATTACAGTTACTTCTGCATATCAATCAAACGTTGGCGCAGGTTTAATTACAGTTACTTCTGCGTATCAATCGAATGTTGGTTCTGCAATCGCTCAAGGTCAAGCTAATACAGGTGCCGCAGTTATTTCATTAACATCTGCATATCAAGCTAACGCTGGCGCTGGTGATATTACTGTTACCAATAACTATCAAGCAAATGTCGGTGCAGTAAACATTGCTAAAGTTGCAAAAGCTGGTGATGTAATGACTGGTGCTTTGTCTACCAGCGGTGCATTGATTGGTGCAAGTTTAACATCAAACACAATAGCAACAATTAACACAAATGCAGTTTATGAATCTACTGCTGTAACAACTGCGGCGGCTACTCAATTTACATTAGATTCATTCTCAACAACTGCATATCGTTCAGCTAAATATCTCGTTCAGATTTCTAGCGGTTCATCATATGAATTACTAGAGATGACTTTGATTCATGATGGAACGACTGTGTATTTGTCTCAGTATGGTAACATTAAAACTGGTGCAACATTGGGTGTATTTGACGCTACAATTTCAACTGGCACTTTAAGTTTGTTAGCTACACCAAACAATGCAGTAACTACATTTAAGACAGCCATAACTCTGATACCGGCATAATAAAATTTATCAACAAAGGGATAGTGAACTTTGGCATCTAATCAAGACTTCATAGTAAAGAATGGGCTAACTGTTGGCTCATCGCAAGTGATTGCCGCCAATGGTCGTTGGGTTGGTGTCAGCACTGGTTTAATAGGACCTCAAGGCGCACAGGGTGCTCAAGGTCCAACAGGAGGCACTGGACCTCAAGGTGCTCAAGGGCCTGCTGGTCCTACTGGACCTCAAGGTGCTCAGGGAGCAACAGGCGGTACTGGTCCTACTGGTCCTCAAGGAGCCCAAGGCGCACAAGGAAATTCTGGCGGTACAGGACCAACAGGACCCCAAGGCGCACAGGGACCAGCAGGACCAACTGGACCTCAAGGAGCACAGGGAACACAAGGACCAACTGGACCACCAGGAGGAACTGGCGCTCAAGGCGCACAGGGTCCAGCTGGACCAACAGGACCAACAGGACCACAGGGCGCACAAGGAGCCCAAGGCGCACAGGGAGTTGCAGGACCAACTGGTCCATTGGGACCAACAGGTCCGACTGGCGCACAAGGCGCACAAGGCGCACAGGGACCAACAGGACCAACAGGACCTTCGGGAGCAACTATTGATAATACAAACAGAACATTAAACAGTTTGACGTTCACTGGCCAAGGTGGAAATTCTGGTAATGCACCATCAAGTTATTATTACTCATTACATCAAAAAACTGGTCCATGGACAGGCCCATATCCAGATTTATCAATCAATTATCATACTGGCATTTCGTTTGGCGCTCTTGCAGGTTATGAAGGTTATTCTTTTTGGGATGATGCTCCCCAAAGCACATTAGTTTTTAGAATTAATGGCTCCAGCAATTATTCATACAAATATTACTGGCAATATACAAACACAACTGGTTATTACTCAGATACAAATAGTTGGCACTTGATACCAAATACTGGTAGTTCATATGGTTCAATGCAATTACAAGGCTCAAGAAATAGCTGGCGTGGTATTCATTTTTATGATGGCGGAAATATTCCTCATTTGATGTTTGATGGTGGCGCAAACGGTGGAATTTATTTTGAATCTGGCCGATGGGCGATGTATTATAGTTACGGAAATGCTAGTTGGGGAATTAATACATCAACAACTTCCTCTGGTGTTGCATTGTATGCATCTGGAGACATATACTCAACGGGTAACATCACAGCATATTCTGACGGAAGAAAAAAAGATAATGTAGTTGCTATAAAGAATGCATTAGATGGAGTATTAAAATTAAGAGGTGTAACATATACCTGGAATGACAAAAAAGAATCTGATATCGGTTATGGTAAAACAGAGATTGGTGTTATTGCTCAAGAGGTTGAAAAAGTATTTCCAGAAGTTGTTAAATACATGGAAGACGTTGATGTGTATTCAGTTGCTTATGGTAACATCACAGCAATATTGATTGAAGCTATAAAAGAACAACATTCTATTATAACTAGTCAAAATGATAGATTAGAGAGAATAGAAAACTTTATTAATAATTACTTGGAGAAAAAATAATGGCGCTAATCAGAGATTATGAATTACCAGGAACTGGTGTAACTGTTGCTAATGCATATCATGTAGTAACAAAAGTTGATGTGGATAAAAGAACACAAGATATTTCTGCACCTCCAGATCCATCAAGACCCGGTGGCTTTACTGCTGGTCATCAAGAAGTTGGAAAAGAATTATTTTGGAAAGCTGGTTATATTGGAACTATTTCCATCACAATATGGAAAGATGCACAAGCAAGAAATGATGGATTACAGCCTTTAGGATTTTTGGGAATGCATCCATCAGATAATAAGTATGGTGCAAGTCTATCACAAGATGTAAAGAATTATCAACCTAGATTTTTCATTGATGTAGACTCACAAGACAATTATGTAACTCAAGCATATGCTTATCTAAAAACAACACCGTACTATTTGAACTCAACAGAAGTTTAATTCTTAAATGGCATCTAATCAAGACTTCATCGTAAAGAACGGCTTAACAATAGGCGGTTCGCAAGTAATTGCTGCCAATGGTCGTTGGGTTGGGGTCACCACTGGTCTTATCGGTGCCACTGGTCTTCAAGGACCCGCAGGACCGCAAGGCGCAACAGGACCGACCGGACCTCAGGGCGCACAAGGAACTCAAGGCGCACAGGGAGTTGCAGGACCTCAAGGCGCACAAGGACCAGCCGGCGGCACTGGACCAACTGGACCACAAGGCGCTCAAGGTCCTGCTGGCGGTACAGGACCAACGGGTCCTCAAGGAGCCCAAGGTGCTCAAGGTTCTGCTGGACCTCCGGGACCGACTGGCGCTCAAGGTCCTACAGGCGCTCAAGGTCCTACTGGCGCTCAAGGGCCAACCGGTGCTACAGGACCTACTGGACCAACAGGCGGCAATTCAGGAAATGATACTTACGTTGCTTGGGGTCAATTAGAAGCACATAGCACTTATACGAATTTTAATTCATCAGTAAATTATTGGGGCTTCACTTATGTTCAAGGAAGCACTAATGCTCCAAATTCAACATCATCTCAATGGTACCGAGGAAGATTTTCCCTAGGAAATGCATATGGTAAAAATTATGGTGGTAGCGATTATTGGTTAGAACTAGCTTGGCCAAGAGAAAATCCAACCACAGCAGGACATATGTGGAGAAGAAATGGAGAAGCTGGTGGCGTTGGCTCTTGGACACAAGTTGGTGCAAACATTATTGGTACAGGATCTGCTACATCAGATTATAGAGCACCAATCTTCTACGATTCTAATGATACCGGATATTATGTAAATCCTAATAGTGGTACAAATTTAAAGTTTCTTCAAGTTTCTGGTGCATGGGCCAGTTCGCCTTTTGGATCAGCTCATGAACAATTTACAATTCGTACAAACTATCCATCATACACACTTCGTAATACCGATACTGGATATTATTGGTTAGTACATCACGCTGCTGATTACACTATTAATTGGTACGGTGGTGGAGGTGGCGTAGATGGATCTTCATGGAATAGAAACTTCTACGTTGATATGAGTGGTAACATAACAGCAAGAGGAAACGTTACAGCATATTCTGATGTTAGATTAAAAATCAATATTGTGACCATCAACAATGCAATAGATAAAGTAAAACGACTAAGAGGTGTTTATTTTGATTGGATTGATTCTGGTGAGCATTCCCTAGGAATGATTGCACAGGAAGTTGAAGAAGTTCTTCCAGAATTGGTTATGACTAATACGGAATGTAAAACATTCACACAAGAAGTACTTAATGTAACAAAGTCGCTAGATTATTCCAAAATAGTTTCAGTTTTAGTGGAAGCAATCAAAGAACAACAAAAACAAATTGAAGAACTAAGAGAGATTATTAATGGCCAGTAATCAAGATTTTATTATAAAGAACGGCCTTACAATAGGCAGTTCTCAAGTAATTGCCGCCAATGGTCGTTGGGTTGGAGTTAGCACTGGTCTTATTGGTCCACAAGGTCCTCAAGGAGTTGCAGGACCGCAAGGCGCACAAGGTCCGACTGGTGCTCAAGGGCCTGCTGGTCCCACTGGCGCTCAAGGACCAACAGGAGGCACTGGACCAACGGGACCGCAAGGCGCACAAGGAAATGCTGGCGGTACTGGACCCACTGGCCCTCAAGGAGCACAAGGAGTACAAGGTCCCGGTGGCGCAACAGGACCAACAGGACCTCAAGGAGCACAAGGACCAACAGGAGGCACTGGACCAACGGGACCGACAGGACCCACTGGACCTCAAGGCGCTCAAGGAGCACAGGGACCAACTGGTGCTACAGGACCTACTGGTGCTCAAGGCGCACAGGGCGCTCAAGGTGGAACAGGACCTACAGGCTCTTTTGTTGGATATAGTTTAGCAACACCAGGTGGAAGAAATCAAGATACCGGTAGAAATACATATGGTAATTTATCACATTTTTCAACATACACTTACACTAAAACACACGGTCTCACCTATCCATATCATTTACAAGTAACTAATGGTGGTCAAGGTTTCGAAATAGCCGCTGATTGGATTAATACGGGTTCAACTCCTTTACGTGTTAGAAGTTTAAGAGACTGTTGCCAAGACTGGAGTTCTTGGACAAGTATTGCTACATCAGGAGAATCATTTACTAATAACGTAGATTTAAGAGCACCAATCTTCTACGACAGCAATGATACTGGATATTACCTTGATCCTAATACTACAAGTGATTCCGCACTAAGAATTCGCGGCGGAGCGTTGCACGGGCCGAATGTAACTTGGAATACCTATCTTTTAGTTGGTGGTGATGGAAGACAGAATTATATTAATAATAGCATCACAGCATCTGTCTGTTCAACGAACGGAAACTTGCACATGGATGCAGCCTCCGGTTTAGACATGTATTTAAATTATTATGATGGAGCTAATATTCAATTAGGTAACGGAGCAAATGGTATTATAGGTGTTATTAGTGCCGCAGGTAATTTGACCATGAATGGTAACATTACTGCATACTCAGATATAAGATTAAAAACTAATATTAAAACAATTCAAAATGCATTAGGTATGGTTAGTAGAATGCGCGGTGTTTATTTTGATTGGATAGAAAACGGAAATCAGTCTATTGGATTGATTGCTCAAGAAGTGCAAGAAGTTATTCCAGAATTAGTTTTAGAGAGTGTAGTTAAAAATCCTCCATCTTTTCCTGGCGAAGAGACACCAGAAAAAACAATTTTATCAGTTGATTATGGAAAGATAACTTCTATTTTGATTGAAGCAATCAAAGAACAGCAAAAACAAATTGAAGAACAAAATAAAAGAATCGCTTTTTTAGAGAATAAATAAATGAAAGCCTTTATTATTGAATTTTTACTAAAAGATCCAATCGCAAAAGTATCATCTATTATGGAAGATATAAAACGTGAGGCTTTATGTGATATGGAGGAAAGAAATAGAAGATTGGAAATTTGCAATAAATGTGAAAATCTAAAAAATAATTTTTGTTTAAAGTGTTATTGTTATATGCCAGCAAAATCTTTTATTAAAAATAAAAGTTGCCCATTAAACTTACACACTTAAATTTTATTAACCCGCCAACATTTTAGGAGAAAATAATGGCTATTACATATACCTGGAAAGTCACCAGTCTAAAAACTAAGAACGAAGGTGCCAATCAAAACGCAGTTGTGCAAACATACTGGCAAAAGATTGGTACCGATGAAAATGGTAACGTAGGATCATTTTCTGGCGCAACACCATTCACATCAACAACTATGCCTGAAGGAAATGTGTTTGTTCCATTTGAAGAACTAACCGAAGAAGTTGTTCTTGAATGGATTAAAGATGTTGTTACCGGCTCTTATGAAACGCATGTGAATGGAAAAATTCAAGAACAAATTGACCAACATGTTAATCCTGTTTCCGAAGCGCAGATGCCTTGGGCACCACCAGCATCCAATACATCACCGAGCATACCCGCATAAAAGACGAGATATATATTAGATAGTTTATTAATTCATTATAAGGAGTTTGACATGAATGATATGATGCAACCACAACAACAAGAAGAACCACAAGTTACACTAACGCTTAAAGCAAGTTGGTTAAACGTGATTATAGCTGGCTTGGAAGAAATTCCACATAAGTTCAGTAGACAAGTTATTGATTCTGTTTCTCAACAAGCAAGAGCGCAGTTAGAAAACAAACCTCAAGGACCACTGTCATCTAAAGTAATTAACTAATTATGAACGGCGAATGGGCCTACTTCAAAAGTAGATTTACTAAAGAGCAATGTGATTTCATTTTAGAGGAAGGTTTAAAATTACCTTCTAAAAAAGCATCTATGGGTGTTTCAAATGAAATACATGATGACGAATATCGCAGAAGCGACATTCGGTTTATTCATCAAGAACCCAAATTCCAATTTCTCTTTGATGAGATTTGGAAAATGGCAATTCAAGCAAATCACGACTTCTTCAATTTTCATATAACTAGATTAAGTTTTGTGCAATTGGCTGAATATTCATCTGAATATCAAGGCGAATATAAAAGACACCACGATGTGTTTTGGATGAATGGTGATCCACACTTTCATAGAAAACTTACCTGTGTAATTCAGTTGACTGATCCGACAACTTATGAAGGCGGTGATTTTGAGATGTATGACTTGTCGCAAAATCCACCAGATAAGGAAGAAATACGCCAGCAAGGCACTGCAATATTTCTTCCATCTTTCGTAAGTCATGCCGCATTGCCTGTGACAGAAGGAACAAGACATTCATTAGCAGTATGGATGGAAGGACCTAAGTGGAGATAATATGAAAACTAATATGATTGTGATTGATGAGTTCTATAATAATCCAAATGATGTGAGAGAGTTTGCTTTAGCACAAGAGTTTGATGTTACTGGCAATTGGCCAGGGAATAGAACAAAAACTTTTATCAATGAAAGCACAAAAGAAACCATACAGAAAATACTGCAAGATGTATCTGGAAATGTTACAGACTGGCAAGCAAATGATGGGTATACAGGATGTTTTCAACTAACAACTTCAATGGATAGAAGTTGGATTCATGCTGATTCATATAACACTTGGGCAGGTGTTTTATATCTTACTCCTGATGCTCCACTATCTGGCGGCACAGGAATATTCAGATACAAAAAAACTGGTAGTATGATGGAAGATGGCACAGATTTATCTGGCGTCACACAAGACATGACCAAGTGGGAACTTGTTGATAGAGTTGGAAATGTTTACAATAGATTAGTATTGTATCGTGGAAATAACTATCATATGTCTTTAGATTATTTTGGTAAAGACAAGGAAGATGGTAGATTATTTCAACTATTTTTCATAACAACAGAATATTGATATGAAAATATGCAGAGTTATCTTCTCCACAAACAGACCAGAATTCTTAATTCCAACTTTAGAATCACATCAAAAGTATATTGACTTTGGCGATCATGAGGTCTATGGCATATTCATAGATGATTATCCAAAAGATAGAAATGATAAATTGATTATAGATTTGGCTAAAAGAAGTGGTTTCAATGAAGTTGTTTTACACGAAGTAAATGAAGGATTAACACCTACTTGGACTGAGTTGTGGAATTATCTAGCAACACAAGACTATGACTACATCTGGCACCATGAAGATGATGTAGTATTTGGTGAACCAATAAAAATACAATCTCTGATAGATTTCTTAGAAGAAAATAAAGAGTTTTGCCAAATCAATCTCAAAAGAAATCCATGGTATGATTTTGAGTTGAACAAACCAGCAATAACTTGGGAAGATAAATTCTTTAAAGAATACCGGTATGATGTTAGGGATGACTATTTCTGGACAATGGCATCATTATATCCAGCTTGGGTAACAAAAGAGCCAGTAAAAGAAGTTGAAGGTTGCAATTTGGCTGAGTATCCAGTAATGAAATACTTTAGAGAGCAACACAAAATGAAGATGGCCATTCTTAAAAATCAAGATGGAAGCAATCTTGTGGAACACATTGGTGTATACTCTCAAGGCAAAAGAGTGCTTGAAGATGAGCCTGGATGGGAAAGATTTAAGTGGTTTGATCCTAATAAAAAATATGATTCCAAGACTGGTACTTTAATAGTATAAATAGATAATAAAACTATTGGGAACTATAAATGGCTAAACCCACAACTAGAGCAACTTTCAAAGACTACTGCCTACGCAGATTAGGTCATCCAGTAATCCAAATCAATGTGGATGATGACCAAGTTGAAGATAGAATTGATGATGCACTACAATTCTTTGAAGACTATCATTTTGATGGTTGCGAACAAATGTATATGAAGCATCAAATCACTCAAGCTGATATTGATCGCAGATGGATTTATTGCCCAGATCCAGTAATTTTTGTTACTGGAATCATACCATTTGACCAGTCATCTTCCTCAGTCAATATGTTTGACTTGCGTTATCAGCTACGATTGCATGATTTGTATGACTTTACCTCAGTGTCTTATGTGTCATATGAAATTACCATGCAACACATTCGCACATTGAATCTGTTGTTCTCTGGTACACCATTGTTCAGATTCAATCGTAAACAAAATAGAATTTTCTTAGATATTGATTGGTCTAGAGATTTACAGGTTGGTCAGTATGTTGTTGTAGAATGCTATCGTGCGATGCGCCCAGATACAGTTACTTTGACTGGTACAATAACCGGCACAACAAGTAACAATACTTTGACTGGAACAGGAACAATATTTGACCAAGAAGTTATTGAAAACGACTTCATCACACTATCTAGTGGTCAAGAAGTTCAAATTCGTACAATCAATTCTCCAACAAGTATTACTATTGCAAGTAGTTTAACAACAAACATTACAGCTAACACAGCAACAAAAGCTGGTGTTACGGATGTTTGGAATGATAAGTTTTTGAAGACTTATGCCACAGCTAAAATTAAATATCAATGGGGTACCAATCTTTCTAAGTTTGCTGGCATTCAAATGCCTGGTGGTGTAACATTAGATGGTCCAAGAATAATGCAAGAAGCACAAGCTGAGTTGGACAAACTAGAAGAAGAAATGTATACCATCAGCAGTATGCCTAGCGAAATCTTTGTGGGCTAAACATGCCAACGAATTTTTATTTTAATAATTTTCCACAACACCAAATAACTAGTGAGCAATTACTAGTAGAAGATTTGGTGATTGAAGCTATGCAAATTCATGGCATGGATGTTTATTATCTTCCACAAACCACAAGAGACCAAGTGGATATGCTCTACGGTGAAGATACATTAAAAGAATTTCGCACAGCTTACGGAATTGAAATGTATTTGGAAAATGTTAGTGGAATGGATGGCGAAGGCGATTTCATCTCTAAATTTGGTTTAGAGATTAGAGATGAAGTAACACTACTAATGTCACGCAGAAGATTTGCATCCTTAGGTACATCGTTGACTAGACCTAGAGAGGGCGACTTAGTTTATATTCCTCTATTACAAAATTTCTTTGAGATATCATTTGTGGAACATGAAAACAATCAAGCAATGTTTTACACATTAGGTCGTGGTCGCGGCGGTAATGTTTATGTGTATGCTTTGAAGTTGAAACAGTTTGTCTTTAGTGAAGAAATTATTTCCACTGGTGTTGATGAAATTGATGACCAGATACTTGATAGCTACAAACGTGCATCATTGCCTCTTGCAAATACAACAGTGTTTCCTGCAGGAACCGGTTCTTTTGTTCCTGGAGAAATCATATATCAAGGTTCTTCATTAGCGACAGCAAATGCACAAGCTATTGTTTATTCTTATACCGCACATTCATCAGTTGACATTATTCGTGTAAAAGGTTCTTTTGTTACGGGTAATGTTCGCGGTAATACAAGTAATACATTGAGAAGGTCTATATCATACAATGATGATTCACAAGTTGGTAATAGTATATTTGAAGATATCGCAGACAATGTTAGAATAGAAACTGAAGCTGATGGAATATTAGACTTCACGGAAAATAATCCTTTTGGTGAAGCCTAATGTTAAATAATTCACATTTTTATAATAGAACAATTCGTAAAGTAGTAGTTGCTTTTGGCACACTATTCAATGATTTGTTATTGGTAAGATACAATAAAGCTGGAACAATTGAGCATGAGAGAATGCGTGTTCCTCTTTCCTATGGCGCAAAAGAAAAGTATGTTACCAGATTGATATCTGATCCAACACTAACTAAATCTATCGCAACATCTGTACCAAGAATTTCTTTTGATTTGGTTGGATTAGAATACGATTCATCCAGAAAATTTAATACTATAAACAGAAACTTCTCAACGAATGCTACGACTGGTGCAGTATCTGGGCAGTATGCACCAATACCATATAACTTTGAATTTGAGTTGGCTATCTATGTTAGAAACACGGAAGATGGTACACAAATTCTTGAACAGATATTGCCATACTTCACACCAGACTTTACTGTGACTGTAGATTTAATACCCACATTAGGTAGAAAATATGATATGCCAGTTATTCTTAATTCTGTGACACCACAAACAGAATATGAAGGTGATATGTCTACGACTAGACTTATCATTTGGAACTTATCTTTTACCGTAAAAGGATACATCTTCCCACCAGTAAGTACAGTTGGTTTAATTGAACAAGCAAACACAAACATCTACACCGATTCAAGAAGCACTCTGTCACAAAAAGTATATGTTGATTATGCTAATGGTTCTGGTGTTTTAGTTACGGGTGAAGTTGTTAGAAGTTCGTCCAAAAACAAAACAGGAACTGTCGTATACTTTGCAAATAATAGCGGAGGCACATTAGTTGTGTCAGACTTAAATGATTTGCTTGAAGAAGATGATGTGATTGTTGGTGATTATTCTAATGCTACATATACAATAAATACCGTAGATTTGAATCCATTAAAAACAGTTGCAATTATAACTGTGCCCGATCCAGTATCAGCAAACTCGGATGAAGATTTTGGATTCACAGAAACGATTACAGAATTTCCAAGTACTTTGACTTAAAATAGGAAGTCTAAATGGCAAAAAAGCTATCTCAATTAACCGCTATCTCTAATGTTGGAAATATACCAGCAAACATTATATTTGGAATTTCCAACACAGCAAGCGGAACATCAAACACTATATCACTGTTATCATTAACAACACATCTCGATTCAACATTTGCTACTGATATTGCTTCATTGGCAAACGTGGGTGCTGGACTTATATCAACTAAAGCCGCTTATGAAGCGAATGTCGGCGTTGAAGTAGCCGCAAGGTCAGCAAACGTAGGAGTTGCTAGAATTACTGATGTTGCATCAGGACAAGCAAACGTGGGTGCAGGTATTATTACAGTAACGTCTGCTTATCAAGCAAATACTGGTGCAGCCGCATTAGCCGGTCAAGCAAACGTTGGCGTTGGTTTAATTAATGCTAAATCAATATCGGAAGCAAATGTAGGTGTTGCTATTGCATCAGGTCAAGCTAACGTTGGTGTAGGATTAATTACAATTACTGGTGCATATCAAGCAAACGTAGGCGCTGGGCTTATAACAACTAAAGCCTCTTATGAAGCAAATGTAGGTGTTGCTATTGCATCAGGACAAGCTAACGTTGTTGTTGCTATTGCATCTGGACAAGCTAACGTGGGTGCTGGATTATTATCTACTAAATCAGCATACGAAGCTAATGTTGGTGTAGAAGTGGCAAATAGGGCAGCAAACGTAGGTGCAGTTGTTATCACATTAACAAATAATATTAACAATGCCTACGAACAAGCCAATAGTGCATACACAGCCGCTAATACTGCATTGAATATATCACAAAATATTCAAATACAAGATTACACATTGCAGTTGACAGATCGTGGAAAACATATCTATAGCACAAATACACAAATTCAAAAAATTACAATTCCAAACGCTGGCGTTGTTGCATGGCCAACGGGCACAGTAATTGATATTGTTCTTAATGGCACTGGAAGAATTAACGTTGCTACATCAAATGATGTTACCCTTTATGTTGCTAACAATTCTACAGTAAGAGGATATGCAAATGTGTATCCTCGAGGTTGGGCTACACTATTGTATGTTAGTGGAAATACTTGGTATATCAAAGGGCAAGGTGTAGATTGAAAACTAATGAAAATCTATCCAACATCTTTGGAGTTCAACCACTAGCAGAAGACGAATCTTCTATAGTTGAAATTGTTCCAACAGATGTGGATTCGGATTTTGAATTTGCAAGAAATAATATTCGTGAGTTAGCAGAAAAAGGTAGAGTTGCTGTAGACAATATTCTTATGGTAGCAAAAGCAACGGATCATCCAAGAGCATATGAAGTTGCAGCCACGCTAATTAAAAATATGTCTGACATTAATAAAGATTTACTTGAGTTGCAAAAGAGAAAAAGAGATTTGTCACCAGTTAAAGAACAGACTGTGGTGAATGTGGACAAAGCTGTATTCGTAGGCTCAACAAGAGATTTAATTAAACAAATTAAACAAGTAGGATAAAATGGAACAACTAATTCAACAACTAAAAGTAATCTTGGGTACCAATTTTGCTCTGTATCTAAAATCACATGGCTTCCATTGGAATATTGAGGGCGCTAATTTTCCACAATATCACGATTTTCTTAATGGATTCTACACCGAAGTTTTCAATCAAAACGATTCTATTGCGGAACACATCCGTCAATTAGACAGTTATGCTCCAGGATCATTAGAAAGAATGTTGGAATTGGCTGACTTGGAAGAATCACAAAATATTCCAATGGCACTTGCTATGATGGCTGAATTGAAACGTGATAACGATAGATACATAATTCATCTCCGTGCTGGTATTGTTGCAGCCGAACAAGCCGATGAGCCAGCGATTGGTAACTTTTTGCAAGAACTTTTGGGCGCTCACCAAAAGAAAGCATGGATGTTAAGAAGTATTATTAAATAATGTCAATCGGTGGTTATTTAGGTAATCCAAAGTTAAAGCGGTCTGGCGTACAAGTAGAGTATACCAATGACCAGCTGATTGAGATTACTCGGTGCATTAAAGATCCAGTCTACTTCATTAAAAATTATGTAAAGATTGTTAACGTAGACTTGGGTTTAATTCCTTTTGATATGTGGAACTTTCAAGAGGAGATGGTTCGTGGTTTCCACAGCAATCGTTTCTCTATTGCTAAGATGCCACGACAAGTTGGTAAAACAACCACCACAGCAGGTTACATGCTTTGGGCTGTTTTGTTTACAGATGACTACAAGATTGCGATTTTAGCAAACAAAGGCGACTTAGCCCGTGACATTCTTGGTCGTATCAAATACTCATATGAATATCTTCCATTGTGGATGCAACAAGGCATTATGGAATGGAACAAGGGCAACATCGTTCTTGAGAATGGTTCTGAGATTTCCGCTTACGCAACAAACGCATCTGGTGTTCGTGGAGGAACATACAATCTAGTATTCTTGGATGAGTTTGCTTTCGTTCCACAAAACATTGCAGCCGAATTCTTTACTTCCACTTATCCGGTAATCTCGTCCGGTAAAACCACAAAAGTTATTATCGTTTCAACGCCACATGGATTGAATCAGTTTTACAAGATGTGGACAGATGCAGTTGAACAGCGTTCATTATATGTGCCATTTGAAGTTCATTGGTCTATGGTACCTGGGCGAGATGCCGCATGGCGTGAAGAAACGATTAGAAACACCAGTGAAGAACAGTTCAGGCAAGAGTTTGAAACCGAGTTTATTGGTTCATCAGCAACATTGATTCCTGGCGCTAAACTCAAGATGCTTACGTTTAACAATCCAGTAGAAAAAGAAGAATACTTAGACATTTACGAATTACCAAAACCAGGTCATACTTACATAGCCATTGTGGATTGTGCGGAAGGCGTTGGACTAGACTATTCAGTATGCTCAATTATTGACGTTACCGAGATACCATACAAACATGTGGCTAAGTTTAGAGACAATAAACTATCAGCATTTATCTTTCCAACATATGTTTATAATCTTGCTAACAGATACAATCGTGCTTGGATATTGGTAGAAACTAATAGCGTTGGGCAACAAGTGGTTGACATTTTACATTATGATTTGGAGTATGAAAACATCTTTCGTATTGAAAGCCATGATATTAAAGGTCAGCACATTGCCAGTGGATTCAAGAAGGGTGCAGCCTATGGTGTCAAAACATCCAAGACTGTCAAAAAGATTGGCTGTTCCAATCTAAAAACTTTGATAGAAACTGACAAACTCACTACTACAGACTTTGACACCATTGCGGAGCTAAATACTTTCGTAAGAGATAAAGATTCTTATAAAGCCGAAGAGGGCAACAATGATGATATCGTGATGACTTTGGTGCTTTTTTCATGGTTGTCAGCACAAAGTTTTTTCAAAGAGATAACAAATTCCGATGTTAGACAAAGACTTTTGGAAGAAAGAAACATCCAAATGGAAGAAGAATCGCTACCTATAGGCATTTTGGATGACGGCTTAGAAGAAGAAAAGCATTTTGACGGAGAAGACCTTTGGACGGCAGCAAAGCGCAAAGGTTATCTATCGTCAACTTTGTAAAAACATAAATAGATAATACGATTTAGTTCTATAATAATAAAAAGGAGAACACAAAATGGCTTTCCAATTATCACCAGGAGTTAATATCTCCGAAGTAGATTTGACAACAGTTGTTCCTTCTGTTGCAACTACGATTGGTGGTTTAGCCGGCGCTTTTACATGGGGTCCTGTTAATGAAATTACTATCATTAGCAACGAAACGCAACTTGTAGATAGATTCGGCGAACCAGACGCAAATACATACCAAACATTCTTTACCGCAGCCAATTTCTTATCATATGGAAGCGATTTGAGAGTTGTACGTGCTGTTGGTACAGGTGCTAAAAATGCATCTTCAAATACATCAAACACAGTATTGATTGAAACTGAAACAGACTACGAACAAAATCATTCTGCAAACAGTAGTGTCGTTTTTCATGCTAGGTGGCCTGGCGCTTTAGGTAACTCTATTCGTGTTGAAATGGCAGACGCTAATACATATTCAACTTGGAATTCATACAAAGCTGAATTTGATTCTGCTCCAGCAACTTCTACATATGCTTCTCAACGAGGCGCATCAAATGATGAATTGCATATTATTGTTATTGATACAACAGGTAAAATTTCAGGCACTGCTAATACAATTATTGAAAAATGGGGTTATGTTTCTAAAGCAAGTGATGCTAAGAATTCAGACGGAACAAGCAACTACTATAAAGATGTTTTAAACTCTAAATCCAAATATATTTGGTGGGGTGGTCACCTAACAGCAAACGCAGGAGTTGCTACAGCTAATGCCCTTTCATATGGTAATTTAGTGTCTACTTTTGCAACAACCTTTACTGGTGGTGTTGATGCTACTCCAACCGCAGCTAACATAAACACGGGATATGGCAAATTTGCAAATCCTGATGCAGTAGACGTTTCTCTATTGATGGCAGGAGCAACAACAGGCACAACAATTCCAAACTTTTTGATTGCTCTTGCTGAGACACGTAAAGATTGTATGGTATTTGTTTCTCCTGAACAAGATGATGTTGTAAACAATTCTGGCTCAGAATCCGCAACAGTGATTGCAGCCGCAGCCACATATACAAAGTCTTCATATGCAGTTATGGATTCTGGCTACAAGTATCAGTACGACAAGTACAATGACGTATATCGTTGGGTGCCATTGAACGGTGATATTGCTGGTCTATGTGTTCGAACAGACAGTGAGCGTGATCCATGGTTCTCACCAGCTGGTCTAAATCGTGGCGTTATCAAGAACGTTGTTAGACTTGCTTGGAACCCAACCAAAGCTGAACGTGATGAAATGTACAAAGCTGGTGTAAATTCAGTTGTTACATTCCCAGGTGAAGGCACAATACTATACGGAGACAAAACTCTATTGAATCGCCCAAGTGCATTTGATAGAATCAATGTTCGCCGCTTGTTTATCGTTCTAGAAAAGTCTATTGCTAAAGCAGCCCGTTCTTCATTGTTTGAATTCAATGACGAATTCACAAGAGCCGCTTTTGTTAATATTGTAGAACCCTTCTTGCGTGATGTACAAGGTCGCCGCGGCATCTATGATTACCGTGTTGTTGCTGATACCACAAATAATACAGCACAAGTTATTGACCAGAATCAATTTGTTGGTGATATTTACATCAAACCCGCTCGTTCTATCAACTTCATTCAATTGAATTTCACCGCTGTTCGCACTGGTGTAGCATTTGAAGAAATTGTTGGAAGAGTTTAATAAATAGAGAGATAGGAGAAACTTAAATGGCATTTAACATTAACGAATTCCGCTCTCAGATGCAGGGAGATGGAGCACGCCCAAATTTATTTGAGGTTACGCTTCCATTCCCAGCATTCTCATTGCCAGGAACTGCACAAAATAAATTAAGTTTTATGTGCAGGACTGCTCAACTACCCGGTTCAACAATCGGTACTGTGCCAGTTCAATACTTTGGTCGTGAATTAAAGTTTGCGGGAAATAGAACCTTTCAAGATTGGTCTATTACAATTATCAATGACGAAGATTTTGTCATTCGTAATGCATTTGAACGTTGGATGAATGGCATTAATAGCCATAATCTAAACGTTCGTAATCCAGCGGCGGCTACTCAACTAGGCTATAGCGTAGATGGCGAAGTTCGTCAGTATGGTAAATCTGGTTCCATTTTGAAGAAGTACAAGTTCATTGGTGTGTTCCCAACCGATCTTTCATCAATTGATGTTGATTGGAGTGCTAATGACACAATTGAAGAATTTACTGTAAATCTTACCTATCAATGGTGGGAATCAGTAGAGGACCTAGTAGTCTAAGTAAGGGGGGAGCCCAGGCTCTCCTCTTTTTTATAATGTAAAGGAAAATCAAAGTGGCTATAAAACTATTTGGCTTCACAATCGGTGAAAAAGATATTGTTCAGAAGGAAAATCCTGAACAGGCTTCGTTCGCCCTTCCAACGGAAGCATTGGATGATGGCGCTGTTACGATTACCCAAAATGCTCACTATGGTACATATGTTGACTTAGAAGGCGCAGTTCGCAACGAACTAGAATTAATTACTCGCTATCGTGAAATGTCCAATCACCCAGAGTGTGATATGGCAATTACTGAGATTGTAGATGAAGCAATCAGTCACGATGATAAAGGTAAAGTTGTTGATATCGTTCTTGATGATTTGAAGCAACCAGAATCAATTAAGAAAAAAATCAGAGAAGAATTTGATAATGTTTTATCAATGTTAAACTTCTCAAACTTAGCAGATGATATCTTCCGTCGTTGGTATATTGATGGAAGAATTTATTTTCATATTATCGTAAACGAATCTAATCCTAAAGAAGGTATTCAAGAGTTACGATACATTGATCCACGCAAAATTCGCAAAGTGCGTGAAGTGCAAAAAGGTCGTGATTTAAAAACAGGTGCAGACATTATCAAATCAATGGCTGAATACTATGTCTACAACGACAAAGGCACAACTGCACAAAATTATACAGCAAGCGTTAATTCTGGACTAAGAATTGCACCAGATGCAATTGTAAATGTTAATTCTGGAATGATGGATGCAAAGAACACATTTGTTATTTCTTATCTACACAAAGCAATTAAGCCACTCAATCAATTACGTATGATTGAAGATGCGATTGTTATCTATCGTGTATCGAGAGCACCAGAGCGTAGAGTATTTTACATTGACGTAGGTAATTTACCAAAGGGTAAAGCTGAACAATACTTGCGTGATGTTATGGTTAAGTATAAAAACAAAGTTGTTTATGATGCTAACACTGGCGAATTGCGTGATGACCGTAAACACATGTCTATGCTTGAAGACTTTTGGTTACCTCGCCGTGAAGGTGGTAAAGGTACAGAGATTACTACATTGCCAGCTGGTCAAAATCTTGGTCAAATGGAAGACGTACAATACTTTCAAAAGAAATTATTACAGTCATTGAATGTTCCTTACTCAAGACTTGAGCCACAAGGTGGTGGTCTGGTTGGTCTTGGTAGAACAACTGAAGTTACCCGTGATGAATTAAAATTTAATAAGTTTGTTGTTAAACTACGCAACAAATTTTCTCAAATATTTGACCACGCACTTAAGATACAACTATCACTAAAAGGTATTTGTTCACAGGAAGAATGGGAAACATTTAGAGAAGATGTTTTCTATGACTATAGAAAAGATAATAATTTTACAGAATTGCGTGATGCCGAATTGCTATCACAAAGATTACAAACACTTGGACAAATTGATCCATATGTTGGCCGTTATTACTCACAAGAGTGGGTAAAGAAAAATGTATTGCATTTGACGGACGATGAAGTAGAAGAAATGCAAAAGCAAATTGATTCTGCTCCTGAAACACAACAACTTGGTCCAGATGGTCAACCAATGCAACAAGATATGCAACAACCAGACCAAGCTACGCCAGCACAATTTCCACCAGAAGATAACGTGACAGAAACAGGATCAGAAGAATCTTCAACACCAGAATTAGATAGTGTTGTAAAGAGATTTGGAAGAGTTATAAATAGGTAATAAAGGAGTAATTATGGACACAAGACAATTTATAGATTTGCTTGGCGCTGGTGAAAGTGCCGAAGCTAAGAATGCTTTAGAAGAATTGATTTCTGCAAAAGCATTTGAAGCATTAGACGCAAAGAAACAAGAAATTGGTTCAACACTATTTAATGGTAGAGAACAAGAAGTAGAAACGCAAGAAGAACAATGAAGTCTTTACAAGAATTTAAAACTGTCGTTGAAGAAGAAAAGCAAGACTTTACAAAGTTTGATGCACTAGTACGTGCAGGCTTGGCTAACAAAGCACAACTTCAAAGACTACACCAAATTCTTGGTAAAATGTCAGAGGAGAAGCCAAACTTTTCTCCTGCTGACCGTGCTATCATTCAAAACATGTTTACTAAAATGGTAGATATGATTACGAATAATCCACAGATGTATCGCACTGCACGTAAAGCAGTATCAGAAGGTTTGTTAGATACATCAGATTTCAAACTTGACATTCTTGGTAGAAAAGTAAAAGCACACAGAGTTAAAGTTGGTGATGATGCTTTGAATACATTACCAGCAGATAACATTAAAGAAGAAATAGAAATGATTGGTGAGGATCTTCGGAATGAGCCTCCATTCGTATTGCTTCTAAAAAGAACAGCGGTGCGTTTGTATCCTGGTAATGTTAGAGTTGCAACGTATCACAATCAAAAGTTGAATAGAGATTTTGCTATTCCATTTTCAATAACCGGCACCGGTGATATTCAGTCCGAAGAAGTTAGCAATGATGAATTCAAAGACCAGATTAAAAAAGCACAAGATAAGTCTACAGGTAAAATAAAAGCCAATGTAGCTAAAGGCGCAGTTCAATCGGTATCAATTGAAGAAGCAGTTATGGATACACTTCACAAGATTGTTGCTGGTAAGTCTGCACAGTCGGTAAAGTTTGCAACTGGTGAAACTCGTAAAGTTGACCACTTCACAGCATCAGCTTTGACACAAGTGCATAAAGCATTGAATGACGAAAACAAAAAGAAGTTTGCTGATATGGTACATAAGTCACCCGCACATTTTTCTAAAGCGTCAGACTTTGCGTTCAGTAAAGCTAAATGAAATTAATTGATTTAATTTTTGAAGGTAAACTTGTAGAAGCGAAAGAAGAACTTTTTACTCGCTTGAATGAAGTTGCTTCTAAAAGATTAGAAGAAATAAAGCGTACCGTTGCAGCCGATATATATGAAGAAGTGGAAGTAATTGATGAAGCAAACGTTCAACGTATGGGTAGAATCCAAAAGATTCGCCGTAGAATTAGACGCAACGCAAAGGGTAGAATTATTGTTCAACGCAATGTAAGACGTTCAGCAATAAAAGGATTTAGAATTTCTGGTAATACAGTTAAAAGAATTCCTGCAATGGCAAGAATTCAAAAGTCAAGAAAGTTAAAGAGATATTGGAAAACTAAAGGTAGAGCAAAGTTGAATAGAACATTACTGAAAAGAAAAATGTCTTTGCGCCGCCGCACTTCAATGGGAATAAAATAAAATGGCATTCGAAATAACAAACCAACTAAGAAGCCCAAGTATTATTAGGGTAGAAGGTCCTTCAACAGTAAATGTTAATATAAGTCAATTATCAACAAATACTGCTTTAGAAACTGTTCTGTCTGCAAATATTAAACGTATTGCTTGGTCAACAGGCGGTAGTATATCTGTTGGCAGACATGGAGCAAGTAATACGTTGATAACTTTAGCCACATTATTTAACAGTGGGCAGATAAATCTTGATGAACTGGGCACTAGTTTAGCCAACACTAATACAGGTAATGTTACAGTTACCATCGCAACTAGCGGTACTGTTTTCTTGGAAGTGTCTAAAACTGCAACATATTCAACAGATTTGGATAGAACATAAAATGAAATTAATTACAGAAACAATTGAAGACGTTCAGTATATTACTGAAGTAAAAGAAAACGGAAAGAAAAACCTTTTTATTGAAGGAGTCTTTCTAGTTGGAGAACAAGCTAACAAGAATCGTAGAATGTACAAGATGGATACACTACGAGAAGAAGTTGGCCGATATAACCAAGAGTACATTATGACAAATCGTGCTTTGGGAGAATTAGGTCATCCAGACACACCAACATTAAATTTAGAACGTGTCTCACATAAAATCATTTCTCTTAAAGAAAATGGTAATGTTTTTATTGGTAAAGCACAAATTCTTGAGACACCATACGGCAACATTGTAAAGAACTTTATTGATTCTGGAGTTAGTCTAGGTGTTTCCTCAAGAGGCATGGGTTCTTTGATTCCTGGTGAAGACGGAATTAACATTGTTGGTGGTGATTTTCGTTTGGCTACGGCCGCAGATATTGTTGCTGATCCTTCAGCACCAGGTGCATTCGTAAACGGCATTATGGAAAACAAAGAATGGTTATTTGTTGAAGGACGTTTTGTTGAAGTTGATATTGACAGAACGAAACAAGCAATTCAAAGAGCCCCAAGAAAAGATGTTGAAAAAGTGGCTATTCGCCTCTTTGAAAATTTTCTATCAAAACTTTAATTATTATAAATAAATATACACAAAAGGAGATTCCTAATGGCTACAAATAAACTTTTTGAGGCGGCTGCTGAGATTCTTGCATCAGGCAAGGGTAAGAATGCTATGCCTCCAGAAAAGCTACCTGGCGAACAAGTTGATGCTGGCGGTCCAACCCCAATGAATGCCAAGCAAGACGATGACTCGCACAAAATTACACCAGCTACAAAGAGCGCAACCGCTCCTACTACTAAACCTTCTGCCGCTTCTGCTAAACAAGAAGAAGTAGAAGTTGAGGGCGAAGTTGTTTCAGAAGAACAAATTGAAGAAGTTGAATTAAATCTTTCCGAAGATATCAACGCTTTGTTTGCTGATGACAACACAATCTCAGAAGAATTCAAACAAAAAGTTACCACAATTTTTGAAGCCCGTGTCCTTGACCGTGTTAAACAAATTGAGGAAGAAACTGAATCTCGCTACGCATTTATGCTAGAAGAAGCAGTTGAAGCAGTTAAAGAAGACTTGACCGAAAAAGTAAATGACTATATTGCTTATGTGGTTGAGCAGTGGATGGCAGACAATGAAATCGCAATTGAAAAAGGCATTCGTGCTGAATTGACAGAAGATTTCATCTCTGGTCTCCGTAACCTATTCGCAGAACACTACATTGATGTTCCTGCAGAGAAAGTTGACCTCGTTGACGAAATGGCTACCAAGATTGATGAATTGGAAGGCAAGTTAAACGAGGAAGTTGAGCGTTCAGTACAGTATCGTAAAGAACTTGTTGAAGCTCACAAAGTAGAAGTTACCCGTGAAGTATGTGAAGGTTTGACCGACACTCAAGTTGAAAAAATTAAAACACTTGCAGAGAGTGTAGAGTTCTCCACAGAGGAAGAATACAAACAAAAACTTGAGACAATTCGTGAGAATTATTTCCCTTCTGGTGTAAAGAAGGCCGATGGAGCCCAACTTCACGAACAAATGAATGAAGATGTTGAAGACAAGAAACCACAAGTTTCTAGCGATGCATTCGTTAATTCAATTGTTCAATCAATTTCAAAAACAAACAGATTTTAATTTAAACCCAAGGAGAACTCTAAATGTATCTTTCCGAAGACCTACAAAAAAAATGGGCGCCTGTTCTAGAACATAGCGACCTACCAAAAATTTCTGATCCATACAAACGTGCTGTTACAGCATTGGTACTTGAGAACCAAGTACAAGCTATGGCTAAAGAAAATGGCTATCTAACAGAAGCGTCACCAACCAACTCAGCTGGTACTGGTGGTTTCGGTAGCGGTGCGCTTGCTACTGGTGCTGTTGCTGGTTTTGACCCAATCCTTATCAGCTTGGTTCGCCGTTCATTGCCTAACCTAATTGCTTATGATATCTGCGGTGTTCAGCCTATGACTGGACCAACAGGTATGATTTTCGCAATGCGTTCAATCTATGGTACCAACACTCAGCCATCAGGTACAAATGAAGCCTTCTACAACGAAGCTAATACTAACTTCTCGGCTGCTGGTGCTTCCCTAGCACAACAAACCTTTGCTATGAAGTCTGCTACATCTGATCGTCCATATGGCGTGTTTGATGCTAACACTTCTACAGGTTTGACCACAGCTTCTGGTGAAGGCGATGCTCTACAAGAAATGGGCTTCTCAATTGAGAAAGTTACTGTTACTGCACGTACTCGTCAATTGAAAGCAGAATACTCAATGGAATTGGCACAAGACTTGAAAGCAGTTCATGGTCTTGACGCTGAAACCGAATTGAGCAACATTCTTTCTTCTGAGATTCTTGCTGAAATCAACCGTGAAGTTCTACGTACAATCTATACAGTTGCTAAAGTTGGCTGTAAAGTTGGTACAACCACAGTTGGTACTTTTGACCTTGACACCGATTCTAACGGTCGTTGGATGGTTGAAAAAGTTAAAGGCTTGGCATTCCAATTGGAACGTGAAGCTAACACCATTGCTAAGACAACCCGTCGTGGTAAAGGTAACGTGATGATTTGTTCTTCTGATGTAGCTTCTGCTCTTGCAATGGCTGGCATCCTAGACTATTCATCAGCACTACAAGGTCAAGTTAACCTAACAGTTGATGATACCGGTAACACCTTTGCTGGTACATTGTTCGGTCGTATCAAAGTGTACATTGATCCATATTTCGGCGCTAACTCTACTTCTGAGTTCGCAGTTATGGGCTTCAAAGGTTCTAACGCTTATGATGCTGGTCTATTCTACTGCCCATACGTTCCTCTACAAATGGTTCGTGCAGTTGATACCACAACCTTCCAGCCAAAAATTGGCTTCAAGACCCGCTACGGTCTAGTTGCTAACCCATTTGCTGAAGGCGCAACTCAAGGTCAAGGTGCTTTGACTGTAGGTGGAAACTTCTACTACCGTGGTTTCAAGATTACTAACATTATGTAATCTAAGCCTCCATTAAGAGGGGTACTTTAAAGGGGAACAGAAATGTTCCCCTTTTTTCGTTTATAAATATACATATGGCAACTACACCAACATCAAGCACTCCACTAAATCAGAATTTTTTACACCCAAATAAGTTTCAATTAACTTTTTCACGGGTGCCAAACATTCAGTATTTCTGTCAAGCGGTATCAGTACCTGGTATCTCTATGGGAGAAGTACCAGTGTCTACACCATTCGTAGAGAAATATTCTCCTGGTGAAAAAGCAATCTATGATTTACTTAACGTTACATTTGCTATTGATGAAGAAATGCGTTCATGGATTGAGATACACGATTGGATTCGTGCTATGACATTTCCAGAAGACTTTGAACAATATCGTGAATTGCCTAGACTATCTAAAAATTTTGGTAATCCAAAGACGCCACAATTTTCTGATGCAACACTTACCATATACTCATCTGCATTTACACCACTATACAGATTTAAGTTTGTAGATGTATTTCCAACATCTCTAGCATCATTTATGTTAGCTTCACAAGATACACCAGAAAATGTTCTAACATCTGATGCATCTTTCAGATATACCTACTACACTATTGACAAAATGTTTTAATTGATGTATACTCCTACAAGGAGGAATTGTAATGACTAAACTTGAAGAATTGATGAATGAGTGGAATAAAGATTCCAAAATTGATAGAACAGAGCCTGGTAAAGCACTAATTGATATACCACAGCTTCACAGTAAGTATCTGAACATTCTATCACACCATAAGTTGCTTTGTAAAGATGCTGACTTCAAATATTCCCGGATGAAGAAAATTAAATGGGAATACTATACAGGTAAGATGGGCGATGATGATTTGAGAAAGTATGGTTGGGCACCATTTCCATTCACTATCAAGTCTGAAATTACCACATACATGGAAGCAGATGAAGACTTGAATAAATTTATTGCATCTAGAATGATGCATGAAGAAATCGTCAGTTGCTGTGAGTTGATTTTGAAAGAACTACATAGTAGAACATTTCAACTTAAATCATTTATTGATTGGGAACGGTTCGTACAGGGTGTCTGATTTAATTATTAGTAAGGTCAATGAGGCTTATATAAAGTTAGAGTGTGAAAAAAGCCTCGCTCAAGAAATATCTGACCATTTCACATTTCATGTTCCTGGATATCAATTTACACCAGCATACAAGAATAGGTTATGGGATGGAAAGATACGTCTTCTTGATTTAAGAACATACTGCATGTACTATGGTTTGATACCGTACATTCAAAAGTTTTGTGATGATAGAAACTACAAAGTATATTATTATCCAGAAGTTAACTTAACAAACAATTTTTCAGTTAAAGAAGCTGAACAGTTTATTGAGACTTTGAATTTACCTATTGTACCAAGAGATTATCAACTATCTTCTTTTGTTCATGCAATAAGAAACAAACGCTCACTACTACTTTCGCCAACAGCATCTGGCAAATCTCTCATTCTTTATTTGATTCTCCGCAAGATACAAGATGAAGACCTTAAGAAAGGTTTGTTGATTGTACCAACAACATCTTTGGTAGAACAGATGTATTCAGATTTCAAATCATACGGATATGATTCTGAAACAAACTGCCACAAACAATACGCAGGTAAAGATAAAAACACAGACAAGTTTTTAACTATTACTACCTGGCAATCTATCTACAATCGTGAGCCAGAATACTTTGAACAATTTGATTTTGTTCTTGGTGATGAAGCGCATCAATTTAAAGCTAAGTCGTTGGCTACAATTATGAGTGGTCTTACAGAAACGAAGTATCGTATAGGTTGTACTGGTACTCTTGATGGCACACAAACACACAAACTTGTTCTTGAGGGTTTGTTTGGTGCTGTATTAAAAGTAATAACTACCAAAGAATTGATTGACAACAAACAACTTGCAGATTTCAAAATAAAATGTCTGATACTGAAACATTCAGAAGAAGCGTGTAAACAAGCTAGGTCTTGGGACTATCAATCCGAGATAGAATACATAGTTATGAATGCACAAAGAAATGCATTTATTAAAAATCTAGTTTTGTCATTAAAAGGAAACTCTCTAGTTCTCTTTCAATTGGTTGAGAAACACGGTAAAGAATTGTTTAAGTTGATAGACGCTGAAAAAGGAAATCGTAAAGTATTTTTTGTTTACGGAGATACAGATGTTGAAGTCCGAGAATCAATTCGTGCTATTACAGAAGAAGAAAATGATGCTATTATTGTGGCATCTTATGGCACTTTTAGCACTGGCGTTAACATTCGCAACCTACACAATGTCATCTTTGCTTCTCCATCTAAATCTCGCATTCGCAATTTGCAGTCCATTGGTCGTGGATTACGAAAGGGCGACAACAAAGAATCAGCAGTCTTATTTGACATTTCAGACGATTTTAGAATAGGCAAGTTTACCAACTTTACCTTGAAACATTTTGTTGAACGTGTTAAAATATATGAAGAAGAAAAGTTCTCCTACAAGTTTTACAACATAGAGTTAAAAAATGCATAACGAAATAAAAATTCTAAGATTACAAGATGGCGAAGATATCATTGCATCTTATCATATAGATGAGGTTAGTAAGATGGTTGTGATGAACAATCCAATGACTTTGTTTTTTAAACGAATCAGTAGTGGTAAATCCATGGTTATGATGGCACCATGGTTGCCTTTAGAGTTGATTGGTGAGAATACAGCTAAGGTATATGAGACTAGCGTTCTTACGATGATTGAACCTAAGAAGTCGCTCGTTGATTACTACTTGAGTGCTGTTGAAGAATCTAATGAGTTGATTCAGATGAGTGCAGACGCTATTGATGAAGCGTTGCTTAATGAGTGTGACGATGATTATGATGAAGACGATGCTGAGTTTGAGCAAGTTCAAGAGTCAATTAAAGAAACCAAGAAGAACTTATTACATTAATTGAAGACCCCACAGGGTGTATTGTACGCACGACACTGGCGGTTGTCAAGTGTTATTTTAGGAAATAATGATGAAAGAGAAACACTATGTTAACAATGCCGATTTTTTGAAGGCATTGATAGACTATAAAACTGCATGTGATGCAGCCAAAGCAGAAGGTAAGGATGATCCTATAGTACCAAACTATATCGGTGAATGCTTCCTAAAAATTGCTAACCATCTATCTCGCAAACCAAACTTCATATCATATTCTTTCCGAGAAGAGATGGTATGTGATGGTATTGAAAATTGCATTATGTATTTTCGGAACTTTGATCCAATCAAGTCTTCCAACCCATTCGCATACTTTACTCAAATCATATACTTTGCTTTTCTAAGGCGTATTCAAAAAGAGAAGAAACAATTGTATGTGAAGTACAAAGCTACCGAACAGTTTGGTCTTCTTGATGAAGGTGAAATGTATGAAGATTCGGAAGGTAACATGAAACAGTTTGTCTTGTATGACAATCTTTCCGAATTCATTCAAACATTTGAGGCAAAGAAAAACGAAAAGAAGAAAACTAAACTAAAAGTCTTGGATAAATTCCTAGAAGAAGATATCATAGACGAACAATTACCCGACAAACTTTAATTTATGGAGTATAATGATGCTAGTGTTGCCTGATAATATGATTGGTAAGCCTGTTGGTTTTACTTGTTCCACTTTTGACTTGCTTCATGCTGGTCACATTTTGATGCTGGCCGAAGCAAAATCAATATGTGATTACCTAATTGTTGCATTACAGATGGATCCATCAATTGATAGACCAGAATCTAAAAACAAACCAGTTCAGTCTATTGTTGAACGATATGTCCAGCTTTCGGCTGTTAAATTTGTAGACGAAATTATTGTGTACCAAACAGAGAAAGACCTTGAAGACATGTTGATGTTCTTACCAATCACAATACGAATTATTGGTGAAGAATACAAAGACAAAGATTTCACTGGTAAACAAATTTGTGAAGACAGAGGAATTAAAATTTTCTACAACCAACGCAAACATAGTTTTTCAACAACTGAATTACGTAAGAGAGTAGCTAATAAAAGTACACTATGAAGATTGCTTTAATTAATGATACACATGCTGGCGCACGTGGTGATAGTTTATTGTTCAATGAGTTTTTCTTTAAGTTTTGGGAAGGTACTTTCTTTCCATATCTAAAAGAAAACAACATAACTCAGATTGTGCATCTTGGTGATGTGGTTGATAGACGCAAATTTATCAACTATGTCATTTTGAATTCATGGCGCAAACGATTCTTTGATGTGCTTGAAAGAGAAAACATCAAGATGGATGTTATCGTTGGTAACCATGATGTAACATACAAGAACACAAACGAAATTAATGCCATGCATGAATTGTTTGATAGGTATGACAACATCAATGTGTATATTGATCCTGTTGAAAGAACCTATGACGGTCTTCCAATAACATTAATGCCATGGATCAACTCATCCAACTACGAAAATTCACTTCAATTTTTGCAAGACACCAAGTCGGAAATTGTGTTCGGGCACTTTGAAATTTCTGGCTTTGAGATGGACAGAGGTAATGTTTGTCATGCTGGACTAGATAAGAAAATCTTTGATAGATTTGATATGGTTCTATCTGGACACTTTCACCACAAGTCATCCGATGGTACAATTCACTATCTTGGTAATCAATATGAAATTACCTGGACTGACTTCAATGATCCGAGAGGCTTTCATGTCTTTGATACCGAGACAAGAGAGTTGACATTCGTTTCAAATCCATGTAGAATGTTCTATAAGATTAGCTATGATGATGAATCACAATCGTTTGAGTACTGGAAAGCATATGACTTCTCGGTACACAAAGACACTTATGTCAAAGTGGTTGTGGTAAACAAAACAAATGCTTATCTTTTTGATTATGTGCTTGAGCAATTGAACAAAGCTGGTGTAGCCGATGTTGCTGTGGTAGAAGATTTTTCTGATACTACAATAGATGATGACCAGGAATTAATTGACCAAGCGGAAGATACCATGACTATTCTTTCCAAGTATATTGATGGGTTGACACTTGATGTAGATTCTGATAAACTAAAGAATCTAATGCGTGAATTATACGTTGAATCTTTGAATGTTGAAGTGACTGAATGATTTTTTTCAAATCAATAAAATTTAAAAACTTTCTCTCTACTGGTAATTACTTCACAGAAATTAATCTGTGTAACAGTTCAAACACACTGGTAGTAGGAACAAACGGTGCAGGCAAGTCTACCTTGCTTGATGCGCTGTGCTTTGTGCTGTTCGGAAAACCATTTCGTTCAATCAATAAACCGCAATTGGTAAACTCAATCAATCAAAAAGATTGTGTCGTTGAGTGTGAGTTTGATATTGGAAACAAGAAATTCAAAATCATTCGTGGTATCAAACCAAACATCTTTGAGATTTATGTTGATGGCGAAATGTTGAATCAAGATGCCGCTGTAAGAGACTATCAAGAACACCTAGAGAAATTCATTCTCAAATTAAATTACAAATCTTTCACACAAATTGTCATTCTCGGTTCAGCTTCTTTTGTGCCATTCATGCAACTCTCTGCGGCTGATCGCAGAGCAATCATTGAAGACTTGTTAGACATTCAAATCTTTTCCACAATGAATGGTCTATTAAGAGACAAACATTCAATCAATAAAGAAAACATTCAGTCTAACAAACATGAATTGGATTTGTGTTCCAATCAACACAAATTGGTAGAAGAACACACAGAAAAAATTAAGAAGAATACCGATGAATTGATTGTGAGCAAAGAATTGGAAGTAGCCAATGTTTGGCTTGAGATTGATTTGGTGCAAACAGAAATCAATTCCATGAACACAGCTATTTCTGACCTTCAGAAAGAGATAGAAGACAAGTCTATTGTAAACGATAAATTGAAAAAGCTAAATCAATTTGAAACACAGATTGAAACCAACTTGTCAAAGTATCGTAAAGACGTAAACTTTTTCCTAAATAATGATGATTGCCCAACTTGTCGCCAAAGCATCCAGTTGGAATTTAAAGAAAAACAAATAACAGATTTGAATGATAAAGTTGAGAAGTGTACTCACGGTTTGACAAAACTTGAATCTGACATTCTAGTGCAACAAAATCGGCTAAATGATATTACAAAAATTTCTAATGCGATTCAGGTTAAACAAGTTGCTGTTGCATCCAACAATTCAACCATCATTGAATTGAATAAGTACATAGGAAAATTGCAGAAAGAGATAGGAGTATTGTCATCATCCAAGGAAAACTTGTCCTCGGAGACCAATAAACTTCTCGCATTGCAAACACAATTAGCAGAGTTAGAATCCAAAAAGAAATCGTTAATAGAAGAAAAGACATATCTTGAAGCTGCCTCTCTGTTGTTAAAAGATACTGGAATCAAAACAAAAATCATTAAGCAATATTTGCCTATCATAAACAAGATGGTAAATAAGTATCTAGCATCGCTGGATTTCTTTGTGAATTTTAATCTTGATGAATCTTTCAAAGAAACAATCAAGTCACGCCATCGTGATGAATTCAGTTACGCATCTTTTAGTGAAGGTGAGAAACAAAGAATTGATATGGCACTTATGTTGACTTGGAGAGCAGTAGCAAAACTTAAGAATTCCACAAATACCAATTTGTTGATTCTAGATGAAGTGTTTGATAGTAGCCTAGATAATAATGGAACTGAGTACTTGATGACAATTCTACAGATGCTTGAAGATGTAAATCTGTTTGTGATATCACACAAGGGTGACATACTGCAAGATAAGTTCCGAAACTTAATTCGGTTTGAGAAGGTAAATAATTTTTCAAGGATAGTAAAATGAATGATAATGATATTTTAGTTATTAATACGGAGACTAAATCTCCAACCAAAGTCGTAGAAGAAAAAATTCTACCATTACCTATTCTGACAGAAGGTAATCCGTTACTAAGAACACCAGTTGAAGAATTTGATATGTCGCAAATCATGCAACCAGAGATTCAAAAATTTATCAAACAATTGAAATTGACAATGCATACCTATAATGGTGTTGGGCTGTCAGCTAATCAGTGTGGATTTAAATTCAGAATGTTTGTGATTGGTACAGACCAATTTCAAATGGTTTGCGTCAATCCAAAAATCATTGATGTTGATGGTGATCCAAAACTAATGCGTGAAGGTTGCTTGTCGTATCCAGCATTGTTTGTTGGTGTACCTAGATATGAAGGTGTTCTTGTAAATTACTATGATGAATATTCACAGCCAAAAGAGTTGTGGTTGCGTGGTATAACAGCACAATGCTTTCAGCATGAACTAGAACATCTTGATGGCAAAGTGTTTATTGAGAAAGTTAAACCTCTTGCTATGCAGATGGCAAGAAAACGTCAAACTAAGTTAATTAAGAAAATTGTGAGGAATTCAAAATGAGCGATGTGAAGGTTAATGAAACTACCGAGTATGAGAGTTGTCTTGATTTTGAGAGTGATGAAATCAATGATGTTTCTAAATTCATGGATGGTGAACAAACACAAGAACAAAAACTTCCTGTAGATGATGTTGATGATTCATTGCTTACCAGAGACCAATTCTTTAAGAAGTATTGGAAAGGTATGCCAACTTTTGACCAGAATGATAATCCTCCATGGAAACAACTGTATGTGAACTTCCGAAACAAAGCAGACTATGATGCTTTTGCTAAGTTGATTGAACAAGACATAACTGAAAAGAGTAAAAGTATTTGGTATCCAAAACTTGACATTGAAGAAAACTCCTTGAATCGTTGGATTGTAGAATGATTAACCCTAAGTATCCAGTTTATATTATATCTAAGGGTCGGCATGAATCCATGTTGACTTCCCGCTCACTCGCTCGTATGAAAGTTCCTCATTACATTGCGATTGAGCCACAAGACTTAGACAACTATGAAAAAGCACTGGATGAATTTAAGATTCGCCCATATGTTACATTGCTAGTTGCACCATTCAGTAATCATGGTGATGGACCAGGTCGTGCTAGAAATTGGTGTTGGGATCATGCGATTGAAATTGGTACCGAAAAGCATTGGGTACTAGATGATAATATCTCTGACTTCTATAGATTAAATCAGAACAAACGCTATCGTGTTGAATCTGGTGCTATCTTCCGAGCCGCAGAAGATTTCATTGACCGCTTTGAGAATGTACCAATCTCTGGCTTTCAGTATCGGTTCTTCATTGCACCAAATTCAAAGTATCCACCATTCGTAACTAACACACGAATCTATTCCTGTTTGCTAATCTCCAATGATTGTAAACATCGTTGGCGTGGTAGATACAATGAAGATACCGATATCTGTCTCCGCGTGTTGAAAGATGGTGATTGTACCATTCAGTTCAATGCATTCTTGCAAGGCAAGGCGGCTACACAGACAGTTAAGGGTGGTAACACCGAAGAATTCTATCATAAAGAATTTGCAGATGCTGATGAAAACTTTAAGAAGACTGGTTATAACAGTAGCGGTACAATCAACAAATCACAGATGCTTGCAGATATGCATCCAGATGTTGCAAGAGTTGTTTGGCGTTATGGTCGTTGGCATCATTATGTTGACTACAATCCATTCAAAGTAAACAAGTTGCGAATGAAACCTGATGCAATAGTTCCAGAAGGCAACAACGAATATGGAATGAAGTTGATTCGTAATTGGAAACCAGATTGATGAGTATTGTTGATGAAATAGGCAAAGAGAGTCTAAAGCGGTATCTTGAAAACTGCGCTAAGGTTGCAGACATAGATATTGAGGCGGCATTCAAAGTCACATTGAATTGTATGAAAGCGCATGATGGGGCAATCATACCCGATGATGATATGCGTCAGATGAAAGACCTTGAGAATAGATGGTATGCATCATTGGAAACAGGAACGCCAGACTATTCTGTTTACTCTGATGCTTATTATTTCTGCGAAGTATGGATGTGTTGGTCAAAATACTCTAGAAGGTATCTCAAAGAAATCAATTCACCGAAGTCCATGTTTGGTAAAAGTATAGTTGAGTACATTGGTAATGTTGACAATGTGGTTGACTTGGGATGCGGTTTCGGTTATACTACAGTTGGTATGAAAGAATTGTTTCCGAACTCAAATGTCTATGGTACAAATCTAAAAGATAGTTACCAGTATAAGATGGCAACAGAGTTGGGCGACAAACACAATTTCAAAATCATTGAAAATCTTACACAAGTTGAAAAGCCAGGAACAAGTTTGTTTTTTGCTTCCGAATACTTTGAACACTTTGACAGACCGATTGAGCATTTGATTGATGTGATTGAACAAGGGTCACCAACATATATGTTGATTGCTAACACATTCAACGGAAGAGCCATTGGTCACTTCAATCAATACAAAGATGGTACCGAAGTCTATGATGGAAAACAAATGGGAAGATTGTTCGGAAAGACACTCAGAAAATATGGATACGAAAGTGTTACCACAGATTGTTGGAATAATAGACCCGCATTTTGGCAGAAGAAAGATAGTTGTTTTTTGACAACACAATACTTTAGTAGTACTTGACATTCGTTCTGGTCCTGATATACTTGTATCTGTAGTTAGAAGGAACACCATGCAGTTTACTCAAGAATCCAAATCCCAATTAGCCAAGTTGATGGCTACCGAAAACCTCACCGTTGAGCACCGCAAAGTATCCACGGCTTCTTTTAATCTTAAAGACCGTGTTCTTACCCTTCCAGTCTGGAAAGATATGTCTGGCGAAATGTATGATTTGCTGACAGGTCACGAAGTTGGTCACGCATTAGAAACGCCAGAAGAAGGTTGGCACAATGCAGTTATGGGCACTGGCAAATTTAATAAGAATTTCAAAAACTTCTTGAATGTGGTTGAAGATGCCCGCATTGAGAAAAAAGTCAAACGCCGTTTCCCTGGCCTACGTCAATCGTTTGTCAAAGCATACGGTCAACTATTAGAAAAAGATTTTTTCGGTATCAAGTACCGAAATGTCAATGCTTTGCCTTTCATTGACCGCTTGAACCTTTACACTAAAGGTGGTGTCTCACTCGGTATTCAATTCAACAATGAAGAAACCAAAATGTTAGCCGATGTTGAATCGTGCGAAACGTGGGAAGATGTTGTCCGTATTACCGAAGCAATTTTTGACTATTCAAAAACCGAACAAAAAGAAATCCAAGATAGTAAACTTAACCAATTGAATTCATTCTATGATGATGAAGATGGTGATTATGAAACGGACATGGACGGCAATGATGATTCTTCTAATGATGAAGAAGAAAATCAGGAAGATGGCCAACCTCAAGATGGCAAAACTGAAAAAGAATCATCCGATGGTGAAGATACAAAAAAATCTGAATCTGGTAAATCTGATTCCGATTCCGAAGAAACCTCGGAAGAACAGCCAGAAGAAAGCAATACAATTGAACGTGATAAAGAATCACACAATAGTATCAGTGAAGATGAAGACTTTGAACCAGTTTGTGAAACCGATGAAAAGTACCGTGAAAACGAAAGCCAATTGTTGGACAAATCATGCAAAGAATATTTGTATGTGAATTTGCCAACTCCAATTTATTCTGAGATTCTTACTCCATACAAACGGGTACATGAATTGATGGAAATGTATTGGGCTGACCGGTTTGATTCATATAAAGATACTCAGAATGTTTTGCTCCGTGAATTCAAAAATCGGAATGACCGTTACATTTCTCTGCTTGCGAAAGAATTTGAAATGCGTAAAGCCGCATCAAAATATTCCAAACAGAAAATTTCTGAGACTGGTGATATTGATGTTAACCGCATCTACAAATACCAAGTTGATGACAATATTTTCCGCAAAGCAACCTTTGTACCAAAAGGCAAATCGCATGGTTTAGTTTTGTTGCTTGACCGTTCGGGTTCAATGCAAAACAATATGGAATCATCATGGGAACAAATTTTGGTTCTCGCAATGTTCTGCCGCAAAGTGAATATTCCTTTTGTTGTTTATGGTTTTGGCAATGATACCGGTGCTTTTCAACTTGACCACGGCCGTGAAAATAATCGTTCATTCACCAAAAACCTCCACGAATTAAGTGGCTCAGATGTTTTCTTGCGTGAGTATTTGAATTCAAAAATGAGTGCAAGTGAATTTACCCGGTGCTCTAAAAATATCATGGCTTTGTCTGGTAGTTATAGTTATCGTGGCAATCGTAAATTTTCAACACCTAAGACTGAGAATTTGTCAAATACTCCTATGACCGAAGCAATGATTGCCTTGAAGCCGCTTGTTGAGCAATTCCGCAAAGTGAACAATCTTGATATTGTGAACACGGTTATCATGCACGATGGTGATGCAGACAGAATTACCGCCATAATTGGTGAGCGTGTAGATTACAAAGGTCAATCTTACTCTAGCACGGTAGGTATCGGTCACGGCCAGTACAATCTTGTTTTGCGTGATACGAAAAATAAATTTGAAGAATTGATGGTTGATGATGATGAATGTCCTGTGCGTAAATCAGTTTTCAATTGGTATCGCAAAACTACAGGTTCTAAGATTATCGGTTTCTTCATTGCTGGAACTGGTGCTGGTCTCCGTGCTGGCATTGAGCGCCGTTACATCAACGAAAAAGGTGAATCGTTGCGCCAAGTTTATGAGGGTCACTCTAATGATTCTTACTATCAAAGAAAAGAAGCGACTAAACAACTTGCACAAATCATCAAAGTCGAAAGATTCCTAGAATCTAAAAATTCTGGATACAATAAATTCTTTATTATTCCTGGTGGCGATGACCTTGACATTGAAAACGAAAGTTTACATGTTGATGGTGCAGTTACTGCTGGTAAACTAAAGAATGCATTTATGAAAATGAATAAGAAGAAACAAGTAAGCCGTGTTTTGGTAAATCGTTTCATTGGCGAGATTGCTCTGTGACATTTTTACAACACCACCTATTGACAAAGTGGTGTTTCCCTGTTATAATTATTGTATTGATTGATTGAAATGGAGTTTATATTATGCGTAAAGTGAATGTTTCCGCCCGTGAGAAGTTTATTTCTTTGGCTCTTGCTACAGGCAAAAGCACTTTGAATGTTGAAGATATCTGGGCAATTTGTAATGAGGCCGACCTAAAATATCCACAATGGTTCACAAAAGATCCAGAAAATCGTGCTGGTCGTGGGCTATATAAACTACCAACTAATGTTTCCACAGTTGATTTATCTGCTCAAGTTTTACCTATGAAGAAAACCGAAATCGCACCTGTTGCACCTGTTGCACAAAATCGAATTGCTAATGTATCTACTGACCTTGAGACTGGAAATCTAATTCCTCAAGTATACAAAAATTATGTGCCATTTGGCAACTATGAAGATTTGCTGGCTATCGTAAACAGTAAACAATTCTTTCCTATCTTTATCACTGGTCAATCTGGCAACGGTAAAACAATGTCCGTTGAACAAGCCTGTGCCAAAGCAAAACGCAAATTCGTTTGTATCTCAATGACACCAGAAACCGATGAAGGCGATTTGCTCGGTAACTTTGTTTTGATTAACGGTCAGATGGAATGGCGTGACGGTCCCGTTACTACAGCCGCACGACAAGGTGCCGTTTTGTGTATTGATGAAATTGACTACGGCGCACAAAACTTGTCCTGCTTGCAAAGGGTACTAGAAGGTAAGCCTTTCATGTTGAAGAAAAAAGGTGAAGTTGTTTACCCAGCCGAAGGCTTTACGATTGTTGCCACTGCAAATACAAAAGGTAAAGGCTCAGAAGATGGTCGTTACATGTTCACCAACGTATTGAACGAAGCCTTCTTGGAACGTTTCTTGAATACATATGAACAAGAATATCCTCCTGTTGCAGTTGAACGTAAAATCATCAAAAAAGAATTGACCTCCGCTGGTCGTACCGATGATGAATTTGCCGAGAAACTTGTTACTTGGGCTGATGTAATTCGCAAAACCTTCTCCGAAGGTGGTGTTGATGAAATTATCTCCACTCGCCGTCTGGTACACATTTGCAAAACATATGGTGTGCATGGTGATCGAATGAAAGCGGTATCATTGTGTTTGAATCGTTTTGATACCGATACCAAAATGTCTTTCCTTGACTTGTATACCAAACTTGATGCACCAGCCAAAGAAGAAGATCCTGTTACAGTGAATGTACCTTCACATATTGAAGAAGTACCATTTTAATTGATACATTTACCACTAAGAGTATTGACTTACTCTTAGTGGTTTGTTATAATTATGAATCTTGAGAATGACCACCTCTCAAGTGTATTATTAAAGTGTGGTTTTATTATGGAGTTTTACTATGTCTAAGATGACTACTAAAGAAAAAATGCTTGCCGCTTTGAGCAAGACTGATGGCTACAACACCTTCACCACTGCTCAGGCTCGGGCACGTTTTGGTATTGTCAACGTTGCCGCACGTATCAACGAATTGCGTGAAGATGGCCATGCAATTTACACCAACAGCAAAACTCTTGCTAATGGTCGTAAAATCTCCTTCTACCGCCTTGGTCAGCCAACCAAGCGCATGGTTGCAGAAGGTATCAAAGCCCTACGTGCAAAGGGTGTTAGCACTTTTGCCTAATCCCTAGGCGATTGCTAAGAAGGATGTGATATATACTTGTATCGCATCCTCTTTTTTTATGGATAAATTATGGAAATAAAAGTTAAAATTGAAGACTTGAAGAAGCATAAATTGTTTGTTGCGACACCAATGTATGGTGGCATGGCACACGGCATGTATGTTAAGGCTTGCCTTGACTTGCAAGCAGTCATGTCTAAATATGGCGTTGAAACACGATTTTCGTTTTTGTTCAATGAATCGTTAATCACACGGGCTAGAAATTATTTGGTAGATGAATTTCTCCGCTCCGAATGTACCCATCTACTGTTTATTGATTCTGATGTTCACTATAATCCACAAGATGTAGTCGCACTTCTAGCACTTGATAAAGATGTTATTGGTGGTCCTTATCCCAAGAAGGCTATCAACTGGAACAATATCGCACTGGCCGCACGTAAACATCCAGACTTAGCACCACAAGAATTAGAAAATCTTGTTGGTGATTATGTGTTTAACGTTGTTAAAGGCACTCAACAATTCTCCGTGACTGAACCTCTAGAAGTTTTGGAGATTGGTACTGGCTACATGATGGTCAAGCGAGAAGTGTTTCCAATCTTGGAAGAAAAATATCCCCAATTGCGTTACAAACCTGACCACGTTGGGCAAGCACACTTTGATGGTTCAAGGTACATTCATGCGTATTTTGATACCGTGATTGATACACTTGATAGCGCAACAGGAGGTGGTTCTGAAAGATACCTAAGTGAAGACTATATGTTTTGTCAACTATGGCGCAAAACTGGAGGTTCTATCTTCTTGTGCCCATGGATGAAAACACAACATATCGGTACATATCCTTTCACGGGTAACCTATCTAAGATTGCTGAATTGACGGGTAAACTGTAATGGCAAATGTCTGGGAAGCACAACTTGATGCTATTACAGCATCACAGACTGCTACTACAGGCGGTCGTAAGTTTGACGGAAACAAACTAGAATATGGTTTGATTCCGCCTCTTGCTCAACAAGAAATGGTAAGGGTTCTTACTTTTGGTGCTCAGAAGTATGAAAGAGATAACTGGAAAAGAGTTCCCGATTCCAAACGCAGATACTTTGATGCACTGGAACGCCATATATGGGCATGGAAAATGGGTGAGCAACTAGACCCAGAATCAGGTATACATCACCTAGCCCATGCTATGTGTTGTCTATCATTTTTATTTGAGCATGATGTTAAGTATTCGCTTGACAATGCTGAATGAATGTTGTATAATTAAATTTTTTTGGAGAGTATATTATGAAATTGTCTAAAGACACCTTGAGTGTATTGAAAAACTTTGCATCTATCAATGATGGAATTATGTTCCGTAAGGGTAGCGTATTGCGTACTTGTGACGCACAACGACAAGTATTGGCTGAAACTACAATCGCAGAAACGATTGATGAAGATTTTGGTATTTATGACTTGAATAAGTTTCTGGCCGCATTGAGTTTGCATCCGGATGATTCCCAACTTCACCTTGATATGGCAACAAGTTCCGCTATCATCAATGATAGTAGTGGTCGTAAAACAAGTAACTATCGTATCTGTGATGCCGGCATGATTAAAAATGCAACTGACAAATCGGTTAAAATGCCTGATGTGGAAGTTAAATTTACACTCACCCAAGAAGACCTTGAATATAGTCTACGGGCATCTTCTATTCTTGGAACACCACACATTGCAATAAAATCTGACGGAAATAAAATATTTCTTTCAGCCTTTGATGACAAAAACACATCTACCCATAGCAATCAACTTGAAGTCGCTGATGGTAATGGTAAGAAATACAAGATGCTTTTCAAGACTGAGAATATGAAAATGATTCCTGGTTCTTATGAAGTTTCTATTTCTTTCAAAGGTATTGCACACTTTAAGAACACCACAAAGCCATTGCAATATTGGGTTGCTACTGAACTTGGCTCAACCAACGAAGGTTGATTTTTTGAATTTTTTATTATGGAGTTTCTATGCAACATTTATTGTGGACCGAAGCACATCGTCCCAAAACTATTGAGGAGTGTATTCTACCAGAACGTCTGAAAAAGCCGTTTCAAGAATATGTAAACTCAGAAAAGATTCCACACCTGTTACTATCTGGCGGTGCAGGTGTAGGAAAGACCACTGTTGCTAAGGCAATGTGTAATCAAATTGATGCTGATTACATTATGATTAACGGTTCAGATGAATCAGGCATTGATGTTTTTCGTACCAAGATTAAAGACTTTGCCTCGTCAATGTCATTCACTGGTGGTCGTAAAGTTATCATCATTGATGAAGCTGACTATCTGAATCCAAATTCAACACAACCAGCTTTGCGTAATGCAATGGAAGAATTTGCATCCAACTGTTCTTTCATCTTTACATGTAATTTCAAGAATCGCATCATTGATCCACTACACAGTCGGTGTGCGGTTGTTGACTTTACATTAAAGAATGATGAAAAGACAAAGATGGCGGCGCAGTTTTTTAAACGCATCCAGTCAATTTTGCAAAGTGAAAATGTTGAGTATGAAGACAAGGTAATTGCTGAATTAGTCAAGAAACACTTTCCAGACTTTCGGCGAATTTTGAATGAGTTGCAACGCTACTCACAGTTTGGTAAAATTGATGTTGGTATTCTCGCACAGATTGGTGACATATCAATTGCAGAAATCACCAAACACTTGAAGAACAAAGACTTTGGTGCAATTCGTAAATGGGTTGCTACTGCTGACTTTGATGCCGCAACATTGTATCGTAAACTGTATGATAGTCTCTATGAAGTATTGCAACCACAAAGCATACCTCAAGCGGTTATTATTCTAGCCGACTATCAATATAAGCAAGCATTCGTTGCTGATGCTGAGATTAACACCGTCGCATGTTTGACTGAGTTGATGGTGAGTGTGGAGTTTGTATGAGTGATTTTGAAGTACATCCAATTGGAACATATACTGAGATTAAATATTCTCGGGAATTAGTTAAAGCGATTGAGCAGATTACATACCAATATGGAGAAGGTATCGTGCCTAAGTCTGTTTTCAATGCATACTTGAAACTAAAACACCACCATGATGTTAAACTTGAATCGGAAAATCTATGATATTAGATTTATTTAAACCCACATTTGATTGGATCAAAGATGACTTTAAGTCTAATCGCATTCGCTTTGTTGCCGAGCTTCTTGCTTGGATTATTAGTATTGGGTGTAGCATTACAATGGCACTTACCGTACCAAATCCTCCCCTCTTGGCTCTTTATCCTGTGTGGATTACTGGCTGTGCTATCTATGCTTGGGCTGCTTATACTAGGAAATCATTTGGCATGCTTGCTAACTACATGCTTCTAGTGTGTATTGATATGGTTGGTTTGATTAGGATGTTAACATGAGTTATCTATATGATGATGGCGGTAAATCTCTTGGATGGTTTACACAACAAGAAGTAAAAGAACGAAGAAATCACATTTCTGCGGCTGTATATGCGTTTACTTTTGCTGAAGAAAAACCAAGCGAAAAAGTTTTGCCTTATGAATTAGAAGATACATTCTACATAGGAATGTCTGGCGGCACGGCTTTTGAATATACTTACGATAGCAACAAAGGCAAATACTTCACGGCTTTTGGATACAGACAAAAAACTCATTGGCGACATTTAATAAAAATAAATGATACTTTTGATATGAAATATCTTCCATTCCATGAAAAATATTTGCCCGAAGAAAATACACACAAAACTATCTTTATGAATATTTGTATTCCTGGCGATTTATTACAAAAACAGAATGTTAGAGGATATTTAAGTGTTGTTGAGCAAGAGTTTATTTACTTGTATCAAAGACGTTGGAATGGTCCACCGCTATTAAATCTTGCTGAAAATACAACAACAAGAAAGACTGGCAATGATGCATCTAATTCTGGTAAGTTGAGAGAATTCTCACGAAAAAATAATCTTAATAAATTTTATGAGTAATCCATTTGACTATGTAAATCAGATCCTGCAGGGTAAAAAGCAGTTGATTGTAGATGATGTTACAGAGAAATCCTATGAACCATTTCTAGTGAATCGTGCGCTTTCCTATCATAAGGATTGTATCATATACGCCAATGAAATGAATCGTAGGTCTCTCCTAGACAAGAAACTGCAAAATGACTATTTACTAAATATAGTTAGGTCCAAGAAAAGACCTTTCAATAAGTGGGTTAAGGCTGAAAAAAGTGAAGATATAGCATGTGTAAAGACATACTTCGGTCTATCCGATTCTAAAGCCCGTGAAGCCTTGCGCTTACTTAGCGATGAACAAATCCAAGAATTAAAAGAAAAAACCGATATCGGTGGATTAAGGAAATGAAATGGTCGACTTATCAACCTTTGTTGAGGTGACGCTAAACGAACACGATGATTTTTTAAAAGTGAGAGAAACGCTAACCAGAATTGGTGTATCCTCACGCAAAGAACGGGTTCTATACCAGTCTTGCCACATCTTACACAAACGCGGACAGTATTATATTGTCCACTTTAAAGAATTATTCGCACTAGACGGAAAACCATCTAGCATCATAGATAACGATATTGAAAGGCGAAACGCAATAGCTAAACTCCTAGAAGAATGGGGTCTAGTTAAGATTGTTAATCCTGACATTATGGTAGACAAGATTGCTCCGATTCATCAAATTAAGATTATATCTTACAAAGAAAAAGATGAATGGGAACTAGTCAGCAAGTATAACATCGGAAAGAAATCTCAAGAATGATTGAGGCTTTTGCAAAGTTGTATAAATAATTGTTCCCACCTTAGGGCTGTTTGATGCTACGGTATAAGGCGTCCGTGTAATTACACCTCCGACACGATAGTTCGGACCAGTATAAGGTAAGCTGGAAGTTATGCCTTCGGGGTAACATTTTTTTAACTTGCTTTTAAAGGAGAACTTTATGACAACATTAAGATTCACACATCTATACCCTTCCGTTGTTGGCTTTGACCGACTACTTGACACATTTGATACCATGCTAACGGAAAAACCTACCACTTTCCCTCCACACAACATTGTTAAAGTTGATGATAATAATTATCTTGTTGAACTTGCTGTTGCTGGATTCGCAGAAAGTGAAATCACTATTGAGGTGTTGAAAAATACTTTGACTATCAAAGGTGAAAAAAGCCTTGATGACACCAGAAACTATTTACATCGTGGTATTGGCACACGTTCGTTTAAGAAAACTGTAACGTTGGCTGATACTGTGCAAGTTGATGGTGCAAGTTTGGATAATGGTGTTCTTACAGTAAAACTTATCAATATTGTACCAGTTGAAAAACAACCGGTTAAAATTGCTATCAATACAGTAAGTAAACCACAATTACTCCAAGAAAAAGTTTAATTATTACCTAAAAAATCTGCCTTCTTGTGTTATAATAAGCACTTGAAGGCAGAAAGTAAACTATGAAAATTGCTCTAGCATCCGACGTACACCTTGAATTTGGTGAAATATCTTTTGAGAATACCGAGAACGCTGATGTTCTTATTCTCTCTGGAGATATTTGTGTGGCCGCAGACTTGATGGTAAAAGATGATATTGGATTCTTTGATAAAAATGTTCGCTCTGAAAAATATCATAAATTCTTTCAAGAATGTGGTGAAAGATTTCCGCATGTCATTTATGTTATGGGAAACCATGAACACTATAACGGTGATTATCGGAACACTATTACAACTTTGCGTGATAGGCTTTCTTATATACGCAACCTCCGTATCTTAGATAAAGATGTTTTTGTTGTTGATGATGTAACATTCATCGGTGGTACTTTGTGGACAGATATGAACAAAGAAGATCCAATTACTCTGATGCAAATGTCAGGTATGATGAATGACTTCCGTTGTGTTCAAAATAGTAATCGGGTGACAATCTTTAAAGATGAAGATGGTAAATTCCATGAACGCAAAAGTCGTTTCACACCAGAAGATGCTGTGGAAGACCACAAGCAAATGATGGATTATATTCGCATTATGACTGAAGGCAAGTTTGACCAAAAGTTTGTTGTCGTTGGGCATCATTCTCCAAGCAAACAGTCAACACATCCTCGGTATAAAGAAGAAGTGGTTATGAATGGTGGTTATAGTTCCGATTTGAATGATTTCATTATGGATCATCCACAAATTAAACTATGGACTCATGGGCATACACATGAAGACTTTGATTACATGATTGGTAGCACAAGAATCGTTTGTAATCCACGTGGTTACATTAATTATGAAAACCGTGCTGATAGATTTGAACTTAAATTTTTGGAGATTTGATATGAAACCAGGTGCTAATTTTAAAATTAATCGTAGTGTTAAACGCCGTATGGCTACTATCGTTAATCCATTTGAGCGACATTCGTATAAGAATGCAATGATTCAAGCGCAACTTATTGGCAATAAGCCTGTTGTGCATGAAAAGAAAAACAAAAACAAAAACGGAGAATGATTCTTGTGAAAGAAAAATTTCGTGATGCATATATGAAGGTGGCAGAGACTTTTGCAGAATTGTCTTCCGCTAAACGCCTTCATGTTGGTGCCATTGTAGTCAAAGAAGATAGAATCATATCTATTGGTTACAATGGTATGCCCGCAGGATGGGACAACAATTGTGAAGATAAAGAATATATGGACCAAACCGCAGGTGGTTGGTTGTCACCTGAAGAAATTAAAGAACAGTGGCCATGGAGTGAACAACAGTTACCAAAAACTGAAGACCTTCCGTGGCTTCGTTATCGTTTAAAAACCAAACCTGAGGTACTTCATGCTGAAACAAATGCGATTGCCAAGTTGGCTAAATCTACCGAATCTGGTATGGGTGCTACTATGTTTATTACCCATGCTCCATGTTTGGAGTGTGCCAAACTTATCTACCAAAGTGGTATTAACAGTGTTCTATATCGGAACTCTTATCGTAGCGATGATGGTATCAAGTTTTTGGAAAAAGCGTCCGTAGAGGTTGAAAAAATATGAGTAAAGTTTACACATCAAAAGTTATTGAAATCTGTGAAAACGGCGATGCAATAATTGAATTGCCTAAAGAACTTATGGAAGATATGGGTTGGAAAACAAACGACCTGTTAGACATTGACTATGTTAATGGCGAACTTATCATTAAAAAGATTGAAGAAACACGTATGAAAAGATACTGGAGAATCTTCAAATCTTTTTTTCAGAAAACTAAATAAAACAACCGCGGGATAGTAAAACGGTATTACAGAGGACTCATAATCCTCAGTTCTTGGTTCGATTCCAGGTCCCGCAACCAATAGGATATATTATGACTGATATGAATAAAGACGTTAATATTTTTATTGACGCTTGTGACCAAGTTCCTTCTATAGAGAACATTAGTCTTTACCGTAATCTTATCAATGAAGAATACTGGGAATTCCAAGACGCACTTAAAGCCAAAGATGATGTAGAACAACTAGATGCATGTATGGACATGATTTGGGTTATTTTAGGTTACTGCCGCATGAAAGGCTTTGAAGTACCTGGTGCTTGGGCTGAGGTAGCACGTAGCAATCTATGCAAGATTGATTCTGTGACTGGTAAAGTTATTAAGAATGAATCGGGTAAAGTTATGAAACCTGAAGGATGGACTGCTCCAGTGCTTGCACCTTTTGTTAAACTGTGATATAATATCGTTATGGATGAAGATACAAGAGAAATTCTATTAATTCTGCAAGAAGAATGTGCGGAAGTTATTCAAGCAATAAGCAAATGTTTTCGTTTCGGTCCTGACCAATTAAAACCCGGTAAAGACAAAACGAACATTCAAATGTTGCAGGAAGAATTGGGTGACCTTCTGGCTATGATTGATTTGCTTGTGAAGAAAGATGTTGGTGTCAATTGGAAAGAATTGATGTTAGCAAAGCAAAACAAATTTTTAAAACTTAAACAATGGAGTAATATTGAAATTGATTAATATCAATACATCAAAACTCGCCTATCATATGGCAGTTGAAAACAAACTCCAGGCATACAAGTATGACCTGGTTCTGCGTGAGTTTGACAATATGGTTGAACTTATTGGTCTAGTTAATGACCCAACCCAAGACATGGCCGACTTCCGCGGTCGTGAAATGTTGTTCCCCAAGAAGTGGGTAACATTGAAAACCTTTTTTGCCGAAGAAAGGATTAAAGTATGAGTTTGAAACTTATTACTTTCAAAACAAACCAAACCATTCTTGGTGAAGTTGAGTATAGCGGTGGTGTATACACCGTAAAGAAACCTGTGCAGGTTATTGTACAGCCAACTAAAGATGGTCCAATGATGGGCTTCTCTCCATTCTTAGATTACTGTCTAGAGTTTTCCACTGGAATTGAATTCGTATCTTCGGATATTCTAACTGTAACTACACCAGCGATTGAATTGTCAAATCAATACAATCAAGTCTTTGGTTCTGGTATTCAAATCGCATCTTCTATTCCTAGATTTTAATGAGTAATTTTTACACTAATGTAATTTGTGTTGGCAACAACATTCTTTACAGAGGCGTAGAAAACGGTAGGCGTGTAAAACTCCGCGTGGGTTACACGCCTACAATGTTTTTGCCTTCCCAAAAAGAAACGAAATGGAAAACTCTCCATGGTGAATACCTGGATGAGATTAAACTTGGATCTATTCGTGAATGTAGAGACTTCATTAAGCGATATGAAGATGTTGAGAACTTTAAGATTTATGGTAACACAAGATATGAATATGCCTATATTGCTGATGAATTCAAAGGCGCAATTGATTGGGACCAAGCCAAAATTAATATTGCAGTCATTGATATTGAAGTCGGTTCAGAAAATGGCTTTCCTGACCCATACAAAGCAAATGAGCCAATCACAGCGATTGCGATAAAGACGCTTGATGGTGATATGAAGGTTTATGGTTGCGGTAATTTTAATAACAGCCGTGATGATGTTACTTACATAAAGTGCAGAGATGAATATGACCTCTGCAAGAGATTCCTAGAAGATTGGAAATACGATACACCAGATATCATTACTGGTTGGAACACTCGCTTCTTTGATATTCCATATTTGGTTAATCGCTTTGTTAAGATTCTTGGTGAAGATGAAATGAAGAATCTTTCACCGTGGGGAATTGTACAAGAACGTAAGACCAACATCAAAGGTCGTGAATTAATCTCGTATGAAATCTATGGCATTTCATCGCTAGACTATATTGAATTGTATAAGTGGTTTGCTCCTGGTGGTAAGTCACAAGATTCATATCGCTTGGACAACATTGCTAACATTGAATTGGGTAAGCAAAAACTTTCTTATGATGAATTTGAAAACTTGCACCAATTGTATAAGTTAAACTATCAAAAGTTTATTGAGTACAACATCGTTGACGTTGAATTGATTGTTGAATTGGAAGCTAAGTTAAAGCTGATTGAATTATCTTTGACACTTTCATATGATACCAAGTCTAACTATGGTGATGTGTTTACACAAACTAGAATGTGGGACGCTATCATCTATAACTATTTGCTTGAACGAAACATCGTTGTGCCTCCTAATGAGACAAGTGTTAAAGATGGTGCGTTTGAGGGTGCGTATGTAAAAGATCCACAAATTGGTGTGCATGATTACGTTGCATCGTTTGACTTGAATAGTTTGTATCCACATTTGATGATGCAGTATAACATTTCGCCTGAAACAATTATTGAGGTCAAAGATTATGATGACAACATGCGTCAGATTATTTCCGATGGTGTTAATGTTGATAAGATGTTGAGCAAAGAAGTTGATACTTCAAAACTACAAGGTGTTACCATTACACCCAATGGTCAATTCTTCCGAACAACCGAACAAGGTTTCTTGCCTAAGATGTTGGAAGAAATGTATGAAGACCGCAAAAAGTTTAAGAAGCTGATGCTTTCCGCTAAACAGGAATATGAAAAAGAAACAGATGCCAATAAGAAGTATGAATTGAAAAAGAAGATTGCACGATATGACAATCTGCAACTTGCTAAAAAAGTTTCATTGAATTCAGCTTATGGTGCGATGGGTTCACAATACTTCCGATTTTATGATTTGCGTCTAGCACTTGGTGTTACTTCGGCAGGTCAACTTTCAATTCGTTGGATTGAAGAAAAGATTAATAAGTATATGAACGACTTGTTAAAAACGAATGGTGTAGATTATGTTATTGCCTCAGACACAGATTCAATTTATCTCCGTCTTGGTGAGTTGGTTGATAAAGTGTATTCAAAGAAAACGGATGTTAATCAACTTATCTCCTTCATGGACCGTGTCTGTGAAGATAAGATTCAACCATACATTGATAACTCTTATCAAGAACTTGCTACGTATGTCAACGCATATTCCCAAAAAATGCAAATGAAACGTGAAGGGTTGTCTAACAAAGGTATCTGGACAGCAAAGAAGCGGTACATTTTGAATGTATATAACAACGAAGGTGTTCAGTATGCCGAGCCTCAGATGAAAGTCATGGGTCTTGAAATGGTAAAGTCTTCTACTCCATCTTCCATTCGTGATAAGATGAAAGAAGTTATCAAGTTGATGGTAACTGGTACAGAAGACGATGTGCAAGAATTCATTGCCAACTTCCGCAAAGAGTTTAGAACATTGCCGATTGAAGAAATATCTTTTCCTCGTTCTGTCAATGGTTTGAAGACATACACAGACAAAGCGCAAATATATACTAAGGGTACACCGATTCATGTTAAGGGTGCGTTGCTGTATAATTACCTGTTGGATAAACATAACTTATCAAACAAGTACCCTAAGGTTCAAGAAGGTGAGAAATTAAAGTTTACATACCTGATTCAACCTAACCCAATCAACGATACGGTAATATCGTATCCAACACGCTTGCCAACTGAATTTGGACTTGACGAATACATTGATTATGAGTTACAATTTGAGAAAGCGTTTCTTGATCCAATCAAAATCATTCTTGATTGTATTGATTGGCAAGTTGAGAAAACAAGTTCACTGGCAGATTTTTTCTAAAGGATAATTATGAGTTTATTGGACAAAATTAAAAAGAATTCTACAATCAAAGATAGTGCAATTCTATCTAAATCAAAATTCTTTACTGAGAAAGACATGATACCAACATCCATTCCTATGGTGAATGTTGCTCTTTCAGGTAAATTAGAGGGCGGCCTAACTCCTGGTCTTACAATGTGGGCTGGTCCATCAAAGCACTTTAAGACTGCATTTAGTTTGTTGATGGCTAAATCTTACATGGACAAATACGATGAAGCAGTTCTTATCTTCTACGATTCAGAGTTTGGT